TTTTTATGAATATTGTTATGAGGTTGTAAGATGTGCTGGTCAATGATTATTTTTTAGTAGTAGTGTAAAGTTGTATATAATCACCTTAATTTTTCTCGCCGTATTTAAATCAAACGGAACAACAATTGAATTTTTCATATCTTTTCGTTTTTAATTGTTATAAAATAGGATGGGTTACTTACGCCCATCCCAGTTGTTTTGCAATACTTTCCATCTCGCTATACGCAATACGATGACACCCGGCTGTCAGTATATCGTTTTCATACCGGTTTATACTCCACTTATTGCCATTCACATCCTCTACCAGGCCATGCCGGAACTGGCCTCCCCGGTGCAACAGCGACACCACCTGCCACATCCTTCTGGCTTCTTCTATCCCAATTTTTATTTGTTTGCTTGTTTCAATAATTCCTTCTTTTATACGCATCCAAGCATTTACGTCAGCAATATCAATAAAATAATATGAATGCAAGAAATTAAGTTCTCCTGACTTCCATTTTTCTAATCTTTCATAAAAATCCTTACGAAATTTGTCTAATTCTTCTTCCCTTGCCCTACGCTTTTTTTCCTGTTTTGTTTCTATATTTACTCTATGTCTTTCAGCTCTTTCCCAATATTTCAACCAAGTTCCTTCACCACAAACTTCATCTACAATCACATTAACGGTTCCAAGGACTTCCAGTGCTTGATGATTCAACAATATCTGGAAAATACGTTTCAATTCACGGGCATGTTCACGTTTAATCTTATCTGATTTCCGTGATAATTCATGGTTAGTTCCAAGCCATTCGTTTGCGCTCTTTTTAAGAAGACTCTTGGGAGTCCCCATATCGAAAAACTCAATATAATCCATCAGATTTTTAAACGTTCCCCAAATATCTCGATAGGACAATTCGGCTTTTGCTTTTTTGTATTTTTCAATAGCATCTTTAATGGATTCCAACATATTGGTAACAAAGAGCATGTTGCCGATACAATATGATATATTACATTCAACATAGAATACCTTTGAGCCAGTTGGTATTGCTTCACGAACATAATATTGATGCTTGCTTGTAGTAGAAGAATAATATGTATCATTAATCAAATACGCCTTTTCTCCACGCTTGTTTCGCGCGATTCTTCCAACCTCGAAATGTCTTCCATAGGAGTAAATACTTTCTCCTTCAAAATAGAAGTTACTACCATTTGCAGATTCTTGCTTTTCGTTTGCCCACAAGTGAGCGACCATTGAATTGTTCATATAAGTATCTTTTTAATTGTTTAACTTACCTCTATTATATGATTCTCTTTGTTCATATTTTTCAATACGTTCGGTTATCATATCGCAGAACACTTGCCCTTCTTTTTCGGAACCTCTGAAGTAACCAATCATCTTCATAATATTCCCGTTAAACTCATGGACAAACTTATTGTAATAATGCTCTCCCATAACTTTCCCGTATTTTTCCATGAACAAATTCTTGTCCAGTGATTCATCCTTAAAACAACGGTTGTAATCCCATCTTACGACACGAAACAGTGTTTCGAAATTCAATCTTTCCATATCCTGTATTTTATTTAAGCTCAAACTTGATACCTTCCGGCAACTGAGAGCGGTCCACCTTGTTCACAAAATCATCAAACTCTTCCTGTGTGATTTTTTTCTCCATAACTGTTCCAGTTGAAAGACAAAGTGTTCGTGTGAGGATAATATATAACATTATTAATTGGCAATCCATAATCAAACACACAGAGCATTATCTTCTTTTCTGCTTCTGCTTGTCTGATTTTCTTATCGTATCGCTCACAAATTTCAGCACGCTTTTTCAACATCTTTGCCTTATGAGCCTCTTCCCTACGTTTTTCGATACTTTCTGCGGAATAATACCCAGCTTTAATGCGCTCTTCAACAAGCAAACGTTCCTCGTCCGTTAATGTCAAAGTAAACCTTTCCTTTTCCGGCATATACGGATTTACCCATTTCTTGCCACACAATTTTTCAAGTTCCGCAATAAGTTCTTCTGATTCTCTTTTCCATCTATCTACGATTCCAAGACTGAAAAGCAGATACTTGAAATACATCTTATCCTCAGAGGCTTTATATAATTCTACGCATTCTTGTTCTGATATACGCAAATACTCCATTGCCACAGACATACCACTTCTTCTAACGTGATATATGCCATTTTCCACCGGATACATAGGAGCACCATAATGGTTACAAAGATGCAACGATATGAATTTTGCCAATTCCGGAAAATGTTTTGCAACTTCATCATGGCAGCAGCCTCCTAAGTAATCCTCATATTTTCCATGCTTGTTTTTCCAGTCAACGTCGGCTGTTATGCTCCAGTCGCATATGTTATTTTTGCAGTCATCATCCAAAGAGATTCTAACTGTTATTCTATAATCTTCTTCATTTTCTGTAAAGAATTTTGTACCTGAATAAAACAGTTTGTTTGTAGTTTCCATATTATTTTAGTTTAATCATTACACTTATGAAAAATAAAATCTGCACACTCTCCGGGAAGTGTTCCTGCGTCATTACAACGGTAAAACCCTTGTGTTTCCAAATCTACATCTACCGGATAACCTTCTGCTGCTTCCAAGAAGCGTTGGATTTCCTCACATTCTTCATCTGTTAATCCAGTGTAATCATCATTGATTAACGGGCAAGCCCAATAAGAGGGCAACCTGTATCTTATTACTTTTATGCTCATAGTTTTATTAATCTACAGTTACTATCTTCAAATACCGGAACCTTCCCTTGTTCTCTAAAATAAGCAGTGGCCACCTTGAAAGCATAAAGCGGATTTACTTTCTGGATTTCTTGTTGTGATTTATAGAAAGATAGCGGCTTACATACATAGAAATTTTCATTGCCAAGACTCCCAAAAAGCCAATCCATACTACCTTCATCACAATTAGTGCCACCCAGTATTATTAAATCACATCCGGTCTTCCGGGTTCCCAAAATAAATGCCTTGTTCTTATTCTCTGGCTGCATAAATATCTCCTTGTCGATTTTAAACCAGTCGCTCTGGCGACTCTCCACATCCCGGCGAACTATTTCGTCAATTTCAAGTGCATATTCTTCTTGTGTTTTCATAAGATATGTTATTAAATGTAGTTATATAATTTCTGGATAAAATCACTCATGGCATCAGCATACACAACCTATTCTTCTAAGCCATTCTCTATCATGACTTCCTTTATCAATTCATCTGTCTCCTCGTAACATCCCCAGCAAGAATCAACCTCTTCCCATTCTTCGCAATCTTCATCCTCTCTTGATTCGTCTTTGTATTTCTTGGTAAATGCTACCTTCTTTTCAAGAACGTACCCTTTTACATCTCCCCACATCCACATACCTATGGACTTTACTTCATTATCTATAATTTTGGCACAATCTTCTTTCCAATCTCCTTCTTTGTTGCAGACTTCATTATCATATTTTTCTTTTGTAACGTATGCTATCCCTTTTATATAATCACCTTGACTATAACCCCTTGTTGACCACTCTATAGCTACCACATCTTTTCCATATTTGGATATGATATCTAACAGGTCTTCATCATCCAGATCCTCTATTAATTCTCCTCTGTAATCAAAGTCCTTCAAATCACCTGGTAAAAACTCTTGACCTATATATGGACTTGTCTTATGCTTCAACTCCCATACATTGCTACCTCTGTTGTATGTGAATGAGATCCCATTCGCTTCCCCTTTCTTTAAATATTTTACAATATCTTTCTGTTTTATATGCTTCATTACAATAGCATCAATAACATCTCTAAGATCATGCTTGTTATCGTAGAAGAAAGTTTTCCAATTGCATTCATCATGCAATCGATGCATATCAGAGTATTCAAAAAAGAATGACCCAAACAAACCCCAATTAGTTATAGGGCATTCTGAATCATGGCAATAATACACTTTAATGCGATAATCGCCTACTTCTTTTGTTGTAATAAGATCGTCTTCCATGTCTTTATATTTTAAATAGTTCTTAATTTTTCTGCTGCTGTCATAATATTAATCTGTTATTCTGTAATAATAATCAAGCTCTTCTCCCTTAAAGTTATTCATGGCATACTCGTCAGCTTCTCGCCACAACCGGTCATACAGTGCAGCCAGTTCACGATTGCTGTCATAATGCTGCCAGATTTTATGATTCAATACGAGCGTTAATTCCGTGAAAAACTTATAATCATCTTTCCATTCACTGAATGCACGTTTGTAGGTATCTTTGACACCTGCTATACCATACTTGTCGGCTATGCTGAAATCATCCCAAAAGGTAGTCACCGAATCATAGCCTATTTCTTCCATAAATTCTTTGAATGTCATAAACTATTATTTTAGGTATATGATTGCCTTATCTTATTAATAACCTCTTCCTTAAATTCGTAATACTTATATATACGACCTTTGTAGTCAGCTATCATTTCTTCAATCTTGCTTTTGGATGCCCATAGCCCGCAATACACATAGCAATCCGATAATCTATCTACTGAAGAAACACCAATCAACATCATTTTAGAAAATGGATTTCCCTCTTTTTCCAATTCTTCTCTCGCTCTGTCTGTCACCGCATCCCACCATTGCCCTTCACACTTCTCTATCTCCCCGTTGTTAAGTACGATATCGAACTTTCTACCTCCGAAAGCTTCTCTTCTCTCATTTCTCTTTGCAAGGAAATCATAGAATACACCTCCTATCCTTCCAATAATGGTATCATCTCCGTACTTTGTGCTAATTTTATCAGGCATTTCGTCGAAGACGAGGTACTTATAGTCTCCTGATTCAACTACGTATAATAAATTCATGATCTATTCCTTTAGATGTAAGTTATGCCGCCAACCTTAATCTGCATTATATCGTTTTCAAGCATAATGAAATTATTTTGTTTTATGGATCCAAATATCAATCCATATACACTTACCGTATTAAACAGCCTAACAGTGTGAAAATCTTCATTTAGCTTTACTCTGTTTTTATCCCAATATCCCAAATCGTTGATAGTTATAGGGAATCCTCCTATGTTGTTATACCTGTAGTAATTGTTTTTATTGAAAACTATTTTCTTTATTAATAGGTTCCCGACGCTTTTCATGTTGAATCCGGACAACTCTATCTGTTCTGAAATATAATTAATCAAATTATTATGATACGTGTTTGGCTTATCTTCTCTCTTGTCAATGATTTTCTTCCATTTCTTCGTTAGTGGAACCCTAATATCCATATATGTATTAAATACTACTATGGTGGGACATTCTTCTTCAAACTTAGTTAAATCTTCTACTCTCATAATTATCAAACTTTTGCATTATCATACAATTCTCTTGTATATGGACTGTATATTGTTCCAGATTCTACTGCCCCTGGCTCTACGGCCATCAATCCTACACCTACCTCATAATACAATTCAAGGTCTATTGGCATCATCGCCTCCTTCTTTGCTTCTTCTTCGCTTAAGCCGGAAAGCATCAAACATTCTACTTTGTTTGCATATGCAATAGGAAACCTCTCTGGATCTAATCTTACTGAAATTATTTCAGCATCCTCTGCACTATTAAGAACTAACTTATTTTTCATATTTATATTGTTTTCGCTGTTCACTATCTGATTAATATATGGGCCTGGCCACAAACAGCCAGGCTGACCTCATGCCAGGGCGGGCTCCGCCTTACTCTGGCTGTTCCACCCACTCCCTGTATCCCACGTTAAAACCAATAGGATCATACCTTTTGATCATAGTGCCATAATTCTCTCTACCGCAATACCTGTTCTTTCCTCCAATGATCCATGCCTCATCGTCTCTATCTGGAGATATTGAGTTAAGATACTTCTCATAATCTTTTCTACTCTTTCCCATCTTTGTCTTGATTTAAGCAATAGTTAATAAAATAAGCAACCTGTTCATTTTCCCCTGGATTGCTATAATCATAAAAAGTCATATCAGTATAATCCAGCATGACTACACGAAAATCGTTTTTTTGACATACACTTCCGTTAAATACATAGAATTTCCATCAATTTCTATTATCACTGGAAACTGATCATCAAAGTCAAACACGTTATTAGCTTCTTGCCATTCTTTAAACTCTTTAAATTTTAGCTTTACGCTTCCACCGTTCTCCGTTAATGCTTCTTTGATGTACTTTAATCTTTTTGCATTCAGATTGACCTCCGCTTCTTCTATTTCTTTATACAATTTATTTAGATCCATATTCCATTATATTTATGTTGTCAAATTTTTCTTTTATAATATCCAAGACACCATACTCGTTTGTTATCATAGCATGCTTTCCCGGCTTCATTCCTTTATTCTACTTATTTTTAAATTGTTGTTCTTACAGTATTCCTTTAGCCAACTATCCGTTAAATAGCGATTGACTCTATCATATTTCTTTTTCGGACCCTTGCTCCAGAATTTCCATTCGTTTGTAATATCGTTCCCATATTTATCAAACCAATAGATATAATATACTACGTTACCGTATAAATCCACTTTGTTTCTCTCCTGTATGATTACCTCGTAAGGCATTTCCTTGTCTCTTTTCTCCATCTTTATCCTCCTTTCTTAAAAAAACGACACCTATCTTCACAGACCAGTGCCGGCAACTAACTTACATGGAAAACTACTTAACCTCAACTAATTCTACAGAGTTGTAGAATTTAGTGAAGCTACCAACAAATTCTCTTATGTTTTTATATTCTTCTGGTCGTTTTCTGTTACCGTCTTTTATATAATTTACCCACAGTCTATCCTCTATGCTCTTAATCGCATTCTCTATAGTAAATTCGTCGCTGACACACATTAAGCACGAAGACCCGGTTTTCTTATGCGGTTTATACACCCTTGAAAAAGACCACATTTTTATCCTGTCGTATATATATCCGTTGTTGGGATAAACGAATCCTATTCGGCTGTCACCTTCTTTGGCGTAAAATGCACCCGGCTCCTTTCCTCCCTTTCTATATACTACAAATCCTTTTTCTTTTAGGATCTTAACCACTTTATCTAATTTATTTTCTACGTTCATTTTCATGCAAAAATTTAAAAACGACCCTCATTATATCTCCAAAGTTCTCCACCTTAACCCACTCATGAGCTACTGCTCTAAGTACGGATGTTTCGTATGTTGGAATATTATCTTCTTCAACCACCTTACAGGAAGCCAGAACTCCTTCGGTCGGCTTTAGCCCACGGTCATGCAGCTCGCAGAGACCGTCTGGCCGGCGGAATGCGCACCACCCGTCTTTCTCTGTCGGCTGGATCATCGCTATTGGTTTTTCTTTCACTGCAAGATACCCTACCATCCACATTGTTTCTTTTAACCTGTCAGCGTATCCGGCATCTATGATAGCCTCTATATCTTTTGGCGTACCAATACAAGGAACCTCACACATGTTCTTGCATATATCACATGTACAAGGTTGCTCCCATCTGTTATGATCTACGCCTACCAACTTCTTTATCCGTTCTACTTCTTCTTTCATATTATACTATCTCTGTTAGTTTTTCATAATACAACTTCATTTCCGGTGAAGCATATTCCATGAATGCTTCGAATAAGTGGGGTACCTCTATTATCATATTCACATTACAACCTTCTGCCTGTGAAAGCGATTCAAGATCATTACTGTATGAACATGTTACATAAGCTCCTACATTAAACACATGTAAATCTAATCTTACATATTCCATACATAAATCTAACGCTTTAAACAAGTTCTCTACCTCAATCTCCTGAAATAGGTCTATAAACATCCTTAAATCCATTATTTTACCACCCTTTCCACGTGTTTAATTAATACTACTGCCATCCCCTTACCGGTTTTTATCGCACATTCCGATCCTTTTATCCATTCTACACATCCTACATACTTTTCCGTAGCATGAAATCCTGGATTGTATTTTCCAGATGTACTGAACTCTACCGTATCCCCTACCTTCAGATCATCAAAAGCAATAGACCATGTGGTCCAAATTCTATCATGTCTCCCAGGCTGAATGGCTCCGATTACGCCTTTTTTACGACCGTTTTTTATCGCTCTTAGTATTATCTTTCTATCACCTTCGATAAGGCTGCAAAAGCGCCCGTAAAAGGTTAAATCAACCTGTTTTTCTCCTATTTCTTCTCTTATTTTTGTTATTCTGTTCATTTTCTGATTTTGTTTTATTTTTTTCTTTGTTTTTTCTATCTTCTATAGAAGATGATAATAACATTATCTTTTCTATGTTACTTTTTGACTGTAAAAAAGAATCGCATTTCATTACTACTACCACCTTCTTAAGTTCCCCATTATCGTATAGCGATACACGCATCATGTTTTGCGCCTCGTCCACTATCAGACCTGGAGTAGTCTTAGCCATTTTACGTAGCTTGTTATACTCCGGTCTTTCCATTTCCTCTGTTTATTACTCTATAGTATTTATCCTTATCCCCTTCTTTTAACTTCTCCAGATAGAAAATTCCATCATGTAAATGAGACAAACAAAATCTGTATCCGTATTTCTGTACTCTTCTTACATGATCCCGCAGTCTTATCTCTTCACTTTTGTCTTGTACTTTGATCTTAATACTGTCTCCTTCTTTGATTGTGTATAAAATAGTTTGAATCTCTTCTTTTTTCATCTTATAAAATATTTTAACGGCAGCACCTATACTCACGCACCACTACTGCCTTATGTTTAACAATTAAATACTTAACTCTTCAATGGTCAAGCCTTTTTCTTTTGCCCACTTTAGCATTGCGCATAATTCTGTTTCTGACTTATATTTCGGATCACGCCACGCCCATCCGAATTTATCCAGGACATGATGATATAATTCGTCGGCCTTTGCCGTGTAAATGTCTTTGAATAAATGCTCCGAACCTTCCGGTATAAGCATCTCTGTTGTTGCAAAATCAGAATATGATAAACATTCGTAAGCATGTACTGTTATTTCACTCCACGCTTCTCCGGCTTTAAATCCAAATTCTTTTACAAAAGCCAAAGTTAGATACATATTTAATAATATTGTTACATCATATTCCGAATCCGACTTTCTTTCTATTATTTCTTTTTCAAATTCCTTTAAATCTTCAGGCCCTAAAAAGATGTATCCTGATACCGACCGGTAATTAGCCTCCGCATACTTCTTGCATTTATCATCATTGACAATCTTACTAATGTTAGATAACATCTTTTGCCTCCATTCATCACAAAACTCTACCTCTACGTTCATCCAATCAGTACCATAATTATATTCTTTCGGATATCCGACCGATGTTACCTTTATACTATTCACGCCATATCCGTAAAGGCGTTCACTTACCTCATTCGCCCATTCCTGTACAAAAGGAATAAACTTATTGTAATAAGAATCAAAATCAAAATCCGATTCCTCCTCATATTCTGGCATCTCTTCATAATCCTGTTCAAAGAAATGACGAGGATCTGCTATTGTTTCGTAGAAACTTACGTTAATGAAACAAAACTCGTTGGTTGTCGTTTTTAATATCATAACTTTTTGTATTTACGTACATTTTTCTTGCCATAGAATCTACACATGGCACGAATCTGACTATAAAATACTTTTGTCCTCCTGGCCTCAAAGTATTTAAACATTTCTTCATTCTTTGTTTCCCAAACGTAATCCGTTTGGGAACTCATGCGATCTTTCTCCTTGCGTGAATAATGGTAATATGATACCACAACACGTTTCATACCATTCTTTACAGGTACGATATTTACGTCTATACTATTCTCTGTCATATTATTATTGTTTTATGCATTATACAAATACAAAGAGCGCATACCTTCACAGGCCGGCGCTCCTTTCAATAAAAATGAAAAAACTAATATTACATAAACATATTGTTTTCTACTCTTTATTACAATACTTTTGTTCCGCAATTATTATATCTTCCGTACTCTTTTTTCGTATCATTCAAGATTTCAAAAACCATCTTCTTGTGATCTTCGTTTGGTAACCTATCCTTAACAGCCGATATTACGCCCGCTATAGACGTAAAGCCTGAATCTGTTATTGAACACAGCAACACGCCTCTGTCGGCTCCGGTGCTTATTGCTGACGCCTTTATAATATCATTCTTATATATTCTCATAACTTTTTTGTTTTATTGTTTGTGAGATGCCCAGAATCGAACCAGGACCGGCACATACGCACCGGCACGCCGCGTCATCCCCTCTATGATGCAGAAATAGGCATGCCTATCCTCACGAACCGACATGCCAAAACCCAAAACTTAATTTGATGAATAAAATAGATTAACAAAAATACTATTCTAATTCTTTTATAATATCTTTCACAATATTCAGCCTTACCTCCTTCGTTTCTGGACTAAGACAACCAAACCACCCATAAAACGTTCTTGTTTCCTCTGGTTCTGTGGCCATACTTATCTTCTCCTCCAATTCCGGGAAATATATTCTCACCATTTCGTCTGAACGAAACTCATAGATATTTTTATGTGTTTTGAAATACATAAACACTACATTTCTTAACGCAACACATATGTATTCCCCATCCTCTAACCTATCAATCATCTCATATACCTTTTTCCATATGAATAATCGCTCTTCTTTTGTAAACATATCTTTCTTTATTTTTGTGGTATTATTTGACTGTACGCAGACTTTTCCATGTACACAATACTATGCTCCTGTCCAAGTATTTTCTTTGCTGCTTCTTTCTTTATCGCGCAATATCTCCCTGTACGATACGGATTCTTTTGATCTGATCCATCCTCAACTTCGATAATAAAACAACCTCCGTCATCTATTATCTTTTTGCAATTGTCACATATTTCTCCCGTGCATATATGATGCGGCGCCTGCCCTTTGATGTTATTCCCTAATAAAGCAATCCCCATCTCTTCACCGCATACTATGCATAGTTCTATGGATGGATTCAACCCATGCTCTGGATGCAATACAATACCGTCTTTCATTTTCTATCCTCCTTCATTAATTCTATTATAAACTTTTTATCTTGTTCCCACAATGGCAGCCCTTCTTTTACTGTGTATGCCACTGTTTCCCTCTCTCCTATTAATCGCACAGCAATCTCTCTTGCTTTCAAGTCATCCTCCTCATGCGATTTATTTATTAAATCATAGGCACATGATTCCACCTTTTGCCTTTCGATTATTATCGAACCCATTAACTCGCTTATATACGATCCTAAAAACGATAAGACATTAATAGCTTTCCCAATATCATTTGAAATAGCACTTGCTAAATACATCTTATCCATATACTCCGGCAAAGCCTCGTATGCCGTTTCTATGTTTTTATACTGATTTTCGTTTACCTCCCTTTTAATCAGTTCTTCAAATTCTTCTTTTAACATGTTCTTCCCTATTTTAATGTTGTGTGAGATCGCCGGAATCGAACCAGCCTACCGCACCATGAATCCCATAAAGCAAATGCTCCGATCTTCGCAGATGGGAGCATTCTGTCTAAAGCATAAGAAAATTAATGAAGAAAATTTTTCTCACTTACGCCATAGCATCTAAAATAGCTATCAACACTATTTCTATGACAAGCATAATAGAGAATGTCTTAAATATCTTTTTCATATCTCCTCCTTTTTTATCTGTTCTTTTCACGTTCCACAATAAACTGTTCCGGATCTGCTCCGACCTACGCTCCACCTACAACCGCAGGCCTTAGCCCAAGGCGCCGCCTACTCCCCCTCTATGGCAGCCTGTTCGTACCTACAAATCCAATCTCCATCTACACAACTATCACTACGCGATAACAAACATTTATCCTTATAACAATCATAAAAAATACACCTATCACAACTGTAATCCTTAACGTCTACACAGCTAACTACCTTAGCATATACTATACCATCACTGCCTTCTATTCCTTTCACCCCAAAAATAGAACCTTCTACTTCTTTACTCAAATCTAAATCGGGTGCAAAATCATATACGTTCATACCATCCATATTTTAATTGTTAAACATTCCGATTACCACTAATCTATAGAATATAGTTTTCAACTCTCAACCTATTGAATTTTGTAGAATAAACTCACATTATGCTGTTTTAAAGCACTGTAATCCTTAATTTTGTGGGAAAACCCTACATAATGTTGTTTTAAAACGCTTATCTATTGAATTTTGTTGGTAGGGAGTGCCCTCCCTCTCCCCCTCTCCAACTCCCGCTAATCCTCCGGCTTTCCGCATAGAACCCACGCTCTACCGCCTCACTACCGGCATACGGAGAGCGCTACAAGCTTATACTCTGGCATGGAGTATGGGGGATTTGGAGATAATATCATTCCATAGAGAGAATAGAGAGTCTTCAACCCACGCCCTACCGCCTGCTCCTCCTATCAAGATAGATATTTAAGCCTATAATCAAAGCCAACAAAGAAAAGCAAAAGACCATTACAATATTATACTGATCCGGTCCGTACTCCAACATAGAACGAATACCAACCGACAGAAAATACAAGTCAGCTACTAATAAAAACCACCACATAAAATAAAAAAAATTACAATAAGTATGTCCGAAAATACGGGGATTATAAAACATAACTAATTGATAATCAAGCATACCTAATTTTTAAGAAAAATACAATAAGCCCAATTTTCAACCCATAGAGACGAAAAAGGCGGCATCCTGTACCCTATTTTGGGTCATAAAACCGCCTAAAGTTTCGTTTTAGACCAATTTTAACGACATGATATAGACAAAATACCGGCATTATATCCAAACTATCCTATTTTAGTTTCGTTTTAGACCAATATGGCACACATCCGCCGTTCACTCTCAGAATACCTACCCGTAAATAGAAAGAGTAGGATACGAAAATAGGGCTGCTCCGACGTTCGGAACAACCCTACTCCTATTTAAATGCTGTTTATGTTTTCCTTGACGTATGTTCGTGATGTATGAACTTTACGCTTGCATTTGTCCTTTCCTGTATCGGAATGATACGCTTCTTTGAGATCACGATACAACATAAATTCACGATACGCTCTTTTCCGCTTTTCTTTAGCTTCTTTCCTGGACAGACCGCGGACGTCTACCATATGAGATTTAAATTTCCTTTCCATTTTCTTTATGCTTTAATTATGATTAACTCCATCTATTAAGTGCTTCAATATAGAAACCCTCCGCCTCTTTGTACTCACTTTCGCTCAATGTTTCCACCGTCTCGATATAGTTACGCAATGTTATTTTTACGCAACTGTTTTTAGATTTATTGAACGCTTCAATTAAAGCGTTGATCATTGCTTTCTTTTCCATGCTATTATATTATTTATTATTTAGAGGTTGCTCCGGAATCGAACCGGACGCGCATTCCTATCTTATAGAGATTTTATGCTACAACCAACAGCCCGTAATTAGTACGTAGTTCTTGCGTACAGGCTCGTACTATGTTGTTATTATATTTTCCGTCTGCTACACTATTTCGCCACACATAACGGCATAGTGTCCTTGCGTTTTGATACGACACGTCCCTACATGGTAGGCTACATGCTTGTACCCTGTAATTTAATCTACAGCCTTGTTCTATTTTTTCGTGTAAGCAAGTAAGACACGTTTCGATCTGGAGATAAACCTCGTACAACGGCATGTTTTCCAAACTGTACTCACATACCTAACATAAACTATACCTATTCGGATAGTCCACGCAGTAATACCAGCCCTTTAATTGCCAACGGCAAGGGCAACGGTATATCTATCTCCAATATGTAAAATAACTCTCTGCTTGTCAGCTTCAGTCTAAAGCATACGCGGGACGTGCACCCACTGACAATGGCGTACAGGCGCGTTAAGGTACGCGCCGAATCTTTGGAGAGCTTAACGGCGCTCTCCGTGCCTTGTTACTGTTGGTTGCTTTCGTGTGCAAGGTATTCACTTACACACTTTGCCACAGTGCGAATAGAATAAGATTTGATCTTAATAGCCACATAAGTAGCTTTATACTCGTCGTTTTCTTTTATCAACCATTTAGTGCTTTTTTTGGTCTCCAATGATTCGGCAGTAGTAAAACCAAATGATTTATATTCGCTACCGTAAACCACATTATCAGCGCACCAATCAGCCGTTTTAGCCTCAACTCCTTTCTCTTTGTCTGCATTGGTATCCTTATACACTTTAGAGTATAAAGCAAATTTAACAAATGTATCGTCAACTTTCGGTAACATTTGGCTACACACGGCTACCAGGCGTTTTTTATCCTTTGCGAGCGTTGCAACCTTTACAGCATATTCGGCTGGTATTTCCAAGGCCTTGCAAATAGACTTAAGATCAGCTCCATTATCAAATAAAGCGTTGTATAACTTTACGGCACCTACCAAATTTGCAGCATTTTCTTTGATAACAGCGTTCTGTAGCTTGTTAATGTTTTTTTTTGTAATCATAACATTATGTATTTATTTGTTAAACAAGTGATATTCAATTCAATAGCCCACAACGCAAGCTATTAACAGATACAGATATAGCGTTATCCAACGGATACACTATATAGGTTCATCATGTCAGCAATGTGTTATCGCTTTAACACATTGCAAATATACTACTTTTATTGTTACTACAAATATATATGCTATCTTTTTTTTGTTAACTTGTATTAATTTCGATTCTATCATCTGATTATCAGCAATTTACAAAACATACAAGAGCGGTATTATACGCGTACATTAATATGTAGGATATATGCTTATTTAAGTGGCTTATAATCAATATGTTATAATAATACATTGATTATCAATAATTTAAATAAGTGATTGATAATCAGCGAGTTTTTAGGTTTGAGGTAAAAACGCGTTTCCGGTTTTCCAGCGAAGGGGGTGTGGGGGAGAAAACGCGTTTCGGGGGCGGGAGGTTCGTGATAGGTACCCCCTCTCTCCCATTACACAAACCTTTTTTATCTCTTCCTTATTACACAAACCTTTTTTATCTCTTCCTTATCACATAAACCTTTTTCATCTCTCACACCACATATGCCCTTCAGCATCATTTCCATTCCTCACACAAACATTATCTCACCCACCTCTTCCAGCTCAACACAAAAAAATAGGATTGATGGCAACCAATCCTATTTAAAACACTACCTCATTGATTTATTTAATTGAAGTAAGTTTGTGGTTTTCAAGGAAGTACTTAAACTGGTCACTTGATACGTCTATAACGAATCCAGCAGCACCAGCATGTCCTCCACCACCAAATCTCTTACTTACCTCACAGCAATCTGCACTGTCTTCTACGCATTCATAAAGAGAGAACCGGACTTTACCACCTGGCATAATACAAAATGGCATCAGGGCTTTAATTTTTCTACCATCTAACCAGTCAGGTGTAAGAGAATCAAATACTTTGGAACTAAATTCTGTAGTATTCATCGCCACGACCTTAACCTCGTCTACGTAAGCTTCGAACGAGCACGCACTTACCTCTTGTTCGTTTTTGCCGGCCATGTAGTTAATTATAGCACGTCCTTCTTTAGCGAGATCATAAAAAATAAGATCAATTTCATTATCCTTCATATTTTCTTTAAAATGGTCATACAAATACGACAATGCTATTAATACATTCAATCTCATTTTTGATCTCAAGGCATACTGGACAGCTACTACCGTATCCCAGCCTAATTCAGATTCTTTATTCCACACATCGTAGTCTGATAAGCACCGGACGATCGCCGGCACCTTCCCCATCAGCAGGTCCGAGGCCAGTGCGCACGCACCGGTACCGACTCTTCTCAACCCTGGAACTACGAACCCCCATGTCTTACTATCTTCGATAATTCCCTTATGATGATCTATCCACATCAGGCTCTTTCCTTCATCAAGCCACTCTTTGAAAACAGTTTTAGAATCGGCTCCGAAAGACACGTCAAGAACATAAACAACATCTAAATCACGCACTTTGTCAACAACTTTCTTAACATCATCTTCATACGAATACGGGATATAAATAACATCCTTGTTTTTACTGTTTTCGTACATGGTTGCGATGGCTGCCGACACAACGCCATCTAAATCCGATTTATGATAAACTATCGCCGTTTTATTCACCTTCATAATATTGCACATAACTACCTAAAATTATTTACCAACAAACTGAATAACGTCCATATAGTCAATGCCGGCATTCTCAGCACATACCTTATCCGAATCAGAGAACTGCCCTGGCAGACCACTGGCGTCCCCGACCATCAACGAACATCCCTTAAGTTGACTGAAGTCCATACCTGGCATTATCGTATCTTTACATTTCATAAGAATATCATCAATCATGCCCGTGTTAGGCTTCCTCATCGGATCTTGTTTGTCATTGGAATAACACAACCTTTTTTCATATAGGACGCCTCTTATGCCTCTCTTTGCCGCCAGATCATGTACGGATCTCAGTATGTATTCTATCTTAGCTTCAATATCAGCTCCAGAAACAAACCCAGCTTCTACTCCTCCTTGATTGCTTACGATAGCAAATACCTTAACACCGTTCTCCTGCATGAGGTCAAGAGCCTTATTCACCACATCCATCTTAATCCTCATATCTGTCAAGTCTGTAGCGAACGTATTCCCAGAAGCGGTTTCTATAAGCGTCCCGTCAAAATCGAATAGCAGTATTCTTTTGTTTTTAATATCCAAATCTTTCATCATTTTTCACTCCTACTCTTTTTTATTACCCTAAACTGAAGACAGAATAGATTACTGTCTTCTTTTATAATATCATACACAGCATAAGAATTTTCTCCTATATCCCATCCAAGATAATCGAGCAGGTCTTTTAAGTAAATCCTCTTGTATTTTACACCAAGATTATTTACCTTAAACGATCTCTCGTCCTCAACATCAGAAGCAGCCAGATAAAAGACCGTATTTTCAACTCCTTCAAATATCTTCCCTTCTTCTAAGCCGATAACAACCGCATCCGTTACCCCCATCCAATTCAAATTATCGACAGAGATAGTCATTATCTTACTTTTGCTGATTGACAACTTCCGGATCTTGCTTTCTTTAGTTTTAGATCCTAAAAAATCCTTACTGTTAAAAAAATCTACTTTCATGGTTATAATGTTTTATATTGATGTTGCAAATATACATAATAAATAATCAACAAAGAAATAAATAGGATTAAAACATGATAAAAAAACCATAGCACTACGTATTTAATAAAAATAAATCAATGACGTAAGAGAATAAAAATAATCATATATTTGTCGGTATCTTAATCAATTAAAAATAAATGTCGTGGCAGAAATGAAAATAGGTTTTGTAACCTTCAATCCGGGATCAGGTGATGGTGATCAGGCGGTTACCGTATCAGGTGAAAAATACGAAGGTCGTGTACAACGCACGCAACAAGTAGAATTTGGTGCCGAATCAGGGGGTGTTAAGAAAAGTGCTACCATCAACCAATCTCCGGTAGCTGAGTTCGTAAAAATAGATCCTACTGCATCTGTAGGGAAAGAAGGTGGCACTGTAACAATCAACGGTACAAGTAACTCAACTAAATTAACGTTCTCCTTAACTCCAGACGAGACTCATCCTCTGACGCTGGAAATACCAGCCTCCTATCAGGCAGCAGGCAAGGCTACTAACAACAGCGCTGTTATTGCCGACGACCCTGGTGCAACAGGAGCCTTTGCTTTCAGTATCGTATTCTCCGATATTGCTGCGAACACTGATGTAAACGATCTGGTAAATACTCTTAAGGTGACGGCCGCCGGTGGTCAGACGGCTAATACGGTTATTACCCAGACAGCAGGTGATCCGCTCTTGGAAATAGACAAGGAGGTAATTAACTTGGATGCAAACGGTACTCCTCAGACTATCAACGTTAATGCAAACATCAAGTGGACTATCACGCAAGCTGTTTCTAAGTTGGTAAGGAAAGTAATGAAATAACAATTACTTACAGAAAAAGAAAAGGGACGTCTATTTGGCGTCCCTTTTTTCTATGCATTGTATGTAGTATTTATCTTTTTGCCTACTGACAAAAATCTTTTTAAAAATCATCTGTTTTATGATATGGACTCTTTTCCCGTCATCTAATTCCCTCCATATTTCATTAAAGATCAAATCTATTAATTCCATGACCTTCTTATCAGAGACAAGATTCTTTCTACCGGGGCTGACCCATCCATCATCAGTCATCTTACTGGCTATTTTATTAGCTATCCTGCTTAATTCACGTGGGGTGCTCATTTTAATACGTTTTTAAATATTCTACCTTTTTCACACTGAAGTATGCAGTCTCTCATGGGATGATCTTGTTCATGATCGTCACACATCGGAAATTCTTTTCCATAGGGAAAAGCGATGTGCGGGCACTGTGCCCTGAACGCATCCCAGGCCGACTTCCTTACAGCCTCAGCTCCGGCACGCACGCCCTTCTCTCTTTCCTTGGCCGGGTCCGCATACACGTTTGAAATAGCTCTTTTCTTCCAAGTAAGCATATTGTAGTAAAACTTATCCACCAGTTTCCTACCCACTACATCAAACTTCTGTCTATGAATTAAAGGTGCGGCCTTAACGATGTTCTTCCTATTTTTACTAACATCGACATAAATCAGTCCAGCATAAGACGGAACTTCACTTACGTCAATCATGTTAGGCGGACAGGCGTAGTAGAAATAGTTTGGAGGATAACTTATGACACCACCTACCTTAATAATGCCGTCCTTAAGAACCTTATGTTTTTTATCTTTTTTGAAGTCGTTAAAGAAATCCTGCTTAGACATCTTGACCTCTACTTCATAAGCGTACAATGATCTTGTTATGGCCAGGAAGTCAGATTCCCAATCATATATATGAAGATTGTTAATAACATACATCGGATTACTTAACAGATCCCTATTAAGGATCTTAAGCATTTGTTGCTCTGGGTAGTTCATTTTTTATTTTTATAATTTAATGTTTGAGAATGACAATTAGGGCATAATATTTGCAAATTTTCTATCCTATTATCACTTTTTATACCATTTATATGGTGAAGCTGTAATGATATATCCTTTTCCATCCATTTTGAAATACCACATATGTCACATTTTCGCTCCTTTAATCCCTCTTTTATTAATCTTCTTCTAAGACAATCAGTATTTAAATAATTTGAATTTTCAACAAGTATCTCATTAAGCGGTCTATTTATCCTAAATATTGACAATTCTTTAGATTTATAAAAATGAGAGGTATCTATTTTAAAAATAATAAATTTATGATGTAACGTTTTTATATTTCCAGAATTAGGATACAATCCAAGAGCTCTACATACATCTGAATATGTATGAACATTCCTTACTATACCTTCAAGCAATTCTTTTGTATATAAAATTCTTCTCATGTTATATTAATTTAGAGGCCGATGGCGGGATCGAACCGCCATAAAAGGTTTTGCGGACCTCCGGCTAAACCATTCACCCAATCGGCCATATTGTAGCCCAACCGGGAGTCGAACCCGGAACTAAAGTTTAGGAAACTTTTGTTATATCCGTTTAACTACCAGGCTATTTAATGTTTGCTATGTTCACACACCACAAACACCGAGATAATTAACACTTTACACAAAATATGTACCGTTATCCAAGGAGGATTCGAACCTCCGCTAACAGAACCAAAATCTGTTGTGCTACCGCTACACCATTGGACAGTGGTCCCGGAGGGATTTGAACCCACGATCTTGCGGTTATGAGCCGCCTGCTTTCACCACTAAGCCACAGGACCTTAAAAATATGCAGGAGCCTTCACAGACGCCTGCATATAACAGCTAAATTTTTAACCAATAATTATCCTAAAAACTCTCTCAACGCAAAGTTGAGTACTAACCCATAATATGGCAAACATTAAAATATAAAAAGGATTAAAATACCTACTTCTTTTTTTTCTTCTTCTTTTTAGTGTCTTTTACTCGTTCAGCTTCGTTTTCGGGCTCCACAATGTCACCTGCTTCTTCCTGAATCACATCTGTATCAAGAAGCGTATTGTATTTAACTTCCTTATTTTTATCAAATTTCTCCGATTCTGCCACATCCTTATCTGACTCCTCATCTTTATCCAATTCCGGCTCAGCGACATTGTTTTTATCTTTCCCGATTATACCTATTTGGTAGCCTCTTAATTCTACTTGCATTAATTTCAGCTTCGATTCTAACTCTTGTATTGTTTTGGACCCAACCGAAACCTCGTTTTCCAAATCTCCGATTCTGATCCTGGCTTCAATCAATGCATTTGATTTCTTTTTTAATTCAGATGAGATACTGTTTTTCTTTTCTTCCAAGTTTCTGATTTTGTAATTAGCCTCATCAAGATCAGACCTGGCTTTGTCAAGATCGACATTGACAGCATCAAGTTCTTCCGTTTTCTTCTTGACGCTTTTTATCAACTTTTTCTGATTTTCCTTCAAGGCGTCAATCTTTTCCTTAGACTCAGAAAGATCTTTGCCAACAGATAAAATCTCTTTATCCTTTGAAGCGATATCTGACTTGAGTTCGGAAAGCCTTTCCTTGTAAGAAGCGGCCTTATCCTGCATTTCCTCAATTTCTTTTGCAAGATTTTCGGATTTAATAGCTTTCTCCCTGTACATTGACAGCTTGCTGTCTGTGATGAATGTAAAACCTAACATGCTCATTTTAAAAATATTTAAACATTACTTAACTCCAGAACTACCAAGACCTTTTTCTCCACGTTCATTCCCGTCTTCTACCTCAATATCTGTTACTTCTTCCAATACCATTTTGTATTGTGGAACGATTTCCATCTGAGCTATTCGATCGTTTTTGCGGATTACGGTCGGTTTTTTATTGATTTTAGTAAGATTAACCATATACTCTCCTTTGTAGATAAATTCGCATTTGCCAGGAGCGTTAGTAACTACCACTCCCTCATCAAAAGAGAATCCCGATCTTCCTTCCACATTCACACACCAACCTTCTGGTATATTCAACTTGAATCCTGTTCCGATTCTAACAGAATAACCTTGATATAAGGTAATTGATTCAAAATCGGAAGGAACATCTATTTCTACTCCCATGTCATTCATCATCTTCACTACTCTATATGCACGAATATCACAACAGGCATCACCATCATGTTTGTATTCAGGTGCCACGACATCAGGATACAGCTTCTTAATACCTACCTGAACAGTCTTCTGATACCCTGGAGTCAAATACGATTCAGGTATTTTATTAACGACCTTATCCTCTTTTTTATGTTTGTTGTTCTTTTCAGAAACAGTATCCTTCTTATTATCTTCTTTTTCATAAAGAAGTCTTTCAATATCTTCTAACTTATCCATAATCATATTTTTATAGTACAATAAACAATACCTTCTTTTTTTATGTCCTTCGTTGATTCATAGCACTCACGAAAAGTACTTATGTCTGCATCATTAGGATCATCGACCCACTCATCTCCTTGCTTATATTTTTCTCTGGTTTCTGAGTAGATCATACATAATTTATCCCCATGCTTCGCCATAATCCTTTCTTCTGTCACTTTCCTACGAAGTTTAATAAGGGGAAATCTTGTAACTATTTCTACTATCATTCTACACAATCTTTAAAAGCCCAAGAGATGTTATTCTCCTGGGCTGATGTTTATATTAAAATGGAAGGTCTTCTTCTTCCATAGGAGGGAAGTTCGGCATCTGTGCTTGCGGCTGCGTCTGATGCTGAGGCTTGGCACTCCTTGTAGCAGGCGCCGGGGCAGGTGCAGCAGGCTGAGCAGTCGGCTGTGGCGTATAAGCCGGTGCCTGATACTGTGCTGGCTGTTGAGCAGGTTGTTGGTAATTCTGATACGGAATAGCACTCGGAACAGACTGAGGTTGTTGAACCTGTTGAGGAGCAGCCGTCTGCTGGGTATAAGTCTGAGGAGCTGTAGGCTCTTGCTGAGTATTACTTCCTAAACCTAATTTAGCCATTATTCCAGCTCTTATGTCTTTAATAGAAGCATTGAACCTATTTGAATATTCAGTAATCTTCTGATAAGTAAAGTTGTTTTGAGCTGAATAATCAAGGCTTTTCTTACCATCAAATCCTGTAACCTCAACAGGATCAGGCCAGCCATTTACGCCCTTTTTATAAAAACGTTCAACAAGCTGATCTTTTTCTCCGTCTACTCCGGCATACGCGATAATAAGTTCCGAAGATCCAAACTCATCATCTTTCTTCTTCTTAAAGACATTGAAATAAATTTCACGACTGAAATCGATGTTTTCGTAGTATTTTACGAAGCTCTTAACAAAGCCCTTGATATTTCCTTTTTGATTAACGAGAGGTATGGAAATACAATAGTTTTCATTAAGCTCGTAATCTTTTAATACGATAAGGAAATTAGTAACAGTATTTCCATTAGAGAAAGTACTTGACTTTAACCCGATGTAGTTGATGTACCCAACTACTCCATTATAATACTCTTTCCAATATCCCGCCGGCTGACCGCTATTAGGATTTATGTGCTGAACAAAACCTTCTTTTGGTTCGTTACTTTTCTCATACAAGTTACCATCTGAATTAATATACAGATAATAAGTTGTACCAAAACTTCTGTTTTCTCTAAAAGCCATATTATTAATTGTTTATAGATTATACAATGTTTGATTTAAGACGTATGTTGATTCGTGTTTAGGATTGAATATCTTTATCATCTTATACTGATCAGACCAATCCATGACAGTATCTCCTTTTATAAGTGATTTTACGGAAGACAGTATATTTTCCTTACCGATAGAAAAATTAAAACACGGACCTTCGAGCGCATTCAAAGGCATTGATTCCATTATCTTTTTTCTATTTCCAAAATCCTCAGACATTACCGTTATACCGTTTTCTTCATCTACCTTGACATTAACAACATTATCCACCAAAGTCATGGAATTAAGAACCGATATAAGTAAATCCCGGTCAAACTTAACACTCGACGATTTTTCGAATTTGTTACATACGTATTCGTAGTTAGGATACTGTTGCTCTACGTTCATATCCGATATAATCACATTATCAAAGCATAAGAACGTCCTAACGCCATCTGTGGAAATACTGATCTCCGTATCTTTATCAGATAGAAAGCGGTACAATATAGAAGCCGCAACCTCGCTTAGCATAATCGACCTTTCTTCTGATGCATTAGCATACTCTTTCCTGTTTATAAACAGACGGAACATATCAGTAGAAACAATGTCAATATAGTCCTTCTTCACATTAAGAAGAATCGAGCATATAGCTGGTCTAAATTCATCCGATCCAACAAACGCAAAAGATCTTTTCATAGACTGAATGAAAGACGAACTCATAACACGAATACCGTCACCTACAGGATAAAAGAAATCGGGGAAAGCCTTATCCTCAATCCAAGTAGAAGAAAAAGATCCTCTATCGTATTTAAAAACGATACTGTAATCGTTTTTAATCTCTATCTCTATATCCTGGTTATGATTTTTAAAAAATGAAATAAGAGTCCCGGCATCTACTAAAAGAGAAAACTTCTGGTCACAAGAAATATCAGTATTCACATCGAAAATATCATCCGTATATGTTATACGTTCGTTCATGGCTTGTATCCGGATATGATCAAAATATAAAGTAATTTTTATATTCGATGTGACACAATCCTTTAAGACCTTATCAAACATCTTTGAAATATTTGAAAGTTTCTCATTCATTAGTATGCCAGGAACTCTTACTTTCATTTTTTTTTAAAACTTACGATTATGACTATCTAACACTGCAAATGTATTATTTTAAAACCTAATTACGAATTAATTGGATTTAAAATGATTTAAAATAGATTAAATACTTCTTCTTGCTGCTTCTGCTATAAGCATCGCGTCAACTATACCGTCATGGGCCGTCTTACATCTTTCGTTTTTAACGAACGTATCTGTCGGCCACAGCCTTTTAGCGCAAGCCAATGACGTTTTCTTAGTATTTACCTTACTGGCTTCCATGACCTTATCAGAATGCGTCCAAACCAATTTCTGCCATGTTTTAGGGGCTATGAAATTAACGGAGCAACTTATGTCCGTAAATGCCATACAGAGGGAGAGGAACAGCCCATGCAGTTGACCTTTGTTCTCCATGAGAGAGGCTGTAGAGGACGTGCTGACCCCGTACAGTGCGTGGACGTCCTCTATGACAAACACTACCCTATCAGGATTGTTTTCTACAATCGTATCCCGACAAAAAACATATTCTTTAGTCAAGTCTACCGGACCTGAAGCTGATATTCTCGGAGTGGATATTCTTGATATTAGTTTGCTGTCTTGATCGATGCAGGCTATAGCTCCGTCTTTTCCTGGATCTGCTGCTATATATAGTATCATAATACACTAATTTAGATTCATGTCGATTTTACCAATGCTATCGTCATTTTCAAAGCCTCCATTGTCTGTAAGTTCGTAATCAATAGCCACAGCACCATTACTAAGAATGTAAAATCCTTTAAACATCTTTCCTATTTCAATAGGATACACAACATTTACATCCCTTCCAATATCCTCAAACGGCATAGCGATATCTTCTGTTTCAGCTTCTTTTTGTTTTGCTAATACCCCAACAGGTATATTTTCACCTTTTATAGATGCGTACGTAACCATATACAGAACATCATTATTGACAAACGCCCTATCACTACTTACCTTATCCAAGCTAACATATATAATATGTTTTATAAAACTATTGATATCTCCACATATGTTAATAGCTTCTACTTCTTTAGGAATAACTACTTCAACTTCTTCTGGTTTTATATTTTTCTTTTTCATTGCATTAACCTTTTTGTATTTTGTTTTACTTCTTCAACAAGATCCTGATCTTTCATCATCTCTTGCTTAAGTTTCTCATTCTCCTTAATTCTTTTCACCCTATCGGCAAGAATCTTCTTATATTTCTTATCCGATATTTTAATAAACCAAGGACAGTTCCTTGATGGAATCCTTTTACATGGATAGTCAGTGAGACCGTTCGGTCCAAACTGCTCGCATCGGTTACATTTTTCTGCTCCTGTCATTGTAATTATATTTTAGGGAAACATTCTTCCAGTTCTCTATAAGAGCACTCTACTACAACAGAATCTCCTTTAGGGAGAAATACTAAAATAGAATCGATAGAAAAAACACTATCTACTTTTCTTACAAGTTGGCCATGTTTGTAAGAAGACATGACCAACCTAATTCCATACGCATCTGAATAAGATCCTTTCCTACATGGGGTTATGCTTTCAACAACATAATCAAAGCCTCCTACGTTGACTTCATCACCGGCATTTATTTCCATGATAGGAACCATCTTAGCCCTTCTATCTATGCTTATTTTCATTTTGCAACTTCGAATTTGATTTGCTCCTTTGGTTCATAATTCCATACCTCAAAATCATCAGCTACAAAATCATAAAACCCTTTCCCTTCCATACGAGATGAGATAGTAACCTGCGGAACCGGACCGAAGAGAGATCGACGAAGGAGCTCGTTTGCCTGTTCTTCGTGACGGTCATACACATGCATATCTTGTATAAAATGAGTGAAAATAGCAGGCCTTAACCCGGCGTCGTGAGCGAACATCATCATCAACGCCGCATATTGAGCTACATTCCAGTAAGAAGCTGTAATCATATCCTGGCTGCGCTGATAAAGCGTCATATACAACTCATCTCCTTTAACAGATAAATTGATCTGAAACGCACATTCTTGAAGAGGTTTTAGTCCATTGGTTTCAGGATCGAACATAGATGCTACTATTCTTCTTGAGGAACGATCGTTCTTAAGAGACCAAAGGATAAAGTCTGTTTGGTTAAGAAAACCGTAAAGACCATCATGGATATCTGTCATACCCTCTGGAGCTTTTCCGGTTCCCATATAAACATGTCTGTTCACCATATCTCCATAACATCCTTCGATCTTTCCATTATCATCAGCCCACTGATCCCATATATGAAGACCAAGATCTTTGATATCTACCGATCTTTTTTGCCAAATCCACAATATTTCTTTTATGGAATTTTTAAGATTAGTAGGTCTAAGTGAACCAAGAGGAAATTCTCGACGAAGATCGTACTGGTTACATACTTGCAGGATACGCTTCACCTTGACGCCTGTCCCGTCACCGTAGACCGGCCGCTTTACCTCTTCCCACGGCTGGCTCATTATAAGAGCTAAATTGTCTTGAAATATTTTATCTACTCTTGCCATAGTTCTATTATTTAACCAATTACCATCCAGTCATCAGCCAACATATCTGATTGCGAAGCTAACCATCCGTTTACGATATTATCGTTAGCATCTTTCATGCACAGATAAGCGCAAAATTTAATCATGTTGGTTTCAGTTACGTCATAATAATCGTTTACGTATTTTTTAAACGAATCTGGCAATGACTTTACTTTATTAACTATCATATCAGTAGACAACCAATCTTCCGGGCGCTGGAATACGAACATACCTTTTCCATTCCATCCGGCACGTGCAATCAACGCACCTTTTTTTACTTCTTCTAAAGCTTCTCCAAATTTCATAACTATATTTTTTTATAAATTAAACTCTGCAAAATCTATTTCAGATCCGGTTGACAAATTAATCATTGACTTTTCAAGCTCTTCCATTGGAATAGGTTCAACAATTCCTTCGTTTGAAAGCGTTTTATTATAGAAATCAATAACCACCGGATCACTTGTCTTTACCGTTTTAGGGATAGGTTGACGAAGATACATTCCGTCCAAACTTTTCACTCTGGAAAGAGCCGTATATAACTGTCCTGTTTCAAAAGAGTTCGATACGTCCATCATGGCAGCATCTAACGTAAGACCTTGGCAGCGATGAACAGTTATCGAATAACCGGCTTTTATCGGATACTGAACAATAGAACCAATAACTTCAGATTCTACCTTATATCCATTTCTGACGTATTTTACTTTATCGAACGAACATGGTGTGATAATAACCTTAACATGCTCCTCATCTTTAGGACGGTCAAGAACGACTTCAATCTCTCCATTTTTAATAGAAGACACAACGCCAAGAGAACCATTGACGTACTCTCCTCCGTTTCTGGTTATCATAACCCTGGATCCTTCTTTTATAAGAAGGATCTTTTCCACAGGTGCTTCTTTAGGGTAATCTCCTTTTATAACAGCTTCAAACTTTCTTAATGATCCAGGTACGGAATTTATCCTCATTTCATTAATGGCCGTAGCCTTGGCATTAGTCGTAACAATCTCAACATATCCGGCGCCATTTTCAGGCTGAATACATCTGCTGTTTAGCGTAGTAAACACATCATCGTCCATCTGACCATCACGTACCTTATTAAGGATGCTAATGAATTTCTCATCTTTCTGACGATATATTTTTTCAAAAGACACCATTTCCATACCAGAAGCCATTAGAGACTTCGAACTAAAGAAATAAGATGTATCGTATATTTCTCTAAAAAAATCCTCCTTAATCACAGGAGGAAGCTGAAACAGGTCGCCTACCATAATAAGTTTCACGCCGCCAAACGGATCCTTGTCGCCTCTTGCACGACGAAGAATGTCCGCAACATTATCAAGAAGATCAGGTCGAACCATAGAAATCTCGTCTATGATAAGATACTTTATATTCTGTAAAATTTTTTCAGATTCTCCTCTAAACTTGTTTTCACAATTATCCATGAACTTACCCTTTCTTATTTCAGGAATGTAAGGCTGCATTCCAATTCTGAAAAAAGAATGAATGGTTTGACCCCCTGCATTAACAGCAGCAATACCTGTAGGAGCAACAATAACCGCATTTTTTAATGCCGGTACGATACGCTTGATGAAAAAACTTTTTCCTGTTCCAGCCCTACCGGTTATAAACAGCGGTTTAGGTGACTTACAAATAGACTTGATAGCCTTTCCCTGGGCGACATTACCTTCGGACATAACTGAACGAAGAACGCATTCCATTAGTTTTTTGTTGTAATTTGATGCCATTTTATTTCTGAATTTGTTTACAAAACAAAAGTATGAAAATAAAATAAAACCTAAAATATAAAATGAATTAATTAGGATTAAAAAGAAATAATAAATTGGATAAGTTTCTTTGTAACAGACAGTAATGTAGTTTCGTATTGATACAGTTATGGCATAGTGGTGGCTAACGGGTGTTTCCGTCGATGTTCTACGAGATTATCGTTTTTCGGCTCTGTCGGCGACCACTAAGAACAGACCCTCTCTCAAGTACCAAACATTACAATGATGAATACTGAGATGAAGGATAAAGATAGGTATCATTATAGAATGATAGTTCTTCAAATGGTATATCCTTGAATACAGATTCACCATCCAATTCTTTATCATTACCTACTGTTGTATTGTGATTAGGTAATGATTGGATAGATATATCCATATTCTCTATCTTTTCCTTAAACTGTTCTGCCTTAACATACGTATAGATGTCTTCGCTTACCGACCCCACCGCTTTAGCCATCTCGCCGGCGAACTCAGCATACATATCCCGTACCTCATTAAAACCTGACTTTTTGTCAGGAGCGGTATTGTTATAGGATTTCATTCTCCTACTTACCCTACCACAGACCCCGGCAACGGACGTCCCCACCTCAGCACAGCAGGCTTCCGCATCAGCCATGCCTGCCTTTACTGTGGCTACCTTCTCCTTACTCCATCCACTAACCTTGTCGTATGATTGTTTAAGACAGTTTAAGAACATGTCCATTCTTCGCTTCTTGTCTTCTGCTATGATAGCGCGATAGTACTTCCTTATAATTTGGTTTTGTGTACTTCGCTCATATCCGTCCCAGAAGTCTTTGTGCGCTTCTTTAGCCATAACAGAGGCCAATGACCTTGCTTCTTCTTCTTTTGTCTTTTTACGATCTATGCCAAGGATTTCGCCATCTTCGGAAACAACTTCTTCTGCATTCAGGAAACGTAGGATATGAGTATTGTCTTTTAAGAAGAAATTGAAATCGTCTTTCTTACTCACTTTTTCTTTTTCTCCTTTCTCTATATCCTTCTCTCCAAAATACCATCTGTTTGTTGCTCCTTTTTTATACAAGGTCCAGGTATTTGCTATTTGCCAGAAAACTGCTCCGTGCCTATATACCGGAATCAGCTTACCTATTGGGTAGTTATGTTCGTTTGCTTCAATGTAAGCACGAGGATTATCTACGTATGTTATAAATTGTATGTTTTCGAACCTTTTTACGAGCTTGTCTTGTATCGCCATACTGACAATCTCTTTCGCTTTTGTTAGTCCTACATTCAAGTACAAGGCAATTGTTTTATTACTTATCGTCGAATCAATTAATCCATAATACGAGTGGCTTCCGTCTACGACCTCAGCCTGAGAGTTTGTCTCTCCACTGTTCAGTACAGATTCATTGTTTCTGACTAAATTAACAAACATCGCCTCTCTTATCCTGTCAAGGACTTTTTCATGGTTTGTTATTTCATTTTTCTTTATCTTAATTAAAATCCTATTCTTTGGAATATTTACTTTCCCGCACCCAAGAGTAAGTTGTACGCCATTAACACGATATCTTCTTGCAACGAACGTACTATCCGTCATACGGAACAGTTCGTCAAACATCGGATGTCCTGTTATGTTCTTGAACTTCGAATACCCGATTCCAAGTTTATGAAGAAGATCTTTCTGGTTTTTGAATCTTATTCTCGAATCCCGGCGGGAGATTTTTATCATACAGTATAAAGCATACAATTCCATGAACAGCGAATCATCTGACCACTGTTCCAAAAGTCTAAGACTTATGTTAATATTTCTACCTAATTGTAGCTTCATAATCTGTAACAAAAAAAAATCGGATGGATTTTTGGAGATATCCATCCGATTCATGTCTTTTTGCAGATAATCTCCAAAACCCCGTTACAGATGATGAAGAACAAGAATCAACAAAAAACAAGACACTTAATATTTTATATTCTTGTTTTTTATTTTATCTTATTTCTACATCTGCAACGTGCTACAAATGTAGAAATAAAATTCAAGAATCAAACAACAAGAACTTATTTTTTTAATGTCACAGTGCAAATATCGGGATAAACCCTGAATCTATTGTCATAAAATACGTTAATTTTAAATTTATAAATCCTTAATCCTTATCTTTGTATCAAAACGATAATCTCATGAAAGAAAGTGATAATAAAGATGTTAGTAATAGGGCTTATAGGCTTTTAGTACCTTATTCCAATACGGTAGATATGGCTAAGAAGATACTTCTGTTTTATAACGGATACCTAATGGCCTCTGGTAATGAGAAGAATGTCATAGATGCGAGGCATTTAAATCTTCTTGCCTATTATTTTGTGTTTGGATATTCGTATGAGACCAAGAAGAAGTTTTCTCATTGTTTTAGTACCGATCTTCAATATGTATCGGTTTTGGATACGGAGATGAAGAAGCGTGGTATTTTGATTGACCGTGAAGGGAATTACAGGACAAGGTGTTTGTGCCCGGATATAGAGAACATGCGCCGTCTTTTTGTATTGGAGGGTTCAAGAGATCAATGTGCGTTGGTTTCTTTATTTTATAGAAAGAAAACTTTTGAATCCGATGCCGAAGAATGATTTCCCTATATCATTTGAGTCACATATTATAGATGATGTGATGGATAAGACTGGGGGCGTTTACGACCGAAACCAAATACGTGACGTTTTCAGAGCCAGTATTTCTTATGCCAATAACTTATGTACGTACACAGATAACGTGTCTGTATCGTTCCCGTATGTGGGTGATATGGTTTGTAACCTTCATGAGATGGAGAGGCGCAAACACAATCTTGAGCGTCTTAAATCCAAGGTAGAAAAATTATCTAAGTATCAGGAAAAAGAACTTCAGTGCCTTGATATTAAGATAAGGATGATAAAGGATGCTTATGACTCAGGTGAGATAAAAGGTGGGGATATGTTGATAAAACACAACAAATTATCTATCTTTAAATCTCGTAAGGGACATAGTTTTAGTGAAATACAAAATATTCAAGAACAGGAATTTAACAGATAAGTCATGAAAAAGATTTTGCAAGCGGAAGTTATATACGATGCTTTTATGGATACGATATTAAAAAAACTTCCAAGAAAAAAAGAAGATTATCCTGATTGGTACAAGGAACGTCTTGAAAAGTGTGAGGGATGTAAATTCAATACCAAGAACGTCCCTAACTCTATGCTTCCTCTTTCTTTATACGTAAGCAAGAAAATAGGTAAAAATCGTTGTTCGGTATGTACGTGCTTCATCAAGCAGAAGGCCTGGAGCAAGACAGAGGAGTGTGCGCTTGGGGAGGGGCTTCCCCGTCCTTCGTGGATGGATCGTCAGTATTCTATTGATTTTTATGATGAGAAGTCAAGATGGAACAGGTTAGAACTTATTACAATGGATTCTGATGAATTTAATGTTATTTCTACAGATGACAAGCAATACAATATTGACCTCTCTAAAGACGGTAAATCATTTGAAATCATTTTCGAACCGGTAGAAAAAGGGAACAGTATAAGGTTTTCATTCGTTCTTGAGTCGAAGCATGATATGAAGATAACAGCATCAGAGACATCTTGTGGTTGTACGTCATCTAATTTGAATATCATAGACTCCCGTCACTTTAAGTTCAATATAGAGATACATACAGCAGGATTTGGAATAGGAAGATTTGTAAAGCACATGACTGTTCACTATCAAAAAGATGGGTCTCAAAAAGAGGAAAAAATTCCGTTTAATTTTGAAGGTATTATAATTCAAAAAAGTTAAGTTATGGGCGGATGTGGTAAAGCAAGGCATTTACAATGCGAGGATAAAAGGAAGTCCTTATTTTCTATGTTGCAGGCATCTTGTGACGATCTCCCAGATTATTCTGCCGGGGACATTCTCTATGCCGTACTTAGATCTTTTGCAAAGAAAAGAGGATTGTCTGTTTCTTTTTTAAGGACGTTGACAGATAGCGAGCTTTTTGAAGTGGCTGATTATAATTTATCAATAGAGTTGATGGACGTTATTATTCATGATAAAAAGGTTCTTGACAATGAAGAAGATTGATTTTGATTCAGATATAAAACATCTTATTTCTTATTACAACCATCTACTGTCTGCGCAAGATAAGGTGGGAGAGGAGATGGAAGATCTAACTAAGGATATTATTAGGAAGAAGGATGAGGAAGACAACATAGAGTTGGAAGACTTTATTGATTTGGAAGAAAAGTCGTTTATGACCAACTTGTATCAACAAGAGATAATGAAAGTATCTTCTTCTGTTAAGACCGTCTACAGGTTATCTATTAACGCCGGTCATGATCTTAACATAGATGATGACAGCAAGAAGGTTCTTGACAGGATAGTAAACGACGGAGAATCAGATTTTATTATGTACGTTGACAATAATACTGATTCTGTTATGTTCAAGGAAGAATCTGTTGAGGAAGGAATAAAAAACATGTGTAAGTATCGTGTTGATCCATCTTCTCTTGAAGACAGGTTTAATATGCTTAAGTCTCAGTATGAGGCTTTTTTAAAAATTGTTAATAATGAAGGTAAGAAAGCCGACTAACGATGATGTCTCTTACGTAGATCGGAAACTTCTTGTGCTAAGGGATCAGATAGATAAGGCTGAACGTTATCTATCTGAAAACCCTTGGGATAAAATAGAAGATTCCGATAAGAGGGAGAAAGAATTTAGGTTTCAAAAGAGCTTGTCTGATAGCTTAATGCAATGGACTGAATCTTATATTAAGATGTGTGGGATAATGGATGTCTATAATCAGCTTGAGGCTGCCAAAAACAAGAAAAGCCTAAAAGGAGGACAAACAGTATCAGGTATTCAGTCTTTTGTTAAGAATGAAGCTAAGAACAAGCTCGATAAGTAGTTTTGTCATGAATTTTGATAGTAAAGAACTTTATATAAATATGGGTAACGATATCCCGTTATGGAATGACCTGTATTCTTATGAAGAGCAAGACGATGATGTCAAGCAATTCTGGGAGAATGAGGCTATGAAACTCCTTAACGGTGTTACCATAAATGGTGTATTTATCCATCCTTGGCTATACTGGCATATCAATTTCTGGAAGATGATGATTGACGTAGGAGATGATCGTATTCCTGGAAATTCTCAGCTTCGTGATAATGAATGGATGTTTGCCGAATTTCTAAAGCAGGCGGAAGAAGAGAATAAAGGAATATTCATGTTCGGGTGCCGTCGTTTTGGAAAAGCCCTTCTTGACTCTGAGATACTTTATCTTGAGGACCGGGAAAAGATGATAGGAAATATCGTTGTAGGGGATAAGATATATGACGATAAAGGTAATTTGGTAGAAGTCGTAGGTGTCTATCCTCAAGGGAAAGTAACTACCTGCAGAGTCGTATTCGAAGACGGTCGTAACGTTATTTGCTGCGGTAATCATCAATGGCGTGTCAATCATGGAGGAAAATGGCATGTTAGGAGTCTTAGAGCCATAGCTGGATTAGATTATAAGAGTATGTCTATTCCAGTAGGTGAGGCCCTGAACTACCCTACGGCAAAGCTGCCGGTTCCGCCGTCGGCCTACGCCTCGATGCTGGCGGCTTATCTCGGTGGCTATGGTGGGGATATGTTTTTTGATAAATACATTTGTAAGAAGTTTTTAAGATCGTCCATAGATCAAAAGAAAGATTTTATAGAAAACTTCATTCGTTCTTTCAGAAACGTAGTAACCGGAGAAGAAGAGCTTACGTTGTCTCATATTGATATGGATGTCATAAATTTTGTACAACGTATGTTTTGGGCTTCAGGTTGGTATGCTAAATTGGAGGGGAACAAACTTATACTATCAAGGAATCGTAAGGAATTAAAAATAAGATCCATATCGATATACGGAAAGGAGCATGCCACTTGTATAACCGTTGATAATGACTCTCATTTATTTTTGACCACCAATTACATCGTTACTCATAATACGGCCATAATGAGCTCGTTTTTGGCTCGTAATGCTACAATGACATACAATTTGACGCATAATGTTATTGGGTCAAGTAAAGAGGACCTTATGAGTCTTGGTGAGTATCTTGAGTTTGGTCTTGATAATATACATCCTTATCTAAGAATAAATAGAACAGGTAATGATTGGTTTAAAGAGGTTATTATGGGTACTAAGACGGTGAACAATATTCGTGACGTTCACGCTCGTATTCGTATTACCAATATTGATAGCGGTAAAGCCGGTGCCTCTCTTAAGACCGCATCTGGAACACCATATACATCTATTTATGATGAGGTAGGTAAATTTCCATTTTTAGCAGCATACCTACAAGGTCGTCCTGCCCATATGATGCACGGCAGAATGAGGGGGATGATGATATGCTCCGGTACGGGCGGCAACGTTGAAAAGTCTCAAGATGCTCAAAAAGTGATGAATAACCCTGCTGAATACGGGTTTATTGTCATGAATTATGATCTGCTTAATAAACGTTGTTTAAAACCAACTTGGCGTATTAGCCAATCTGGTTGTTTTGTTCCTGCTCAGATGTCTCATGCTTATGATAAGGAAACAACAACCTTAGATAAGTACCTTGGAATAGTGAAAGCTACAGGTCTTAAGAAAATAGATATTCAGGTATCAAAATTTGATGATAATACTAAGAAGATAAAATCTCGTCTTGATGAACTTGTCAAAAAGGATAGAGCTTTATACGTCCAGGAACGAATGGCATTCCCTTTGTCTATAGATGATTGTTTCCTTAATACGAACGTAAATAGGTTCCCTGTAGAAGATGCGTTGAAGCACAAAAGCCGTCTTCTTGAAGAAGGTAGGCCTGGTAAAACAGTGGATATTTATCAGATAGACGGCATGAAAATGGGGTATAATTTTAGTGATAAGCAGCTTGCTGATTATCCGTTTCAAGGTGGTAACATAGATTCTCCTGTTGTTATATATGAGGATCCACCAGAAGAAGGAGGTGTTTTTGATTACACTTATGTTTCATCGCTTGACCCCTATAAATCTGACAAGGCTGATACTGATTCTGTTGGTTCGTTTTATGTACTTAAAAGATATGTAAAAATCAACGATCCATTTGCTTATTGTATAGTAGCATCATACGCATCACGTCCTCCATCTTCCGATGATTTTTGTAGGAATTGTGAAATACTTCAAGAAGCGTATGGGGCCAAGTGTCTTATGGAGAATGCCGACCGAATGTATGAATTTTATCTTACGAGACGAAATAAGCAGCTTATGTTGCTGGAAGATGGCGAACTTCTTGCCGGTAAGATTATTCGTGCTGGCGCCCGTCAGAACAATAAGCTCGGTTTGGCTCCTACGGTTCCCAATCAGCGTATGCTTTTCAATACCGTTATTCAATATTGTTGGGAGGATGTTGTTGTTGGGTATGATGATGATGGTAATGAAATAACACAGAAAGGTATTTACCGTATCCCTGATATAGAACTTCTTGATGAGATCATAGCCTTCGGCCCTGGGGTCAACACCGACCGTATCATAGCCTTCGGCCACGCTCTTCTTCTGGCTAAGTATTATGATGATATGGGTTACATGCCTGAAAGTACGACTCAGAAGGAGAATCAAAAGAAGAGAGAGCGCAAGAAGATAGAACAGGTCAAAGGATTTACGGTAAGAAGACATAACCCTTACAAAATGAGATAGGTAGAACAATTTACCTATCTTTGTGAAAAAACATATAGCTCATGGAGTATTTCAATAGAGATCAGGCTTTTCCGGCCAGAGGAGTATTTTCAGGTTTGCCGGTGCAGGCGATACCTACCAAGAGAAAAACCAGGGAGTGGTTTAAAGCCACTATGGATTCTCTTGAATTGATTGGTTTGAAGCAGCTTGATGAGAACCAAAAGTTCAAGGATTTTTATAGGATGATGGAAGGCAAGCTGTCATTTATGGAGCTGAAAGATGTAATTCCTTATCTTAAGGATGTTCAGTCTATAAGGGACAATGTAAATATTCCATCATTCTTACGTCATTATGATATAATAGGTACGATCGTAAACGCTTTTGTAGGATGGTTGGGAAATCTTTCTGACAAGTATAATGTAGTTGGATTGGACGAATCTGAAGTGAATCAGTATTCTGCCACGAAGGAGAATCTTCTTTATAATTACATTAGAGAGGAATTGGACAGAAGGGTTAGGCAAGAGTTATTAAATAGAGGATTGGATCCGGATTATAATAATTTTGCCAGCGAAGAAGAAAAGCAGGCTTATGCTCAGCAGATACAAGAGGTGAAAGCATCTATGACCCCTCCTGAGATAGAGAACTTCATGAATACAAAATGGAAGACTGCCGAGGTTATATGGGGTTCTCATACGCTTGAAGCAGACAGGGGGCGTTTTTACATGGATGAGATAGATACTGAGAATTTCATTGACTATCTTCTTACTGGTCGTTGCTTTAGAAATTACCATGTAGGATACGACTATTATAAGCCGGAGAGGTGGTCTCCGTTGAATACGTTTTATTCTAAGACATTAGATAGCAAGTATCCTCAATATGGGGATTATATTGGTCGTGTTCATTATTATACTGCCAATGATATTATAGTAAGGTGGGGGCATCTTCTTACGGCAAAAGACAAGCAAAAGCTTATAGGAGGTGCTGATAATTTCAATGGCACTTATAACAATGGTGATAATGGGAGCTATGTAAGTTTATCCAAATCGGCGAGTGTAGGGATGTTATATCAGAATAAGGTAATACCTTGGAAAGGATATAATGATTATGCTTCTATAAAAGCTTATGAGGATTATTACGGTATTCCAGCCGGCACATATACCGGATACGATAGTAATGGCAACGAATATCACAGAACCAGATTTATGCCAAATTTAGAGCATGGTAATTATTATAACCGCGCCCAGAGTTTGAGCGACGAGCATGTTCGTAGTGATTTGTATCAGGTTACTGAATCATATTGGGTATCCCCGGCTCAGGTGTATGTAATTACCTACCAAACTGAAACCGGATTAGTAACTACCGAAATGGTAACCGACGAGCTTCTTCAAGACTTTTTACAGGAAAATGGTATTAAGAAAATTACCAGGACCATGAGTAAGGGCATGGAGAACCCGGAGATTAATACCTATTTTGTAGATTACGTTCCACAGGTAAGGTACGGAGTTAAAATCAGTGGAGGTGCTCTCGCTCAGGACAACCTGTATCTGGATGGAGAACCTATCGATCATCAGATAAAAGGTGATAGCAACATCTATGACTTTGTCCTACCCGTTGCAGGATATATCGGTACTTCTATGGCGAACAGGATTCAGCCATATCAAATATTTTATAATTTCTCCATAAATCAGATAAATAATATTCTTGAAAAGGAGATCGGTAAATTCTTCTTAGGGGATATAAATCTGGTTCCAAGTGAATACAAGGATTTGGGTGAAGATGTGGCTGATATATGGGCTAATCTTCTTGATGTAGCTAAGTCTGTAGGTGCTTTGACATTAGATACCTCATCTCAAAACACGAAAGGCGGTGTTCCATTCAACCAGTTTGCCGTATATGATTTGTCGCAGACAGAGCAGCTTAAAACAAGAATGGAGCTTGCTGAATGGTCGAGGATGAAGTGCTTTGAAATGGTTGGTATCACGCCTCAAGTAATTAACGGTCCCAATAGGTATGAGACTGCCACCGGGGTTCAGCAGGGCGTTACGGCATCTATGTTACAAACACAGATATACTTTGATAACTTTGGTTACTTCAAGAAACGCGCTTTGGATCTTCATTTGGCTGTTGCTCAACAATGTCAGGAAGAAGGAAAGGATATTTCTGTAATGTACACAAAAAGTGACCTTACCAGAGCATTCTTATCTATAGGAACCGACGGTCTTAGTCTAAGGCATCTTGGTGTTCAGGCATTATCTAATTCCAAGAAAAGGGATGAGCTTGAGAAATTTAAAACTTTCATGTTACAGCTAAATACAGCCGGAGGCGATATTTACGATCTTGCATCTATCTTCACATCAGATTCTATGGTGGAACTTATACAGAATGCAAGGAATACTCGGGCATACAACGAGCGTCAGATGCAGCAGCAACAACAGAATCAGATGCAGCTTAACCAGCAACAGATACAAGCTGAAGCTGCTGAGAAGGATAAGCAACGTCAGCATGAACTTGCTTTGGAAGACAAGAAAGGTCAATACAGGATACTTCAAGAGAAGATCCAGGCGGCAGGCAGGGCGGCAGACGCCAAGAGCGACGCCACCTCCCTCAACTTCCTGGCTTCTGTTTCAGATCAGACCGTAAGGCAAGCTGATATAGAAAGCAAGGAAAGGATAGAGGATAAGAAAATTGAAAACGATTCCAAACTTCATGATGATGAAATGAGAATGAAAATGGAAGAGTTAAAATTAAAATCCAAAGAGCTTGCTCAACGAGCGAGGGAAGATGTCACCAAAAGGTATGTAGCCGGAATCAATAAGAATTAAAAATTAAATATCCCCAAATTTCATTAGAAAATCTCTAATAAAATTTGGGGATATTTAATTTTTAGTGAAGATTAAACACTTATAAGTTTTTTATCTGAAATATAGGTATTTAAATATTTTTGCAGTATGGGAAAATTAGAAAAAAATGGAATAGTAGAATTGGACGATATTTTTAGTATCGGTCCGGTTGATGATGTTTATAATAGGGAAGAAGATATTCTGCCTATTAATGGTAATGAACCGGCTAAAAAAGATGAGAAGCCTGTAGAAGAAGGTTCTCAAATTAAAGAAGAGCCGGTTGTTGATCCTACTCCTGATCCTAAAGAGGATAAAAAAGGAGAAGAGAATGTAGTTGATGTTAATCAGGATCAGGTAGAGACTCCGGTTGTCAATTACAGAAAAGTATTGGATGCCCTTTCTTCAAGGGGAATCATTCCCGATTTGAAAGATGTGGTATTTAGCGGTGAAAACGGCGAAGAGATTACTATCAATGATCTTGATTTTAGTAAAGAAGATTCGTTGTGTGACATATTATCCACAGTCCTTGAAAGTCAGAAAGAGGACATTGTTAAGGATAAGATAGATGTTACCTCTGTTTCTGATATTACTAAGAAGCTTATCCAGGCTGATAAGGCCGGCGCGAATATCGTTGATATTCTTAAGCAATATGATACGAATGTCGCTCCTATAGAAAAGCTTGACATTGAAAACAAAGCAGATCAGATTAAGATCGTTCGCCATTATGTTGATCTTCTTGGGTTGCCTAAAGATGAAGCTGATGAGTTTTTCAAAGGCATTATCAATAAAGGAGAAGAGTATGTTGAGGCAAAGGCTATAAAGTATAAAGCTGAGCTTGATAAGAGAATGGATGATATTATCCAGCAACGTACTAAAGAGGCTGCCGAAAAGAAGGCGAAGGATGCAGAAGATTTTAGAAGGTATAAGAAAGACCTTAAGTCTTCTATCCAGGCAAAGTATCAGCTAAATGACACTATGGTATCTAAAGCTCTTGATTTCGCCCTAAAACCTTCTGAATCGAATCCCGGAATTACCAAAGCATTTAATAGGGTAAGGGAGATGATGATGAATCCGGAAGAAGCGCCAGATTTGATTATGTTTCTTATGAACCCAGGAGAGTTCATAAAACAGAAGTCGAATCAAGCTGTAGTTGATGAGAAAAAGAAAATTTATAAGCTCATCAGCCATACAAATAAAGACAAGAGGGTGGCTCCGGTAGATGATAAAGGTGATCAAGTTCAAGGTGTGAAGTTCGATGAAATCAGTATAGATTAAAAATTAAAACATTTTTTCGTTCATGGCTAATGTACTTTTAACAAAAAATTTCCCGGCCACCATGAATGGTGACACGGTGATTGGATATACCGACGCTAAAGTCGTTAAGCAAAGTATCGTAGAACACGATCTTAGCTCTTTAGAAGATTGGTACTACGAAGATCCGGATAAGAACCATCTGGGTATGCTTGAGTTGTTTTCTAACATTACAAACTATCCTCTGCCTATGTATATGGGTATGATCAAACAGGATGCTACTATTACCGTAAATGGTATCAATGGTTCATTCCGTTATGATCTTCCGGTATCAGAAACGTATGAGGTGGTTACAGTAGAAGACACGTCTTTGAAATATGCAAAACCTGGTATTGATGAAAGCTTCTTCGAAATTGTGTTGAATGCACAATTCAAACAAGGAGATGTTATTACTTACGATGTGATTAACGGTTGCCAGGCTCTTATCTCTACAGAGCGCCCTCCGAAACAAGAAGGTGAAAACTGGAGATATTGGTGTAAGCTGTGGGGTCGTTCTCGTGCTAAATACTTCCCGAAAGACATGCTTCGTGCCGGTATTAAATATTGGAAGGTAACAAACGTTCTTGGTGAGTTCTCTACTCAGTTCTCTGGTGTAGGAGGTGCTTCTAAGGCCGGTTCTATGACTTGTGAATTTACGCTTGGTGGACACCGTGGTGTTGAAGGTGAAACGACTATGTACGCTGGTATTAAGTCTTTGGCTTATGCGGACGAACGTACACAGAATTTCATCGACAAGGCTTACCAGAAAGTTCGTCAGCTTTCTGAAATCAGAGGAGGTGATGCAAGTTATGCTATCATCGGTTCTCGTCTTGGTGACGGAAGCATTGATATGCGTACAGCACGTGTGGCTAATACAGTGTCTTTGTTCTGCTTGGCTGAATTGGCTAAGATGGAAGCATACGAACTTATGTTCATGCGTGGAGGTAGAGTCAAGGGTCATAATGGTGTTTTGATGAAAAACGAAGGTTTGTACCATCAACTTCGCCGTGGTTTCGTTATCTCATATGCACGTCCGGGCGGTATCAAGCGTGAACACTTCCTGGCTGCTGCTGACTATATTTTCCGTGGTCGTAGCGATATGCCGATTGAAAATCGTGTAATGAAATTCAAGGTAGGTGCTATGGCTTACAAGAACATCGTTGAAATCTTCCGTGATGAGTTCTTCTCTCAATTGGGTGCCTTGGCTCCGCTTATGGGTACAGAACGTATTATCAATAATCCGGTAACAGGATCAAACGATGCTCTTGAATTAGGAACTGTAAAGATCAAGGGTGTTACTATTCCGGGTATTGGTAAGGTCATTGTAGAACACGAACCTTCTTTGGATTACGTTGATATGGTAGATAGAAGCCAGTTGGTAGACGGTATGACTCCTATCACATCATATTCATGTATTATGGAAGACTTGACTGCTCCTGAATATTCCAATGCATTCGCCGGTATTCCTGCTTCAGCCGAAGCTCGTATTGGTAATATCAACAGCAACGTATTCTACGTTAAGCCTGATATTGGTTCTATGTGGTGGGGTTACGAACAAGGTAGATGGTCATCCAGGGTATCGGCTCAAGAAATTGTATCCAGCCATCCTCGTATGTCAGAACAATTCTGGTGCCACTCTGTATCGGCTTGTTGGGTAAAAGATACCAGCCGGTTCGTAACAATTGAATTGTTACCAAGTTCTTTGTGATCATAACTTTTAATATTAACTTGCGGTCGGCTTTAAAACCGGCCGCAAATTTTGTTTTCATAGGATATATAAAAGATGGGAAAAAAGATTTTTGAAGAAAGCCATGAGTCTAAGAAACTGCTGGCTACCGTAGGAGGAATGAAGATATATTCCGACTCTATTTATGTTATAACAGGTAAGATGGATGAAGAAGCTCCTTCCGGATATCAGGAAAGAGGCATTTCCAAGACTCCTTTCCCCGGAAACAAGACAGTATCTTGTTGTGGATGGGATAAGGATCTTAGGGTGTATGATACCGGTTTCTTCATCAATTCAGCATGTTATAAAGGTTACTCACTTGAAGACAAGAAGAATGAAATGGATATGCGTATTAAGAATATTCGGTATCCGTTTGAAGAAACTGTCAATGAGGACCTGGACCAAAAGAACTTCGATTTCTGGGATTCTTACAGAATTGACTTGTATGATGGTCGTTTGTTCTACACTAATGACGTTCGTGATTTATTTGAGCTGTATATAGCTATTTTATCCAAGTCTCTTACTCCTAAAGAGGAAGACGGTAATCCGATGTACGTTGAATCTTATTATTGTGTAGAAGACAAGACTACGGCCGTAGATATCAGGAAACAACGTCAGATTGACAAGGCTGATATTTTATACGAGTTCATGAACAAACTGAAAGGATCCGAGGCTGAAAGGAAAAGCATCTACGATCTGCTTTTGTATCTTGACATCATATATAGCGTAGAGCTTGATCAGAGCATGGTTCAATACATATTCACTAATTGGATTGATGCTAAGAATACTAATGTTGACATGTATAAAGAAGCAAGCTCAAGGTTCTTGTCTGATGATGAATCTTCTGAGGGAATGCAGGTGATCAAATTCCATCGTATGATTAGGGAAATGGTTGAGGGACTGGCTGTCACCGTCAACACCGACGGACTGTATCTGAATGGCGAGCTCCTGGGCGCCGACGCCATCTCTGCGTCTATGGCTCTTGCTTCCAATAAGTCGATGTTAGAAACCAAGTCACGTGTTCTTGAAGCGTATAATGCTTTAAAGAACAAGCATAAAAAAATAGAAGGAGCTAAGTCTGACAAGAAGAAAAAGGAAGACGAAAAAGGTTTTGATATTGATCAATACGCTGATAAAAAAGAATAATTTATGAAGATTGTTGATTGTTATCTTCGGGCCTTACAGAAGGCTGAAGAAAACATGACCAACGGTGGTATAAAACTTGACAAGGCACGTTTTGTTCAGCTTTTTAATGACGAACAAAACCGCCTTGTTCGTTATATCCTTGATAAGAAAAATGAAGAGGATATACGTTATATCCAAAAGCTGGTTGTGTATTCGAAAGAACTTAATGAGAGAGGAGATAAAGATAATCCGGAAAGCACTTTGTTTTCATTGCCTTCTGATTTCTTTTCTTTTTCAAACATATCAGGCGTATTTACCAAAGGTGAATGCACGGTCACTGATTTTACCATGTGGGAGGCTAAGAACGAAAACCCGCATGAGCTTCTTGCCGACTTTTTTAACAAACCTGATTTTGATTTTAGGGAAACATTCTATACAATAGGCGAAGATTCGGTAAGGGTGTATAAGTATGGTTTTGATGTAGACACCGTTTACCTTACATATTACCGCTATCCGAAGGAAGTTGATATCGAAGGATATATTAAATCCGATGGTTCTAATTCAACTGATATAGATCCTGAATTAGATGATAAATTAATTGGTATTATCCTTAACATGATTGAAAAGCAATTTGCTTTGAATGAAAGCGAATATGGACGTTATCAAATAGATTCAAACAACGTCCAATCTCCTTTATAGCAGAATAAAGGCGTGTCCTAAATTAAAGACTATCAAAAAGCATTAAGAATTAATTAATTCATAATGCTTTTTGTTGCTTATATGACTATCACTATTTTTGAGACAGATAACAGAATATTAATTTTTAAAATATTATAAGGCTATGGCTATCCATAAACCGTATGACAGACACATTATCTGTCCTCCGCACGCTAAGTTGGCGGACGTAGATTCTTTGTTGCTTCAAGAAGGTCAGATCGCTATCTATGATTTGGATGGTGAGCAGACTAAAGATGGTTTGAAAGCGTTGAAAGACTTGAAAGGATATCGTAAGGACGAACAACGTTTCCAGATCAGAATCGGACGTAATGAGATGGTTAACGACCGTGTATCTGATGATAAATCATTCTCTACACCCACGTTTGCTATTGATGAAATTATAGAAGTGTATGCTTCTGCTCCGAAGAGCAAAGAAATTAAAGTAGATGAGGTTATTTTCGGTTATAACGGAATTGACGACAGTACCGCTATTACAGCAAGAAAAGGCGATCGTATCCCTATCCATATTAAGCTGACAGGACGTTTGTTCGAGCTTCGTGGTTATCCGATGGGTGAAGTAAATATCGATGATTACATCATTTTCGAAAACTGTCCGGGTCGTGAGGATATGTGCTCAGAATGTGATCCTTGCGAAGATGTTGATATTTTGGCTGCTATCTTGAAAACAATCGAACGTATCAAGAATCAGCCGATTGCAGGTGGTGGCAAGGTAGGTGATTTTGTAGAAATCCATCCTATCCATTCTTGCAATGAAATGGAAAAAACTCCGGTGGAAACCGACATGAATTTCTATTGCATGGAAATGTGTGATACCGGTGATGCTTATGCCTTGGCTCAGCTTAAGGCTGCTTATCCTGGTTTGGATATTAAGAGAGTTGGACGTCATCTTTCTACTTCCAAATATCAGGTGATGAAAGAAGGTGGTAAGCCTGCTGATTATACTCAAAAGCTGTCTTCTATAATGAAAGGCTGCGAAGAGTGTCCTGAAGGATATACTAAGGTAGACGGCGGTTTGATTTATGCCGTAACGTTAGAGGATGATGGCGTTGATCAGTCTACTGTAGTAGAAAGCATTAAAAATGCCGTTAGTAGCACTGCCGAGAAAACAGCAGCCCAAGATGGCGGAGTAGGTATGTACACTGTGGCCGTAAGCAAGAAACTGACGAAGGCTGATATCGATGCATTTGTAGAAACTAATCCGACAGCCACAGTAACGTTCGTTGCTAAAACAGCAGATATGTGTAGCAATCCTACTGTTACTACTGTTAGCTGGGAAGCATGTGGTTCTTGTAAGATTTCGAAAGAAGCTTATGAAATCACGTTGCCGGATGATGAATGTGGTAATAGTGCTAAAGAAGAATTGCAGGCAGCATTCCCGTATCTGACAATCGAAGATTACGGTACACCTGGTGGATGTCAACATAAATTCAAAACAACGGTCGTTACTAACATGGTTTGCGACGAATGCGATAAAATCTTCAAAGACTTCTTTGTATCGAAAGCGCCCGAATCTTATCGTGGACGTAATTGGAAACGTTTGGGTGCTGTAGCAGGAGATCAGTCTATCATCGCCGACCCGCTTCCTAAGAACTGCAAATGCGGTATTTTGTTCCGTGGTATTGACTACATGATTTCTCCGTCTGACTGTTTGATTGACCGTCTGACATTCCAAGAAGGATCTGTTCGTATTGCTGTAAATGGTGGTTATCCAGATGAACAGCGCGAGGCTATCAGCACGTACTTCAACCCGATCCATACCGAATACAAACAGCACTGGGCTCCGCGTACTCACCTCGGCGCTGAATTGCTGGATAAAGAACGCGAACAACGTATGTTCTTCGACTTCCGTAAGACTCACCAAGAACTTATGGAACGGATGTTTACCAACGAAGAAACCCGCTTAGACCTGTTGGCTCCGTATGCTGATTATTCAGTAACATTGAAGCCGGCGCGTTATTCTAACGGCTTCGGTAGGGTAATTGATGATCATATTACAGTACACTTCCATGTACCGTACGGTGCTCACGAAGGTATTCAAGACCTTATGGACTTGTTGGCTGCTTCGGCAAATATCAAGCCCTGCAAGATTTGATTTTCCTTTTTTCTATATATCCCAAGGGGGAGGAGGCTGGTCCTCCACCCCCTTTTTTGTAATAAAATAATTTGAAATAGATCAATTTCATATGAATGGCGTGGATTTTTTATCCGGTGCCTTTGGTAGGGGCATCGATAAAATAACTAACATAGTTGGAAAATGGGGTTCCTCCCAACCGGTAGATGACAGCAAATCCGGTATAAAAATAGGGGACAAAATCTACCAAGTGGTTGTGTCCTTAAATGGCTGTTATTGGTATCTTGACGAAGAAGGCAAGAAGCATCCTGTTTCTGGTATTCCGGCCACAACCGAATGGGAGTGGATTAACATAGCTGAGAAAGTTATCAAAGATTTCAAAACATGTTACCGTACACCTGGTGGAAAGGTTGAAGTATGGAGTTGGTATCTTCTTAATGATCAGATGGATGTTCTTAAAGAAACCCATAGAATTACCGACAGTACCGACATGGATAATCCGGTAGGTAAGGTTCTTACTAAAATACCGGACGAATGGGTTATGATCGACTGCGATCTTCCTGATATGACAGAACGTGACATTACGTTCGTCAACAGATGTTATAAAACTCCTGATGGTAAGGTTGAAATAGAAGGATTAGAAGCCATAGATGACAAGATAAACATCAGGGAATCTATTTATACCGTTATTCAGTCAACTGACGATAATTTCCCTGCCGGGCATGTTTTTAAGCTAATTCCAGAGAATTGGGTTCGAATGGTTTGTGACTTTCCTGACATGACAGAACGAGATGTAACTTATGTTCTTGAATGTTACACTACTAAAAAAGGGAAAGTTCAGGTAGAAGGCTTGATAGCCATAGATAATATTCTTGGATCCAGGGAAGAGGTTTACACCGTCCTTCAGTCAACCGATCCTGATATTAAGGTAGGAACCGTGATGGATTCCATTCCCGAAGATTGGGTGAGGATGGTCTGCGATTTTCCTGACATGACGGACAGGGAAATTGTTGAAGTGGACGAATGTTATAAGACTGATGGTGGTAAGGTTAATATAAAAGGTTATCAGTCTATTGATGCTGTTCTTGGTGTAAGGGAACAGTATTATTATATTGTTAAGACAACGGACGCCGCCTATCCTCAGTGGACGAGAATAGATAAGATACCTAACGAATGGACGAAAACCGAATGCGATTTTCCTGATCTTACAGAAAGACATATTATGTCCGTAGATGAATGTTATACTACTCCTGGTGGTAAAATACATCTTGGTGGATACAGGTCGGTAGATAGCATAATAGGAGTCCGTGACGAGTATCTTATTGTCTTAGAAACGACCGATCCTGATATACAAAGAGGCGCCACATTCAGCAAAATACAAGAAGGATGGCAGCGTATTGTTTGTGATTTCCCTGATGCTACTACATCCGACACTGAAATAGTAGAAAACTGTTATAAGACGGAAAAGGGCAAGGTTCAGATCCGTACATACATAACAATGGACGGATACGGAAATACAAGGGAATTGAGACATATGGTTCTTAAAACAACCGATCCTGATTACAATATCGGATCCAATATCGATCAGATACCGGTAGGGTGGTTAAGTATCGAGTGTGATTTTGCGTCTGCTACACAACGTCATATAAGACAGGTAAAAGACTGCTATGGTTCTGATGCAGGCAGCATTTACGTTGAGGGAGAAATCGTTTACGACAATGACCTTGACATAGACAAGATGGCGCTGACAGTTATGGAAAGCACTGACCCGGCGATAGCCGTAGGGACGACGCTGGCCGCTATTCCTACTGGATATGTAAAGACAGTTTGTAGATGTAATTGTTGTAACCATTAAATCTTATTGTCATGAGTTGTAATGAATATTATTTAATAACATTGGAGTCTATACCGACTCCAGTCCGTCACAAATACACTAATTTAACAGACGAATGGTATGGCCCTGATGGTGTTAAGTACGAAGATCCTGATACGATATCCAAAATAGAAGAACAAGCTACAGATAAGAATCGTATAGGGGATAACACCTTATATCAGAAACTTATTGAAATACATTCTCAAGGAGAGTCAATAAAATCAGACATCGGAGACATAGGTTCGGTATTAGATTATATAAATGGGGAGGAAGTGTAATGGGAACCATATCAGATAAGTTAATGAGGATCATAAATACCAAAGAGGATATAAGGCAAGCCCTTATATCCAAAGGGTATGATGTACCTACTTCCATACCTTTTAAAGAGTATGCTAAAATGATATTAGACCTGCCATGCAAGGTAGATTCCTTCCCGGATATAGAAGGTATCGTAGCCAGATATTCAGCTTCCGGTCTTACCAATGAGCAGATGGCTGCCAATCCTGTATGGGTTGATAAGACAGGTAATGGGCATGATTTGCAAATGAAGAACTTCTTTTGGGGTGGAATGAGCGGAGTAGGTGGATATAAATTAAACTGGAGTGATTCTAGCATTTGGAGAGATTATATTACACAAGGGACATTTGGCACAGGTGAAATTACTGATAATACAATCCATATTACAAGTGCTAAAACAAATAATTCGTTATTTGAAACAAGGGCAAGCCTTAAATCTGTTGAGTACAAAGTATTGATAAAAGGATTAACGGATGATATATATTTGCGTTATGGTGTATTTAATGATGGGAAAGAATTATGGACAGAAATAAAGAACGATGGTATATATGCTTTGCCGTCGTATGATTACGATAGTAGATATAATATGAAGTGGAAAGTGATGTCCCAAACCTATCCTATAGATTGTAATATTACCATCGAACAACTACCTCTCTACCCCGGTGCACTCGTCTTTGACGGAGTAGACGATTACGGTGTCTGTGAGAACTTCCCTATTTTGACTAAGGAAAAGGGATATACGGTTGTGGCGTTGAGACAGTGGATTACAAGGGGAAAAGGAGCATTGGGATTAGTATCTAATGTAAAGAATTGGCTCAATAATGGTGCCTTCTTGTTAGAATATAGAAATATACAAGCCGATCATCTTAATAAGCCTATATCTTTTGGAGCAATAGGGAGTGAAATGGATTTACCACACATCCTTACTTATCAGACATCTAAAAGTTATAATGGTGTTTCGATTATAACTGGTAATTTTGAGGGAACAGATGTGCTACATGTTGGGAAATTAGCTCCAACTAATGTAGGAACTTGTATTAACGCTGCTATCTGGGAACTTGTATTTCTCGATCACGATGCCACCGAAGAAGAACTGACCAAGATCAAAGACTACTTCGTCAAAACCTATCCCTGGCTCTTCCCCTACCAAGCATGGACAGTGGTAGGCAAAACCAACGAGGACGAAGATCGTGCTACTATTACCAACATTACGGGCAATGGTAATGATCTTGTACTGTCTAATTTTGGGTTTATTGAAGGGAGTGGCTACAATGAAGAAGGTCAATATGCTGGCTATCTGGTTACTGATGGGGTGGATGATAAGATAGCTTCTTCAGATTTTAAAATGGGTAAGGATTTTACGATTGTTGGGGATTGGAAGTTTATTGATAATAAAAAGAGTGGTACTGGTTTAGTAAAAGGGTCTAGTTTTTATATCTACAACACAATGATTGGACTTGATCTTTATATTAATTCAGGATCAGTAAAAAATAGTCTTGACGGAATTAAAAGTATTAATGCTGCATGTTCAGATGGTAGGGCCTATGATCGTAATTGGAATGAAATACTGGCAAATACAGGTAATGTAGTTGGTTCTGGTGGTATATTGGAGGTATCGAGTAGTGGTGGTAGGTTTGATCGAATAGCTTTTAAGAACCTTGCAATTTATCCAAGAATCCTCTCCAAAGACGACTGTATCAAAGCATATAACTATTTACAAACCCTAAAATCAAAGTAATATGAAATTTATTATCATACCAAAAGAAGTATATGATTCCGTATCTGAAGAAAAGAGACGTGAATTAGGAATAGGCAGCCCAAGAGCGAGCGTAGACGATTCTAAAGTTATTTTACACGTAGAACATTATGACCTTCTATTTAAGTCTTTAGATATGCAGGCTGATGACGAACCTCAATATCCGTATCCGGTATATGACAGCCCTTCTTCTGAGTTTGAATCTGTTCTTTCATCTAAAGAATGGGTGTCTGATGTTAATGACGAGCGTCTTTGATCTTATTATGGTTGGGGCAATTACTATATTTGTAAAAAGTTGAATAATTAAAGCGTGTGGTAGCGTTATCTACCATATAATCATCATGTTTCAGATAATAATAGGATGCGTTTTGGCTAATATCCTTACGATAGCAATCATCGGTTTAGCCCTGTATTTAGTGTATAGTAAAAACGAAGACCGTTTAAAGGCTTTGGATTCTAAGATTGATCAGAAGGTTGAGGACGTAAAAAACAAGGTTGGCGCGGTGATGGACATCGTAGACCAGATCAAGAAATTGTTGGATAAAATTAACAAGAAATAAAAAAAATGGCAGAAGTAGGTTATAACAGTAAATTCGAAGGTCAGGAGGTTGATTCCAGACTTGAGAATGTGGTGCAGGCCGCTCCTGGAACAGGTTCGGAATCGGGCAAGGGAGGCCTTATCCCGGCTCCCCCTGCCGGAAGTCAGGACGGTAGCAAGACTCTTCTTAGTAATATGACATGGGGAGATTATGTAACAAAACAGTACATAGATGATGCTGTTTCGGCAGCAGGGTGGAAGAAACAGATTGTTAGCAAACTTCCTACTGTTGAAGAAGCGAAGGATAATGTCATGTATCTTGTAAAAGACGATGTGGCATCTACAGAAACTAAAAACGTGTATAACGAATATATTTTGGTTACTGAAGAAGGTGGAACTAAGGTGCTTGAATCACTTGGTATGGTAAGTACAGGAGTAGATTCATCTTATCTTGATTTATCCATATTTCCCAGTACTTCTGGAACTCTTGATGAGGATTCGTTTGGGAAGGTCCTGGATGCTTACAATAATAAAATTACGTTAGGAAAGTTAGCTGGTAATTACTATTCTTTGGATTATTTCTTATCAGGTAAAGATCTTGGAGGTGTTTTTGAATTAAAGATTGTATTTGTTTCATTTTCAGATACCAATACTGGAGAAGGTACATCTGAGTCTGATATAGAGATTCAGGTAGGAACATATACTGTTACTCAAGATAAGGCTTATAAGGTATTGAGCAATATGGTTACGTTGTCTAATACTATGATGTCTTATCTGAGGTTTATGTCTAAAGCTCCCAGGGTTGTTACGACATTGGTTAATCTTCCTAAAGACACTCATAATATTATAGCCAACGTAGCTTCTGCTACGGGCCTGTCTATGACCGTATCTGCTGAGGATGTTGGGAGGGAATGGCAGGTGCGGGTCAACAACACCACCGGCAATGACATTACGCAGCCGCTTCCTACTTCTGGCCAGTTCCAGAGCATGTCAGGCGATAGCGTAATAGTACCTAAAAACAGTTTTATAGAATTAAGTATCTGGTATATCAATGATAAGTTGGTTATTAGAGTAGGTGAACAAGCTTAATAGAAAGGATAGAGTATGCTTTATGTAAATAAGAATATAAAAGGTTTTTACTGGGAAGGATACGAGTTGGACTCCTCTTCTTACGAAGTAGGGTATTCTTACCAAGATTTCTTAGATGGTAAATGGGTTCAACTTGATTCCGATCAAGAAAAATTCCATCAAAACAATCCTGATGCGAGTGTGAAAGAAGTTATTGCCATGCAGCTTGACCCGGAGCCCCCTGGACCAACTGAAGAGGAGTTGCTTGCCAAGGCTAAGGACAAGAAAGTTTCTGAGGCCAGGGAATATGCTTATTCTGATGCCGTTCGTTCTTATAGTTTGGATGGTAAACAGATATGGTATAACAGCAGCATGAGACAGAAGGTTAAAAACGATATTGACGTAGCAAAAGGAAGCGGGATATACACCGTATCCGTAGCAGATTCAGAATACGAGCTTGATATTGCTAATACGGCAATGAATGAAATGCATGTATATGAATCTGAGTGCAACGATCGTACTGCTGCCATAGAAAAGGAAATAACTTCTAAAACCGACAGGAGTGAAGTTGAGTCTATGAAAGTAGATGAAGGCTATCCTGAGAAGTTGGTAAGAACAAAGGATCAGATCATAGAAAAAAATAAGATCCTTGAAGCCAATGATCCGGAGAAGGCTACAGCCATGTACATGAGGGCGATGATCAACACGCCGGCTATGCTGGAAAACACCGACCATAATCTTGCTCTTAAGATAAAGGGGTTGTACCCTATCTGGGACAAGGATGGAGTTTACGGAGACAAAGGTCTTCCTATGGGTACGGCTGTTGTAAAAGGGCAGCGTTTCCGTAGCAAAAACAAACCTTCGGATTTGGATTGGACTCTGTTTGAAGTAAGGCAAAATCACAATCTCCAAGCCGACTGGGTTCCTGGTCATGGAGGTGGAACTGAAAGCCTGTATATGGTTGTTCAAGAAAAGCATTCAGGTACCGTAGACGATCCTATTCCTTGGGTATATAATTCTATTTTAGAGAACGGAAAGTATTACATAGACAAAGAAATTAAGTATCTTTGCATAAGAGATTCAGGCATCCCTTTGGCTTACGAGAATCTTTCTGATCTTGTATCAGCCGGATACGTAAGGGTTGTTTAGGTCGTAATTTGTTGTTAATGTTATGGATGGCCCCTGTATATTTATTTATGCAGGGGTTTTTCTTTAATCCAAACTCCGCTTATTTTAATATTTGGTAAGGTTCTGATTATCTTTGTGAAAAAGGTTAAGTTATGGAAAGAAGTGATATTATAAAAGAATTGAGTCAGTATTTTAGTATTGTTGAATTAGTTGGTCCTAAAGAATACGGTAGAGACAAAGATCTTTGCTGGAGGTATTTAAGAACTGAATTGCTTCACACGATACTGGTTTTAAGGAAAGACATATTGAAAACGCCGATGACGGTTAATACCTGGAAGTCGGGTGGAAGGTTTGATGAGCGTGGGTTTAGGAACAATATTTCGGATATAGTAAAATCCAAGACCGTATCAGGGTCTTTGTATGTCAGTCCTCATATGCTTGGGGCAGCCATCGATTTCGATGCTAAAGGTATGACGGCGGAGGAGGCAAGGAATAAAATAATTCAGTCGCAGGATTTACTTCCTTGTCCTATTAGATTAGAATCAGGTACCAATTGGGTCCATATTGACGTATATGACTCTCTTGGAAGTAGCAAGAAAGTAACTATGTTCTAATATGGCTTACAGATTTGTAGGAAGGATGAATTTAGAAAGTTTCTGGGCTTTTCTCATTTCCGGATTATCAGCATTGTGGATGAATTTCCAGGAGATTCACCACCTTATATATTCTATATTGTTTATATTAGCTATAAATCTTTTGTTAGCTACTATAAAAAGTATCAAACATTGCTATATCCGAAGAAAGAGAAAGAGGCCTTTTAAGATATTGACATGCATAAGCGAAATGGGAGTTTTGAAAATTCTTCTTGAGTTCGCGGCCTGTTCTTTCGGGTTGTTTACCATATCCGGAATGGACCTTATTATGTCTATGGGAGGGCATAAATCCCCAGAGTTTATAGACATGCTTCTTCAGTGGATTACAATATTTGCCTTAATATTATACGGTGGAATGGCATTCAAGCGCCTCGGCGACCTTGCACCTGATTTGATGATAGTAAAAGGCGTTAAGTACTTCTTTAGTAAAGTAAGTTGGTGGCAAAAAGTTCCATTCGGAGAGGAGTTAAAAGAAGGTATAAAAAATGGTGAAATACAAGATCTTTTAGATAATAAAAAGGAGGGTAAGAAATGTGTTTGCAAAAAATGAGGGTAGGGCATGTGTTAGGAGTTCTTCTACTGTGTTTTATATCTTTCTTGTTTGGTAAAACATGCAAGAAACAAGAAATAATACACGATATAGAAATAGATACGGTAATAGATACCATTATCCAACCTATTCCTGTTCCTCAGTATATAGTTGACGTAGGGGAGGTAGAAATACCTTTCCCCATGGATGCTATAGTTGAAAAAGATACGATAAAAGACACTGTCTATATCAATATTCCTATACAAAGAAAAACATACAACACAGATGATTATCGGGCTGTTATAAGCGGATACAGACCTAATTTGGACACGATGATCATCTACCACAAAAAAGAAATAATATACGAAAAGAGCCGGCGCTGGGGCATAGGACTGACGGCAGGGTATGGGGTTGGGCGCGAGGGCTTCTCCCCCTACTTAGGCGCTGGAATCTATTATCGGATATGGTAATAATCACGTCCTATTTTATTTAATACACAACATTTTAAACTTTTATCACCCCATTTACTTATCTTTGTGGAAAAAGGTAAGTTATGAATTATATCGATATTTTACCACAGATAAGAAATAACATTTTCTATGTCAGGATAGTAATGACCGACTACGATGTGGAAAATCAGATGGTTATTAGAATAGTAGCCAGAAGAAATGACGGTTTGTACAAGACGGAAGTAGTACAGTATCCAAATGAAGGAACTGATTACAACGGAGAAATCATTGTTCCTATGTTTGGTATGGCTAAGTCGTTGGTGGCCCAAATAGTAGGAGTCAAGATAAATGGTACCGAGGTACGTGTTAATAGCACTGAAGTAGAGGGGGCTGATATAACAGCCAGATACGATGATTCCCTTACCAGAATGGGATGGGAGGAGAGTATGAACAACATCCATCTTGATTTTGAGATTATAAGCACCAACAATCCTAAAACGCTTCGCATAGCCGATCAGTCGGAATGGGGGATACTGGCAGACAGACCGGCTATTATAGAGATTGTGCCACCTGAAGATGAAAATAAGTATGTTTATTATCTTGGTAAGAATCAGTTGAATGTATTCAACAGTAAGACTCTTGGCATAAATCCGGGTCGCGGAAATGATTTTGAAAACCTGAAAGATGGTATATACGATATTACCATAAAAGGCAGTCCTTCCTCTTATTCATTTAACAGAAAGTATTTAAAAACAGATCTGATCCGTCTTAACATAGATAAGATATGGGCCAGGTCAACTGTGTTATGCGATCATGAGGATGATGACGTTATTGACAAAATAAAAGAAATAGAGTTTCTACTGGCTGCGGCTGAAGCTAATATGAGATTAGGGAATTTTGAAAACGTAAAACAATTATACGAAAAAGCATCTAAATTGATTTACGTTCTCAATAATTGTGAAAATTGTGGTTGCAAAATATAATAAATTAAATATCAATAAATTATGGGATGTGGATGCGGAAGAAGCAACATTGCTTCTGTTAATAAAAGTAGGGCTATAAAGCCTCAGTCGAATACGACACCTAAAGCTGATTCTAATGCGGATTGTATTCAGAAATATGATGAACTTGCTGTATTGGACAAGAAAATCATAGACCTTCATCGCAAGTTCAGGTTTGTAGGAGGTGTAAGTAAAAGGTATGCTGATATTCAAAAACTGGTAAGAGGCTGGATCGTTAATTTGAAGAACGAGTGCCCGGATCCGGATGATCTTGCTACTTATTCTGAATACATAAATAAAGAATACGCCAGGTATTTTACGTCAAGGTGATATGGCAGCTACCGGAAGTACACAGCAAATTCTTTTCCCTTCATCTTACTTATGTGAGTGTGCTGATCGTTTTATAGCATGTAAGGCTGATCAGTATCTACAATATCATAAGTATAAGGTAGGTATCAAGCCTGATATGGATACGGTTCTTAAAATAGATCGTATGAGAAGAATCGTCTGTGAAGGGGAATGTGGGTTGTGTCCGGACGAGATTCAGAAATTCAAAGAAGAACTTAATAAGATCTTGTCATGAAAAAGATGTATTACAACAAAGAATACAGAAAAGCTTTCAAGAAATCGAATTGTCCGGAAGATCTTGGTTCTGAAGAAACGTTTATCGTTCATGAAGCTGAATTTTGTTCGGATATAAGCCAAGATGATGCAGATAGGAAAGCGGAAGAGTTTGCGGAGAAAGAAGGTCCGTTGTATGCTAATAAAGTAGGTGGCTGTTGCGAGGTATATTATAACACAAGACAGGAAGGATATTTCTTTAAAAATGATTGTCCTGATGGTCAAAAACAAGAACAACCCACACATTACGTGGTAGAGGCCGGGCGTGTATGGTCTAAGTTCAGTACCGAAATAGCCAACTACGAAGCTGCGAAGATTCTTGAGCAAGAAGGGCAGGCTGCCGCTAACGAATCTGGAGTATGTAAAACCGTTTATTACAACGAAGATCAACATGGTTGGTTTAGTAAACGTTGTAAGGAAGGATGGAAGGCTCCTGAGAAATACAGGAGGATATACGCCGGTACCGTAACGTCTTTCATTAGCGTTGATGATGCCAATGAAAAGGCTAAGAAGATACTGGAAGAAGAGGGCATGAAATGGGTTAATGAAAATACCAAATGCGAGCCTGTTGTTGATGAATGCAAATTTGATTTTTGAAAATGAGCAACGTAAAATTTAATCCGACAGAAGGTGAGAATGATAAACTGGTGTCGGTGTTTTCTGAAATAAATGAAGGTCTTGATACGACTTTGAATTACACTATTTCCGATGAAGGGAATAAGGCTAAGAAGAGCATCGTAGTTAATCAAGTTGGTAAAAGGGAAAAGTTTTTATCGAAGAAAGGGGAGGAATCTGAGCCTTTTGTTTTGTCTGATGGTAATACTTTCAACGTTCTTAAAGAAGGTGCTTCAGGATCGGCATCCGCTTGGGCTGAGGATCAGCTTCCTCCAGAAGCCACGGAATCAGTTGGCGACAAAAGCCTTCTCCCTTCTTGGGATTTCTACCTTATAGACATGACTCAAAATACCGGAGACAAGGTACATCCGGTTGGAAAGCTTCGTAAGAACAATCTCCTTAGATTTGAAAACGGAGATTTTGCTCCTACGGTAGGCATAACCGAGGAAATGAGAGCCGAATGCGATGTGGAACTGTATTTGGATAGCGGTCATAAAAATAAGTATTGTGATGCCGGAGCATTTGACGCTAAGGCTTTTTATGAAGAGTATGGCATTAGTCAAAAACTTTATAATGCTTCAGGATCAGAGGTAAGGATTTTAAGACCTTGGGAGACTACTTCAAAGAATTATAGCATATTCTTAGGATGTAGCAAGAGTCTATATGTAGCTGATAAGGTAGTTGGTAAAAGCGGGAAAATATGGTCTGGTGTGTACGACGCGGACACAGTTCCTATGCTGGATGGACTTGACCTGCGCCAGACGTGCCCTGTGCTTCCGCCCACAGCCTTATCTCCTGGACCGGTATGTACAGTAGACTCCAAGGCAAGATCTTTCTTTTTCTTGTATGAAGGAGAAACAAATTGTAAATCCGGAGCCGGAGTTGGTAACGCCTGCACGATGTTTTTAAATGGAAGAACTTATCCGAGAAGCAATGATGTAAATCAAATCAATATAGCTAAGTATTCGAGGGCTAATAACGTAGATCCTGAATCTTCTTATCCTTTTTCTGAAGGTGGTTTTTTGACCTTGAATGCTTATATCATATACCTTGAAATGCTGTACGGTACTAAATACTTAGCTAATCCAGATACTTTTGGATCAGGGATATCAAGTAACTCCGGAGTAGGTAATGATGTTAATTATCGCAAATACGGAGGTGTAAAGTATCGTAAAAAAGGAGAAGAGACATGGTTGTATGGATCATGGGCTACAAATTCTTCTATTATACATTATGAACCTACTAAAAAAACTCATTTTTCTTACCTCATAAATTCAGAATATCCTAAAGAACAGTGCATGGAAAGCCAGATGGCGGCTTCTTTTGCATTTGAGGCAGGAATAGAGGAAGGATTGGAGTTCGATTTTTATGGAGGAAAATATTGGTATAAGAACGTCCAGGGAGCCAAGAGTATGGTTGAAGGTCATATGAATGTTATTGTGTTTAAGGAAATGACCGGCACTATATCAGCCTTAAACGAAAATGACGAACCGGCAGAATTTGATTTGGAAGTTATTTTAAGGATGTCTTTGTACGATGGCATGAATTTGTCTGGAGATGTCTTTAGGTATTGTGGAGGAGGATACGAACAGGTAGGAACTTGTTTAAATGACCCTAATGTTACTCGTATAGGTAATACTATTGATATCTATATAGAGCCAGATCAAAAGAAATGGACATATGAGAAAAGGTCTACTATAAATAATGGTGAGGTTTTTAATTTTGAATCTAAATATAAAAAGATAGCAACTACCCAAAATTTAGGACATGGTCATGTTTTACATCGTATCCCTTATACCGGATGGAAGGGTAAAAAGGGAGGAGATTATAATTTAGGAGAATGTTTTTATACATGGGACAACTGCTACTGGGCTTCATCTGTTGGTATAAAGTCCAGAGTGGCTGCTCGTTTCGGCGGTAATGCCTACTATGGCTCTTGTTCGCCTCGTCATCTGTATGCGCATCACGCCACTTCTAATACGAATCGCATCAATTGCGGCCTTGCCCAGTTGTTATTAGACGTCAGTCAACCGCAGGTTTGATGGGTGCAACCCATTGATGGCGCAGCCATCATAAGCGCAGCGCTAAGGCGCAGCCTTATATACTATATCACGGCGCAGCCGTATCTTGTTAATATAATATTTTATAGCTACAAAACAAAAATTTAAAATATTTAATACAAATTGTTTTGTAGCTATAAAATATTATACATACATTTGCAATGTCATTAGACAACAGAGATAGTTAACATTATAAACAATAAAAATCTATTCAATGAAATCCGTTAGTCTGCTAACAAGTTTTACATTGGGATCTGACCTCTGAAATAGCAAATAACGGTTGAGAGAAAGGTTAAAAAGAATTGGCTGCTCGTTTCGGCGGTAATGCGAACAATGGCAATTGTTCGCCTCGTAATCTGAATGCGAATAACGCCACTTCTAATACGAATCGCAACAATTGCGGCCTTGCCCTGTGTGGGCTAAAAAATTGGGTATATTCTTTTTAATCTTTCCCAGGAGTGGAGAATCAATAAAAGACAAGCGTATGAGGTTATATGATAAAAATATGATAGAGATGCGCGACGGTCGTAAGCCCGTCATTAGCCCACAACTGAAATCAGTTTCAAACTATATAGATATAAGTTTGGATGATATTAGAGAAGCATGCGAAGCAGCATTTAAAAACCATTCTAAAAAGAATGATGTTGTTAATTTCAATTCTGATTTTGATGGTAATTCGTTAAAATTGTATGAATGGTATTTAGATGGTACTTATGTTAGCAAAATCAAATATCGTAAACTTGTAAAAGAAAACAAGAATGGTAAGGTTCGTGAAATAAACAGCCCGGATCTTACCACCAGAATTTATCAGCATCTTGTTTTAGTAAAGTTAGGTCCTTTGTATTATGAGAAGGATAATATGAATGGTCTTAATTGTAAGCCGGGATTTGGCATAATAGCATCGTCTAAATCAAGGTCTCTTATTAAAAAGATGAAGCATGTTTATTATGATAGACTTGATTTGAAGTATTGTTTGGTTATAGATCAACGTAAATGTTATAACCATGTAAAAGACAAAGTGTTTAGAAAAGTGCTTAAGAACTTTATTTCAAACAAAAAGTTTATAGATTTTGTAATAGACGTAAGTTTCGTATCTGGAGAGCTGCCTATAGGGACTCCTACAAGTCCTTTCATTCATCATCTCCTTATGAAAGATTTTGATGATTTTGCAAAGAGAATAGCTCCTTTTTCATTGAGATATGCCGACGATAATTTCCTTGCTTTCTATACTAAGGAGGATGCTAATACTGCTAAATGGAGGATTAAGAATTATTGGTGGTATGAGCTTAAGATAAGATATAAAAGGCATACTTGTATTATAACAGACATGGATAGACCTCTTGATTTTTGCGGGTATGTTTTCCATCGTAACAACAAAGGCGTATCTGAGCACAATAAAGGTTATGTGACAATAAGGAAGAGGGTAGCCAGAGACGCGAAGAAGTGTATTACAAATGAAAGCTGGTCTTCTTACTTCGGTCTTTTAAAACACTGTGACAGTTATTCATTAATGTCAAAAATAGAAAATATCATGAGATTACGAGATTTAACAAGCACGATTCGTATTGATAAGAAAATGGATGCGGACAACATCGACGTAAAGAACCTTGAAGGTATTGTATTTGATATCGTGAACTACGAAATACGAAGCAATAACAAGAATGAACCAAACTGGATAAAGTGCTTGATAGGTATTCCTGAAACCAATAAAGAAGGGATTCCTACTGGCAGGAAACTCGCAAGGGAATTTCATGGTAATTATCAAGGTATAGTAAATTTTATTTCAAAATGTGAACTTACTTATGGCAAAGATGCTATTCTTCCTATTACCGATGTAGAGATAGAAAACAGATGCGGATACGTTTTTAAAGGCAGCACTAACCGCTTGGAATACATTGATTGACTTCTTATTGTGATGGTGTGAATGAAAATTATTATCTTGCACCAAAAAAAAGAAAGTCATGAATTGTAACACTTGTAAAGATGATAGACCTGATATTCTGAGATCTAATATCTGTATCGGGTCTGATCCGTGTAATGACTGTACGGACAATTGCGAAATTCTTCCAAAAGAATGCGATTGCCCGTATGGTCATTTAAGCGATCATTGCATTCATTATACAGGATGCAAGACATTCATATCCAAATTAACTCCAGGTATGCCTTATAATGAGGTTATGCATAATATAGAGCTGGTTTTTGAAAACATAGATAAGTTTTTGGATAGGATGGTTGAAGAAAATACGCTTTTAAAACAAAGGGTTGAAAAACTTGAAAAACAACTTCGAAATGGAAAAGAGTGCACAAATTGGTAAGGACTTAAGTGGTAAACACGTATATGTTCCACATGTGGACGAGACGCCGGTGCCATGCCCGGACGGATATACATGCACGAACTGCGTGTACTGCGCTGACGGCATCAACGCTGGCTACTTCAGTCTGGCTCAGAAATCTGATCTTACGGCTTTAATCAATGCAATGATATGCCGTATGGAATACCAGGATAGGGAAATGGAATTTTTAAAACAAAAAATAAATATTTTAAATAATGGCAATAACAGGTAAATATCGAGAGTAATATATAATTTATATATTATATATAATAGTTTAAGCTATTCCGATTATTAGCCTAAGTGTTGAAACAAACACTACGTTATTTAAGAATATATAGTTACCTGCGGATATTTATCCAAGTTCGTAGCTCTAAGGTAAGTGATTAAACAGTTCTGGTATTCAGGAACAGTGTTGCTTACGAAAACCTTAAATAACATTGGCGATGGGTACTAACAGGATGGAATATTCCTGACTTATGTTGAATAAACATTAAAAACGTTTGTAGATATGGTGTACGTACAAGACATAAATGGTAAACCTATGATGCCCACAACAAGGCATGGTAAGGTTAGAAGACTGCTTAAAGACAAAAAGGCAGTCGTTGTGAACCTATGTCCGTTTACCATCAAATTAATGTACGTAACATCTGATTACAAACAGGAAATTGTGTTAGGCGTTGATGCTGGGACTAAGCATGTTGGTCTATCAGCTACAACGAAAAGCAAAGAACTTTACAGTAGTGAAGTTATTCTTAGAAATGATATCGTAGATCTTTTGTCTACAAGAAGGGAGCTACGAAGAACAAGACGGAATAGATTGAGGTATAGAAAACCTCGTTTTGATAATAGAATAAAAAGTAGGCGTCCGGGATGGGTAGCACCTTCGGTGAAATACAAAGTAGACGCCCATATTCGTGTTGTTGAAAATGTTTGCTCTATACTACCAATATCTCGTATTGTTATCGAGGTAGCTCAATTTGATACTCAAAAGATCAAGAATCCTAATATATCAGGTAAAGAATATCAGGAAGGTGATCAACTTGGTTTTTGGAATGTAAGGGAATATGTTTTAGCAAGGGACGGACATAAATGTCAGTATTGTAAAGGAAAATCGAAAGACCATGTTTTGAATGTTCATCACATTGAATCCCGAAAGACTGGAGGAAATTCTCCATCTAATCTTATAACCTTATGTGAAACATGTCATAAAGAATACCATAAAGGTAATATAGATTTGAAGATCAAACGAGGATCGTCGCTTCGCGACGCAGCCGTAATGGGAATAATGAAATGGAGGTTGTATGAAGAACTAAGGTCTAAATATGATAGAGTTTCTATGACTTTCGGTTATGTTACAAAATATAATAGAATCAATCACGACATTGAAAAATCTCATGTTTCTGATGCCTTTGTTATTTCTAAGAATTTTAATGCTATAAGGTTAGGTTATTATTATAAAGTAAGATTAGTAAGAAGACATAATCGTCAAATTCACAAACAAAAGATTCCAAAAGGAGGAATCAAAAGACTAAATCAATCACCTTTTGAAGTTTTTGGTTTTCGATTGTTTGATAGGGTTATGTTTGAAAATAATTGTTATTTTATATTCGCAAGACGCAAAACAGGTAGTTTTAATATTCGTGATATTAATGGTAAAAACAAGAGAGATATCACGTATAAAAAATTAAAATTATCAAGATGTAAGCGTTTTATGATAGAAAAAAGTTAATTTATTAATTTAAATAAAAATATGAATAACGGTTGTTTTGGCAGTCATGGTGGGTGCGAACGCCCGCATCATTGCAATATTCCTTCTTCTAACATATTCTATGATGGAGAAACTATAGAAGAAGCTGGTTTGTATCATGGTATGCCTTTAGACGGAGCTTTAGCTAATTTAGCTAAATACGTTTCAAGGGCTATTAACGTAAGTGGATCTGTTAACATGGAAGTGTTTGACGGTACTTCTCATGTGGTTCTAAAGAAAGATCCGGCAGAGATTTTGCTTGTATCTTATTGCGGGGGTGTCGTGCCTTCTGATATGTATAAAGTCCAGGGTCGTACTGTTAGGTTCTGCCGGGATATGTGTCAACAAGATGAATTTGCTGAAGTGAGGGTCGTGTACCGAGAAGAGGCAAATAGTTCTTATGGGTTCCATTGTTAATTTAGGAGGATGAGAAATGGCAGAAAAATGCAAAGGATTTATATGTGGGGGTAATCTCGTTGATGGCTCTGTGCCTTCTGATAAGTTAGATAAAGAAACCATTATCGAGCTTATTAAAGAGATTCTGAAAGAGGAAATGCACGAATCTTGGCTTAAGGAAATAATAGAAACCATACTTAAGGAATCCATTGATTCGGATTGGCTTCGTGAGTTCTTTAAAGAGGTTCTTAAAAAATATGCTAAAGAGGAATGGTTTAAAGATATTATCTGTGGCTTAGGATGTGTAGGTGTACAAGAGATATTCGACGTCATTCCTACTGATATAACGTTTGAAGCTACAGGAGGTACGGCTACGGTTCAGGTGGTTGTAGATGATGGAGTTGAATGGGAGTTGACACTTTAAACGAAGGAGGATAATTATGTCGAGAGAGAAAATATATAAGATGGATGATGGTTCTTGGCTTACCTCGGACAAGAAGGAAGGTGTCGGTCGTGATAAAATGAATTTCGATGCTCCATCTTGGAAAGGAAGGGAAGACAGGATCACTATCCGAATTGTGAAGAAATCCGATACTGAAAGTATGAAAGCTATTACTTTCAGGCAAAAAGGCATTAAGATCACAGAAGTCTCGGTTAGCAGGCTGGAGTTCCCTATATCTGGTGGAGATAAGCAGATCCTTATTACTACCAACGCCGCTTCGATCAATGCCCTTATTACGGGTGAGAAAGATATAAAGGGTGTCGTAAAAGCATTTACTACCGCTTCCGGTCTAAATATTGACGTCAATGATATTAGGCTTGATTATGGTTTCCCTGGTGATCCGGGTCTTGAAGACACGTTCCAGGTTTCGATGATTGTTTCCATGCCTGGCAATGAGGATGGGAATGAAGTTAATGAGAATATAACTATAAATGGTGTACTGATTCCTATCTATCAGCCCGGAAAGGTTGTTCCTTACATTAAATTGGATAAGGAATTTGAGCAAATTGAGGGTGATGAAACAAGTACGCAGTTAAGTATAGAAAGTAATATAAAAGATTATGTTATTGAAATAGTTGAATGCGAGTCTGTGGATAAGGAGGAAATTTACCTGGACAAGGATGTTGTTGATCTTGATTCTGATGGGTCTCCTGAGGTAATCAACGTAAATACAACTCCCGAAAATTTAAGATGGAGGATTAGGAATGAAAGTAGATAATTGTTGGGCGAACATAGATAAGAAAGAAGGCGGCCTTAATAGCAAGGTTAATATTTACTTTGATGAAAATGATACTGGCGCCAACAGAAGTGTCAAGATAAGGGTGTCTTCCAAGGACGGTGACGTATCTAAAGAATATACGTTAGTTCATAAAAAAAAAGAACAGGTAGTTTATAGAAATAAAAGACAGTCAGCTCTTTTCACAAAAGAAGGATGTAATTCCGAAACAGAGAGAGGGGAAGAGCTTGAGTATGTTGTTGAGGCCGGTAAATATACATCTATCATATCTCAGTCTGATGCTGATAACAAGGCTATGAAAGACATTGATCAAAATGGTCAGAACTGGGTTAATGAGCATGGTCGTTGTATAACCATATTATGGTACAATGTCAAGAAATCAAAGTCGTTTAGAAAGAACGACTGCGATCCTGATACCGAAGAAGGAAGTTTGGTTACGATGACTATCGAAGCCGGGCAGTTCTCTTCTACTATAAGCCAAGAGGATGCTGACCGAAAGGCTGAAGCTGAGTTGGATGCCAATGGTCAAGACTATGCTAATTCTCACGGCACTTGCAATACCGTCAAATGGTACAACGATAGGAAATCCAAAATGTTCCAAAAAACAAATTGTGAGGTGACTGAAGTTGGATCTATGGTGGAGTACGTTGTAGAAGCCGGCCGCTTCTATTCTTCTGTTTCTAAGGAAGATGCTAATCAGAAGGCCTTGGAAGCCTTGGAAGCTGAAGGTCCGGGATATGCTAATGAGCATGGCACCTGTGAAACCAATTTATGGTATAACGTAGAGAAGTCGAAAGTATTTTATAAGAATGACTGCGAAGATGGGTTTATCGGAGCACCTTACACTTACACGGTAGAAGCCGGTAAATACACATCAGACGTAAGTCAAGAAGATGCTGATCAGAAAGCTCTTGATGATATAGAGAAAAATGGTCAGGATCAGGCAAACCTGAATGGAGAATGCGTTACTGATCCAAATTATTTCGTTGGAAAGGCTTCGGCTCGTGTTCAGAAAAATGATTGCGATGCTGAATCTCAGACCGGAAGCTTCGTTGATTTGACTGAAAAGGATCTTGCTGGATACCCTGATGCTTTTGTGTCAAGGGAAAGCCAGGAGGCTGCTAATGCGTTGGCTGAGGCCGCTATGGAAGAACAGAAACAGGATCTTGCAAATAAGAAAGGTACTTGTATAGATAAAGATCAGTTTGTTGGTGTATATAGCAAGGTATTCACAAAAGACAATTGCGACGGAGAAGGCGTAGGTTCGCAGGTAACAGTAGACCAAGATGATGTAACCGGTGGTCCTTTTACTTCATACGAAAGCCAGGAGGCGGCTAACGCGCTCGCTCAGGCTGCCGTCGAGCAGCAGGGCCAGGCCATAGCCAACCGGGACGGACATTGCACGTGGACTGGTAAATACAGTGAAGAATTTACCAAAAACGATTGTGATGAAGGTCAGACAGGATCTAAGATTACTGTAACCGAACAAGACGTAGTGGGCGCCCCATTTACATCCACCGTAAGTCAAGATGATGCTAATAACAAGGCTAAAGCTGCTGTCAAAGAACAAGGACAGGCTATTGCTAACAGTAAGGGTAATTGTGAGAATATGACGGTCTATACCGGTCATTACAGCAAGAGATTCGTTCCTGAATGTGAAGCTTGCCATAAGGGTGTAGAAATGGAGGTTACGGCCGAAATGGTTAACGGTAGTCCTGTTACGTCTACAGAAAGCCAGGATGCGGCAGACGCAGAAGCTCGTAGGATCGTAGAAGAAGGAGGCCAGGCCTATGTTAATAAAAACGGCAACTGTACGCCACTTAGCACCGATCCTGTATGGGAAGACGTTGTTCCGGAAGAACTTAGATGTAATGAAGGTAAGTCTCAGAAAAAGCAACATGATACCAACGAATGTTCTGAAACCCACAATCAAGAACGTTGGGTAGATGGTGGGAACAAAGTTTGTAGCTGGACCGGTCATTACTCAGAAACGTTCCAAAAGAACGATTGTGAAATACCGGATTCAGGAACGGAAGTAGAGGTAAGTGAAGCTGATGTTGAAGGTAATCCTTTTACTTCTTTCGTAAGTCAAGAAGATGCTGATAATAAGGCCAAGGAAGCTGTTAAAGCCCAAGGGCAGAACATTGCCAACCAGAGAGGTAAATGTAGGTTCGTAGGTGTATATAGCAAGGAATTTACGAAAGACAATTGCGGATCATGTCAGCATGGTGTTCCGATGAGCGTAACACAAGACATGGTGGGTGGACCGTTCTATTCCAATGAAAGTCAGGAAGAGGCAAATAGGTTGGCTCAGGAAGCCGTAGAAGCCCAGGGTCAGGCTTATGCTAACAAGAACGGAACGTGTGAAACAGATAACACCGATCCTGTATGGGAAGATTCTGAGCCGCTCGAAACCAAATGTGAAGGTGGTAAATCTTATAAAAAACAGGTTAATACCAACGAATGTTATGGTGGAGAACATGAGCGTTGGGTAGAAGGCGGAGACAAAGTATGTACCTGGATCGGAACATATAGCAAGCAATTTACAAAACAGTGTGCTGACGGAGGTGTCGGGTCTAAGGTTATCATAGACCAAGATGATGTAACTGGCGGTCCTTTTACGTCTACAGTAAGTCAAGAAGACGCAAATAGCAAGGCTCAGGCTGCCGTCGAACAGCAGGGGCAGGCTCTCGCCGACGCGCAGGGAACTTGTACCTGGACTGGTAAGGCAAGTAAGGTTTTCACCAGAAATAATTGTGGAAGCTGTCAGCATGGTTCTTCTGTTACCGTAACCCAAGACCAGGTAGGTGGTCCATTTACGTCCAATATCAGTCAAGCTGATGCCAACAAAAAAGCTCAAGATGCTGTAAATTCCCAAGGTCAGGCAGTGGCCAACAAAAACGGTGATTGCGTAGCTGATAGCACAACTCCTTCTTGGTCGGATACCGGAAGTACCCGTTGCAGCGGTTGTACATCTCAGAAGCAACAACGTGACACTAATCCATGCTCTTCTTCTTATAACGATACAAGATGGGTTAATGGAGGTGGAGAATCTTGTACAGACTGGTCTTACTACGGAACAGGAGATTGTGTAGGCCATACCCAGTATAACGCTTATCAAGATAGCTGTTCTGGTAGCATAGATCGTCAATATTCTGTAAGTTGTAGGAATTGCTGTAATTGTGGATCTTACGGTTCTTGGGAAGAGGTTGGATGTGGATCTGGAAGTAACAGTAATAAGGTAAAATACGTTCGTTACGATGATTGTGGAAATCAAGACGTAAAATATGAGCTTGAAGTTGGAAAATGTGGATATGCTCCATATGAGTTTCAGTTCCATGATGGAAGAACGAGCAAGTCGAGATCCGTCTCTGGAGAATCTCAGAATATTGAAGAAGTTATCATAAGTACCAAAAGTGGTTCATATATAGGTTATTCTGTTAAATCGAAACCTTCTTGGTGTTCTGTCGATTACAGAGATCAGACATCTGAAAGTATGAAGGCTGTGGTGACGTTATCTGCCAATACAACATCTTCTTCCAGATCCGGTGATATTGTTTTTGTTCAAAATGAATCTGGAAAGACAGTTACTCTTAGTATTTCGCAGGCAAGACAAATGTTGTATAAGTTCACATTCGATGATAATACTACTTCAGATAAATCTTTATCTGTTCAAGCTGCATCTAATGATGCTCAATATACAATCAAAAGTACATTGAATGGTTCTTATCATGGTTTTGCCACTACGTCTAAACCGTCTTGGATTACGACTGAGTATAAAAATAAGGCTTCTGATAGTATGGTTTGTGTTCTTAAGATAACTGCCAACACAAGTACATCTTCTTCTCGTACTGGATCCGTTGTGCTTACTCAAAATGACAGTGGTAAAACATTGAAAATAAATGTTACACAAGCTGCGGCTGAGGTTAAACTTGTACCAGCACATATTACATTAAAAAACGGCTCTTGGGCTACTTATAAGAAGAATAATGTTTCTTATAACCCTGGTGCCGGCAAGTGTATTGCTGGATTCGAGTGGACTGGAGATGAAAATGGAGATATACGAATTTATACTTGCGACATCAAGGTTGTAGATTCTAGTTACCGTGAGATACCTGGAGCTACTATAAGCATTGGAACTACAACCCAGAGAAAACAGCCCGGAAGCTCTTGTTCGTATTTCGGAGCTGTAGCGGGAGGTATATTGGCAGGATATGCTCATGTTGGAGATGAGAATAAGGATACTACATGGTATATACGAACTATAAACGTATCCTATGATGGCAAATTGTATAAGAGTACTACTGTTAGACAATTTGAAAAAACAGGTATTTCCAAGAATGGTGGTATATTTAATGTCTATAATGAGTCACCTGCTTCTTACAACTTTATCGTAGATGGAGCTGAGTGCGGTGATGATAGAGGAACTTTAAAATACTCTTATTCTCAGATGAATCTTAATCCAGCATAATTAACAAGGGAGGGGATTTAGTTCTCTCCCTTGAATGTTTTTTTGGATTATATTATTTTGTTTTAAGTATTGTCTATTAGGATAAAAATGATTAATATTGCACATCATTCAATTTTAAATTTTTAGTATCATGGCTTGTAAAAAGAAAGCTCGTCAGGGTGGTGAAGTCGATAAGAAAGACAAACCTAAAATGCGCCAAGGCGGTAGTGTTGGAGGCAAGATGAAAAGAAAGAAGACGAGCACTAAAAAGTGATTGAAAACCAGGGGAAGGTACTGATCGCCTTCCCCATTTTAATAACATAACAACAATTTATTATGAGCAACAAGTTTATTAGCAAAGGGCAAAGGAATGTCTGTGTGACGTTTGTGAAGTACTATCCTGTATTGATGCAGGTTATTATGTTAGCCAGCATTTTTGATGAGTTTTATCCTTTTAGTATCACTAATTGGCTGTATCCGATATTAGGTCATTCTCTATCATGGGACCTATTTCTCTTGGCTTTTCAAGAATGTTCAGGTTTTGTATATGGCATAGGTTATTGATCTATAGCATGATTTTTAATATCTGTGTAGAATGGGTTACGGTTAATATTGAGATGCCTATTGAACACAATATCGTAGTGTGGTTTGTTATGGCTGTTACTCTTTTGATAATCATTGCCTCTATTGTTTTAAGGTTTAAAACAGGATGTTTTGAAAATGAAAGAAATTCTGACAGAGACGCTGCGTAAAAGCGGTGCGGCGGTATGCGATAAGATAAAGGAGATGTTTTTAAGCGGGGAATGCGATCATCTTACAGCCAACGATCTTGAGACATGGACGCAGCTTGCTAATCCGGCTAAGTATTATACTGGGGAAGAGGCTGTTTCTTATCTTAATGTAACTTCTAAAAGATTTTATGAATATCGTAAGGCTAAGTTAGTTCCTGATCCGGTTAAGATAAAGGGATTCCCTAAACCTTTATATACTAAAGTTATGTTGGATGAGGCTATAAAAACCATATCCGGCATGAGTGAAAGAGAGATTTATATGAGGATCTTGAATGCTAAATCAAGAGAATCAAGAGCAAAAGAAAGGAGGGGAGCATGATTACCAATGGTGAATTTGTATCAAGAGTTGTAAACGGTATTCATGCCCTTGACAAAGATTCGCATGTTAGTCGGAGATGGATATTGAATATCGGTAGAACTAAAGCCGAATCTTATACGGCCCAGAGGTGGGATGATGGGACGTTACTTGGCGACCACCGGCTCCTAACTTACGTTACTTGCCTGGAGATGATTGAAGTTGATAAAATAGTTTGCTGCGATGCCGAATTTGCGTTGTGTAATACACTTATGCGTTCAAAGCATAAGCTTCCAGGACTTCTTTATTCTGCCCTTAGACCGGCTATTACCAAGGTGACTAACGTAGATAACACCATATTTTTTAAGTTTGCTGAAATAAAGTCGTATCGTAATGAACAAAAAAGACCGTATGCTAAATACGTTAAAGAACGGCGTCCTTTTTATTATGTAGAAAACGACTATATTTATATACCGGATTTTCATATAGAGCTTATTAACGTAGAGTTCTTTACAACAAGAAGAAAGAAGGCGCTGGAGTTAATGGCCTGCGATCCTACACCTAAAGGGTGTGAGTCTGAATGGGAATACGAATTTATCTGTCCTATCAAGCTAATTGAGTACGTGGTAGCAGAGACGATAAAGGAAGTAGCGTTCAGGCTACAGATTCCTGTCGATGAAAATCCGAATCTTGATTCCAACCAGAAAAGTCAAATTGTTCAATAATAAAATATTATTTATCTTTATTTGGGTCTTAGTTGTGAAACCAAGACCCATTTTTATATAACTTAGTAACATGAAAAGAACATCAATACAATCACCGTATTTTGCAGCCTACTACCATCGTCTTATGAAGAGAAAGAATGGTTTTAAGAAAGGCATGATAAGAGATAGAGGAGAGGTTTTAAGGCTGTTGTCTATTATATGGAAAACCGTATCAGAGCATTATGTGGAAGCTGATGCTGGTGTTTACGTAGATAACGTGGGCTACTTATGCCATGTGCTTATACCGGGCCAGCGCTTTACCGTCAGGCGGGACCTGGACATCGTGAGCAGGCTCGGCACCAACGGCTACCTCTACAACCACCTGGCTATGGATTTCGCAGACTCTAAAAGATATTACCATTTTGTAATACAAGATAGCTTGAAAAAGAAGTTAAGGGTTAAAATGAATAAAGGACGAAGATATCGATTTATGTACAATGAAATACTTGCTAAAAGAAGAGTGTTTAAAGATTTCCAGATTAAGAGAGTTTTCGAAGATAAAGAATTGGGACATAGAAGGTCGTAGAAAAAAATAGCGATCACCCTTTGTAGATATAGGATAATCACTATTTTTGCATATCCGTCTACTTTCGCAAGCGGACGGATATAATGCTAACAAAATATCTTTATACAAATAAAGCTCTATGGAGGCAAAGGTAAACAATTTTCAAAACAATGCGAAGGATAGTAACATTATTTTGACGTCAGAATCCAACGAAATGGATTTATCTGTAAAATTATCTAAAATTTTTAGCTATAATGGCCATAATGTTTCTTTTATAAAAACTTCTTATGGTATATTATTAAATGCCACACAGATGGCAAAAGCATTCAATAAGAAACCTGCCGAGTATCTAAGGTTGCCGTCTGTAAATCAATTAATTAAGTCAATGGTGGGATTTTCCCACCTTTCTGAGAATCAGATAGTTACAACCATGTTTGGAAGTCCTGAAAATGGAGGAGGTACATGGATGTTTGAAGATCTCGCCATAGATTTTGCGAGATGGTTGGATACTGATTTTAGATTATGGTGTAACTCGAAGATAAAAGAATTTTTAACATCAAACTTGGTTTCTATTCCAAATTTTACTGATCCGGCAGAAGCAGCCGAAGAATGGGCTAAGCAGTATCGTAGAGCTCAGCAAGCGGAATCCATTGCTTTGGCTGAACATAAAAGGGCGGAGCAAGAAAGAATGGAAAAAGAAATAGCTGTAAATACGTTAGAAGAAAAGAAAGGGGATATAGAGTTTTCTGAGTCATTTAAAAAGGTGGATCATGAAAACATGTGGCTAATCAGAGATGTGGCGAAGAAGCTTGAGCAGAATGGAATCATCATCGCAGAAAAGAATCTTCGTTTGTTTCTTGAGGAAGTCAAGTTTATGTTCAGAAATGGGCAGGGTAGATGGGAGTTATACAGTGATATTGTCAAAAATAAGTTTGGTGTGTATAGATCATATTTTGTAGATAAGTATTCTGGGGAAAGAGTTAATCAGCAAACCATCTACATGACTGGTGCCGGATATGAAGTCACACTTAAGGGGATAAAGGAAAAGTGTAGGAGCCTTTTCTTGAAGTACGGCAAGTTTGAAGATCCTAACTTTTGAAAACACAAAATAGGGCGTTATACATATTATTCATATCTTTGTGGAGGTCAGGTTCGTTTCCTGTCCTCCATTTTTTTTAAGAGATGACAGTCGAAAATTATATCATAGAGTTAAAATCGTCTTTAAGATCATTTGACAAGCGTGATCTGATAGATGAGGTATCCATCTACAAATGGGTAGAAATTGCCCTGAAGAAGTTTGGAGGCGATATTACTATGCGCAAAGAAGCGGTAGTGGATGTCAAGCGAGGGCAGGCCCGTATGCCTGGTGATTACTTTGATCTTATTCTGGCTTTTAAATGTGATTTTAAAGGATATGAGGTGCCAGAAGGTGACAAGGTGATACCAGAACTTCAAAATACAATAGCCTGGAAAGAACGCACCGAAAGAAGTTATAGGTGGTGTTCTTGCGATGAATGTTGTAAAGACGAATGCGAGAAAGTGATAGTTGAAAAATTTTATATTAACACCCACGATCGCGATCATGAAGTTCGTTGCTATTATGACCGGCCGGTAATGTTAGGTCTTGCCAAGCCTATGCTTCGTGATTCTTGTTTAAGTAAATGCCGGAATAAGGTAATAAAGGATAGTCCGTATGAGATAAATATCGTAAACGGATTCCTGTATGCTAATTTCGATGGTCCTATTTACATGCAGTACCGGTCTCTTCCTTTCGACGGAGAATCTAATATAATTATACCAGACACGCCTCAAGGTCTGGTATTGGATTATGTAGATAATTTTGTAAAGATGAGATTCTTTGAGGAACTGATGTATAATGGAGAAGCACAAGGGGCTGCCGATTTGTTCAAGTTGTATGCACAGCAAGATTTGGTTAAGCTGAAAAATGCTAAGACCGAACTTAAGATGATGGGAATGACATTGAAAGGTATGTATGAACCTCTTAGGCGGCGTCGTGCCGAGTTTGAGATTTATTCTAAGGCATATCCTGTAATTGACAACATGCTTAAATTGGTATGACAGAAGTAGTTCTATTTATATATTTGTCTGGCGTTATCGCATCCATGATTGTTTGGTCAATCAGGCAATTTAAAGGAGAGGCGAGTTTGGTAGAGACAATGTACTGCCCGGTAGTATTTTTGTTGAGCTGGATATACGTATTTGAAATATTTAAAATGAAATAATATGTTAGAGGTTAAAGCAAGCGAAATAGTAACCGCCGACAAAATGAGAGGCATAGGACCGGCAAACATCATCTTCACAGCCGGCCCTAATCCGGTAGCTGAAGATCGTAGAGGCGTAGCTAAGGTAACGGCTGGTGGAGAGAGTAAGAACGTTACAATCACACAAGCTGCCGGCGAGCAGGTTGTTGTAATTCCTGAGTTCGATTATCTTGTTCTTAGGTATGGATGGGAATCAGAAGACGGCTCCGATTTTGATACTGCAACCGGTTTCACCAATACAGGCATCTCAGATGTAGATAATAAGTTTGTGGGATGGAGTAAGCAGTGGGCTACCACCCAACAACAGGTTGGTGATTACCTTGTTTATGGTGGTGATAACATGCAGTCCGGCCTTGAAGGAGCGCTTATTAAGATGAAGACCTTGCTATCAGCGCCGGGTATGGACGAGTCGGAACCTAATATCAATGCTGATATCTATGGTAATTGGTATGGAAATAGAGGGCGAGGAAATGTCGTTGTATCTTTTACAGCCTACCTTGGAGGAGAGATGGTTAAACAAGGATTTAATTTCATTAACGAAGGTGGTGAAGAGGTTTACTCCGACAGCATCACTACCAACGTTTCGGCTCATGGTGAAACCAATTACCAAAATATAAAAGGTTTGTACACTAAGATGGGTACGATGGTTTATAATAAGGAAAAACGTGATTGTGTTATTGTTATAGGTTAAGGTGATGGAAGGTCTTTGGGATAAATACAATAGGATTAAGGAGGTGTTTTACCGGGATTTTGTTTATGATTCCAGCTACACAGAGCAGGCCTCGTGCATCCCGCTGTCGTCGGTGAAGGACGGGGTAGGCTGGGTGGGCGACGGAACCATTAACCTGGCTCAGTATCTCCAGTTCCTATACACGGAAATGATTCTCGGTAATAAGACAGAAGATGATGTTCGTAATGCCATACTGGTGCTTACTCGTCTTGCCGATACTACTTATGATCTATTTTTTAATAGCAATAAAGGTATTTATTTCAAATTCGAAAAAGGATTTTTCTTAAGAGATGACATACATGGTGAAGACGCAAACAAATTTGGTCTTTCCAAAATAAGTTCAGGGTACACTAATGGTATAGAGTTGAAAGACGAAGATCCATGCTTCTCGCCATTTACTTCACAAGATCAGATTTGGAATCTGGCTCCGATATTAGCTTTCTTATCAGAAAAAGGATTTGAAGAAGCCAGGCAAGCAGGATACGATATTTTTGAGTACGTTATTAGAAACAGACACAAGATATACAATCCTTATTACAGCGCCTTGCTTCATCATTGGACATTCCTTCCTGATATGGATACCGATAAGGTCAAGCCGTGGGATAGGGTTAGTAACCGGAATAAGAATCTTAAATACAAAGTTAAGGTTAAGAGAGGTGCTAACAACTGGTACTTCTCTGGAGGGTTCAGATGGGCGTTTAAGAAGTTTGGTGGCAAGTGTAGTACATTCTGGCACTGCCTATGGTATAAGCTATTTATATTTTTAGCAGATAGGGTATATCATCCATATGTATGTAAATGGTTTGGCATTAAAGTCAAAAATAATTCTTACTATTGTCTTGGATCCACAAATGAAAAATCATGGTACGGTCCTAAGTTTAGAAAGAGGTTGGTTAATAAGTTTAACAAATCTTTGGAAGGGGGAGAGCTATTTATGCCTCATCTGGTTTTTCTTCATGGATATGAAGACGTTGATAGAAGCAGCTTAGAGTCCTACCTTAAGGAATGGGAATGGGATGAAGTTAATTCTCCTATTGAGTTTTTGACTTTATGCAATTGGTATAAAATATTTTTTAGCAATGAAAATATATTATAAATCAAAAATAGCTAAGTTATTTACGTTCATTGACGGCTACAAAACAATTATGCTATTTGGAGCCGTATTTACCGAAAGCGATGCCGTATCATTGAGAACCGAATATCATGAGGAGGCACATTGCAATCAGTATCATACAATGTTTTGTTTTGGTATGTTTATATCATTGCTTACAATAGGATTGTGTCTCTTATTCGGTAATGCAGGATGGTGGATGTTATGGCTGTCCCTTATTCCAATATTTTTATACTATACATGGTATTTAATTGAGTACCTGATTAGGTTGTGCATATATCGCGATCATGATAAGGCATATCATAATATCGTATTCGAAAGAGAGGCTTTCGACTTAGAAAAGTATTGGAATAAGCATGATGTTTTGAGGAAGGAGTCGGAAGGGTTTAGTTTCCTCGGTTATTATAGGAAGGAGTATCATTATGAGTAGGAGAAGATATTTTGAGGAACAGAGATCTGGTAATGGAGCTATTTATCATTGTGTAAAAACAGAAATCGAGCCTGGAGATAGGATCAAGTTATTTAATTTAATGAATAAAATCAAATCCGATACAATTAGCCAGGATAAGATAAATAGCGTATTGAATCAACTTAGAGAAGGAACAGCCTTTAATATTCATACTCAGAGTTCAGTTTCTTTTTCGTTTTCAAGCACCTCTACCGGTTACGAACCAATGACAATATGGATTAGATTTGACCCGTATCCTGCAAGTGAACAATAGGGTATTATATACAAGTTTCAGATAAATGACCAGAGGTACGTTTTTATGTTTTCTAATAGATACGATGGAATGAGAGATCTTATTAATAATGCAGATGAAGATGTTGATTGTATTACTTCTGCAACAGAGAGTAGTATATATCACAATGATTCTTTTTATATATTTGCGTAAATTATGAGGAGGAGATTCGAATATAAAGAAAGGGAGCTTGAAGACTTTCTTATAAGGTTTTATCCGGCTGGCAATTACACATGGATAGTTTCTGATGGCTGTTTTCTCGTAGACGTTTTTTTAGTTGGAGGCGGAGGCGGCGGTAGCTCTGCCGGCGGTGGAGGTGGTTATACCAAGACCTTCAAATCTGATAACAAAGGCTGGAAAGACGGAGAAGCTATTGCTGTAAAACCTGGTCAATCTATTTCTATAACAGTAGGAAAAGGAGGAGCACAAGTTTATCAAGCCGAACAAAATTCTCCTGGTAAAGATGGTGGTTATTCTCAATTTATGAGCTCGTCTTATAGAGCAAATGGAGGAAAGGGAGCTAATAAGTGGAGGGGAGGAAATGGTGGTAGTGCCGGCAGTTCGTCATATACGCAAGATGGTGCTTCGGATGGTGGAGACACTAATGGAGAAGAGTATGGAGTAATCAAAGGTCAAGGTCATACTACCAGAGATTTTGGAGAATCCAGCGGTAAAAGAAATGCCGGTGGTGGAAGCGGAGAAACCAATACCGGAGTAGTATTCCAAGGGGGAATATCCGATTATAGTGAAGGATCTGGAACAGGAGGATCAACAAACGGATCTGGTAAAGGAGGAGGAGGTTATGGCGGCGGAGGAGGCGGCGTCAGATACTCTATGGTTTATGCCGGAGCCGGCGGTGATGGTACTGTGTTAATTAGGGGTAGAAGATATAAATCGTAAGTAGATGTTATGAGACGAAGATTTGAAAATGTTAATATGGCTATGGGTAATTGTTTCTCTCCTGTAATGGAAGGGAGTCAATTTCAATGGAATAATATTGTAGTTAATAGTCCAGTATATATAACTCCAATAAGAAGAAAGAAATTCAAGATAAGTTTTGGAGAATTTGATTTATCCAAAGTTTTGTCTAATGTATCATCTAATCGTGATATTATAATAAGAGATAAGTCTGCATATACGTTTCTATTGTTACTTCTGTCTGCTGATCATTCTAAATGCAGTTTGTTTAATAATCATCTAACAGTTAATACCCAGGATTTACCAAGATATATTTTTTACATTGATTCCGAACATGAGGAACTGTATTCATACAAAGACGGGGTTTTAGAAAGTAACGTGACGATAATGGATCCAGTTGATAATTATTTCTATAATTATATTGATATTCAAATAAGAAATTTCAATGATAATCCTATCCCCGATTTTTATGTAGGTGTGGTCGATAAAGTAGGAGGCTGAAAATGTATTTCTTTTCTTCACCTACTTTAGAAATCCATGATTAAATCTCTTTTGTTATCTTTGTGACAAACAGTTATTAACATGGCATTAGAAGATAACAGAAACATAGCGGTTCCTCAAACAGGTATGAATCGCGATCTGCATCCGTCGAGTCTTACGGATCAGCATTATACGTTTGCCTTGAATGCCAACATCGAATCCGAGGATGGTAATGTTGGGATGAGATCTAACGAGCATAGTAATCTTAAATGCATTGATTTCGATGGGTTTAAAGTTATTGGTTACAAGAATGATCTTACTTCAGGCAATATCTATTTTTTTATAACAAATCCTGAAACAGGCGTATCTAAAATAACTTATTTCAAGCCTGAATCCGATACAAGTATCTTATCCGATTCTGATATAGAATCTATGGTAGAAGGATCGGAGTCGTTGTGTTCTGGCATGAAAACTTTGCTTGAAGACAACGAGCAAGATTCGTGCCTTAAGTTCTCTATCTATCATCCTATAAAAACCATAGAAATAAAGACAGAGAAATGTGGGAAATGTATTTACTGGACTGACGATTATAATCCTCCCAGGTATGTTATTGTAGACAAGGCTCTGACTCCTGATGATGAAGGTGATATATGGTATCATTATCATGGGTATAAGATATGCGATAAAGAATACGATAGGAAAAAGTTCATGCAGGAGAATGGTTGTTTTCTGGCATGTGAGAAACTTAGGGTGTTTCCGCTACTGGACCAGCCATGCGTAGAGCCGGTACAGATAGAGTACGGGGGCAGCCTGCGTGCGGGCGTGTATCAGTTTGCTGTGGCCTTGTGCGATGAATTTGGTAACGAGAAAACTAACTATACTTCATTAACTAACCCTGTTCATGTATTTGACGAACAATATATTAGGATAAATGATGGTAAATGGGGAGAAAGAACTAATCTTGGTATAAGGCTTAAGGTGTCTAATTTGGATAGGCAAGTCAGCCATTATAAGGTAGCCGTTATTCAGAATACGGTAGGATACAATGGGGAAACGCAGCCGGTAGTTGATTATTTTATAGAAGGTATTCATCCTATTACAGAGAAGACCATATACTATTATTCTGACCTTAATAATAAAAGAACCACATTTGAGCATATTTCCTTGAAAAGGGCTGTGTACAACACATCAAGAGGAATAGTGTCAGTCGGAAACCGTCTTTTGCAGTATGGTCTTACTGCGGAAAAAGAGTGGAATTTACAGCCTGTAGTTTCTCTTATGGGGCATTTTCTAAAATGGCAGGCATCTGTCGCTCATGAAGATCTGTATAAAGATGGTAATGCTTGTTCGTTGTATGTGGGATATATGAGGAATGAAGTGTATCCGTTTTCTATCTCGTTTAAGACATCTACCGGTTATAAAACTCCAGCATTCGTTCTTGTTCCCCCACCTTCTGATAAGGCAAGAGAGGAAATGAACAAAGACAGTATCCCATACCAGTCTATAAACGCATATGCTCCGGATTGTTCAGGAGTGGAAAGGAAATATGTATGGCAGTATAGCAATACGGCAGGAGATGGGGTATTGATTGACGACGATGCGGTTGTTATAGATGAAGAACAGAAAGAGTGTAACAACCCGGCTACTGTAGGTCAAACTGTTGTAGTGGAAAGCAATTTTGCCACTTTTAAAGGTAAATCAAGATTTATTATCGATTATGATGATATTGTAGGAACCCCTATAAATTATTTGTCTGAAAATATAGGTCTTGTAGCTTGTAATAATAAGGAGAATGGAAACAATGAAAGACAGATATGTGATATAGCTACCAAATACAGAGAAGACGGAACACAGGATTATATGGAACCAATTGATCATATTGGGTTGCCAGAAATGGAAGGAGACTGCGAAGTTCCCCATCGTCAAGAATCTATATTGTCTGCTCCAGTTCCACTAATAACAGGCCTTGTAGAAGATTATATCTATAAGGTTCTTAGCGAAATGGAACACGTCTCTACAGATTATCTATATACCACAGGAGGAGAAAATCAGAATAAGTATTCTGTGTTGTTTAATTACGAGACAATGGATTCTTTATCTGAATGGATGGAGAAAGCATTTTTTGGGTATAGCGCTGGCAGCATGTCAGGTGATGGCAATCAACACCTTTGTTCTGAGTTTTATCCATACTTACAACCTGGATCTGTTTTAAAAACCGTGTCTGATGCTATATACGTATTAGATACCATGCCTTGTACATGCGGATGTTATATTGAGAGTTATTGCTCTGATCCTACTGTGTCAAGAACTGATTATAACAACTTTCAGAATTATAATTATCTTCTTGGAAGTTATATTCTTCATATAGATGGATGGAGCCAAAAGATAAATGATGTAGGAGATTGGCGAGCCGGTAGATCTACCAGTACAGTCATAAATAATCAGTATAGATCAAAGAACGGACCCAGGTATTGTATTGAGCAATTTTGGCCTGAAGCTTCTGAGAAGTTGCAAGATATGATATATAAAAATTCGGATACCGGTATAGATGAAACTGATTGGAAATTTGAAGGGTATGTAAACAATGCTACATTTAATAATCCTACAGGGGATAAGCTTAATATTGGATTCGCATCTGAATTTGTGGTATGGAAGTTTGTCAGAAATGTAATGACAAATGCAAGATTTATTAGAATCAATAGACCAGAAGAGTGGGACATAGAAGGTTATAAAGACGAGAACAAAGTTCTTTATCTTGAAGCTCTTGGAAAGGTAGATGGCATAATGGATGCTGTGTCTACCAATTACGTTCGTGTTTCTTTTTGGAAGGATGTTGAAACATGGTCCCCTCTTGGAATAGTACCAGTTGAATTTGATAGACCTGAGTATGAATCATCTCATTCCGTTATTGTTAACATAGCAAGACCGGCTTTCGGAGAAATAAATGAAGAGTTTTTTGATTCTATAGGTCAAAATTATTTTTATGTTACAATAGAATCTCCTATTGTAGCAGTTCCTTGGATAATGACGTTTAGACAAATTCAATTTTGTTCTTATAAAAATTATGATACCCCAGAAGAAGAGGAAGAAGAAGGAAAGAAGCCTTCCCGTGCTATTCTTGGAGTCGCTTTTGCTACAGGTAAAACTATATATCCGTATATTTTTGGTATAAGAGAAAAGGAGGTAAATAAGATTGATTTGTCTGTGGATTCTATAACACTTAGATCAACTGTCTTATTTGCATCAAAATGTCAGACATGTGGAGATAGGCCCATCAATTGCAAGCCTCGTCCTTATAAATACGGGGATTTTGCATATTGGGAATCATCTGAGAAATATCCTGCTAATTTTGAACTTTATGATAGTAGCAGGATGAAAATAGACACAGGCAGATCTTATGGTGATCCAAAAAAATCAGAAGCTTATTCTAATATTATGAATAAGTTAACAGAATATTATGGTGCTCCTTTGTCAGACAAAAATGGATTATCTTATTTCAAGGGTCATTCTTATGGAGGGGTAGATACTTCTACCGTATTTTGCCAGCAACCTATACGTCATTACCGGTTTCCAGATAATAAGCATATACCATTCATGAACAGTGATGAACGTGGATATGACATAGCTTCTGAAATATATCCGGTAGGTATTATGGTAGATGAGAATACCATACAAGTGTTTTTGGATTTTGCAGTGGATTCTGGTTTGATTACGCAACAACAAAGAAATACGATTGTAGGATATGAACTGTATCGTGGAGACAGGAGGTTAAATAGGTCGGTTGTGGCTTCAGGATTAGCCTATGATATGCTTAGATACATAGGAGACGATGGTAATGTGAATATCTATCCTAATTACCCATATAATGACCTATCACAAGATCAATATAATTATACGTCTGGCAAAAGAGACGAGTTTATATCTCATCCTTTCGACAAAGGAGGAAACGTGTGGTATTCATTCTGTTCACCTGATATTTATTTCAACAAGCCAGAACTTCCAAATGAAGTATGTATAGACGGGTTTCAAAGAGGAATGTCTGTGGGCAGTTTCGTACCTGTAGAAGATCATCCAAAATGGACTATCTTAGGTCCTGCCGCATACACGATGGCTGCGTCGCTTGCCGCAGTTGAATCAAGTGCTACAATAGCAGCTATGATAGCAGAAGAGCTTCAGATAAGGGCGCAGTCTGGATACATAGGAGGGTCGGCCGGTCTTACCGGAGGAGGATTCCTGACTAATTTAAGCGTGGCCATGCTGTTTTCTTCAATGGTGTCAACCATCAGTCAGACTCTTGCTAAAGGCCCGATATTGTACGGTAAGTACCGTTATGATTGGCTTAATACGTTTATAAACAATGGACCAAGACGTAATCATGCATGGTATTATACTTCTGTGGGATTATATAATTCAATGATAGGCATAACAGATCAGGATAAGTATGAACGAAATTTTGCCCGTGGTTTATCTTCTGTTAAGTACATTAAGTCTGGCGTATATCCGATGATGGATGCCAGTATGTCTTCTAAATGGGGAACCGGTAGAAATGATAATGAGGGACGTTTCTTATTCGTTAATAATATAGATCGTGAATCTTCGTTATTTTTATCATTTGGTGATCCAGGTGAAAAAGGAGATGGTAAATCGAAATATTTATTGGAATATCCGAACTATGTTTACAATTACGACAGTAGCCGCATAGATGATTCGGTTATTGCTGGAAGTGATGTTGTAGCAGGAAGAACATTCGAGCAATCCAAAACAGTATCGTACATCTGTTCTCCGTATATGAGACTTATGCGATATAGGCCGGATCAATATGGACAGATAGAAGATATAAAATGGATTTCCATAGGTGGATGTGGCTTTTTCACTAATGAAAAGAAACTGATGTTCGGTGGCGATACGGTAATGACAAGATTCTCATTAAAAAGAAAATTCCCTGTTTTTTATAATAGCGCTTTTGGTATTGGAGACATGATACCATTCCCATACATGGATTACAGAAATGTAGGGTATCCAAGATATTTTGTTAATTATGATACCGGAGAAGACGCTCTTGAGACAATAGATAACGAACGTTTCAATAGCTGGACATCATCTAATAAAGGAAGATACGCTTTTTATCCAAACAGGAAGAGCTTATACGAATTAAATGGTGACACATCCGGCAGGTACGTTAATGGAAGATTTTATACATGGTTCTATGGCATTCCTCAGTTCCTTGTAGAGTCTGAAATAAATTGTAATTTCAGATTAGAGGGACCTCAGCCTCATGAACTATTCTACCCAAAAGTAGGAGATTTCGTTTGGTGGACACAAGAAAAGAACGTGTCTATCCATAGGGATAATGATTACAAGATAAGTCCTATCTATTCGTCGAGGATGACACTAACACCAAATGTATTGCCGGCAACATACGAACGACGTTTTTATGATTGTGCTTACCAACGTCCTAATGGTGTTATATGGAGTAGGGCTGACGTATCTGAAAACAGTCAAACAGATCCGTGGCTAACGTATAAGCCTATGGACTATCATGAGTTCCCAACCAGCAACGGTAAGCTTATTCACATGAAGCGTATTGAATCCGATCAGATCCTTGTCAGGTTCGAGGACCAGGTTTCGCTTCACAATGCCATAGACGTAATCAAGGAGCGCACCTCCCCAGGGCAGGCTGAGATGGGCACCGGCGGTCTGTTCGCGTCCCGGCCTCTGGAGTACAACACGACCGACCTTGGTTATTCTGGAACCCAGAGCACTGAAATAATTAGTTCAGAGTTTGGTCATTTCTGGGTAGATACTAAAAGAGCACAGGTGTTTATGACCGACCCGAACGGACGTAATCTTAAGGAACTTAGTGTAGGTGTCAGACATTGGCTTAAGCGTCATCTTCCGTTTAAGATCCTTAGATACGGAATAACTAATATCTTAACCGGTACAGAAATGACAGAAGAAGATACGGATAATAAATTTATCGGTCTTGGTCTGTCTCTTGGATGGGATAATAGGTATAAGAGGGTACTTATCACGAAAAAAGATTATATACCTGTTAAGAACCCGGCATATTACAAATATGATGGTGGAAGGTTCTTGTACAATGAAACAGAGGTGTTGTCAAACGATAAAGAAATATCCTTAAAAGACGAACAGTATTTCAAGGATGTGTCGTTCACTATCGGATATTCGTGTCTGAAGCAAGAATGGATATCGTATTACTCATTCTGCCCTGACTATTATATAGAACAGCAACAATATTTCCAGACAGGTATAAACTTCCCGGCATCAGACGAAGAAGGTGGTTTATGGAGCCATTTGCTGACGAATAAGAGCTTCCAAACATTTTATGGAACAACATATCCATTTATATTAGAAGTTCCGATAAAAGAGAAATATAATGGTTCTACGCTGGCTTCTGTTGAGTATGAGCTTGACGCAAGGAAATACGTTGATGATGTGAATTACACACTTGACAGGAAAGTAGGTTTGGATACGATAACTATCTACAACGACACAAACAACTCAGGTGAAATTCATCTTGTTCCAGAAGAAAAGAATAATTTAGCGCAACGTATATCGTATCCGAAGATCGTAGGCGACCATACCGAGGTTCTGGATACTGAAGTATATAGAAGACATAAGTTAAATGACTTCTTCAACAGGGTTGACGATGACCGATCTGAAACACCTATCTGGATCAAGGACGATAACGATATAAATAAGTCAGTTAATCCTGATTCTCTTAATTTCAGACGGTCATGGCTGGATAGGTTAAGAGGAAGTTGGATGCTGATGAGGATAAAGAAAGTAATTAGCAACCGAAAGATTATATTTCAGTGGTTGATTTCTGAGGATAAGATTAAGAATAGATAAATTACAATATTTAATAAGTTGAAAATAAGTAGTTTTTATTTTGTAATTTAATAATAATAAGAATATGATTGAAGAAATTAAGAAAATAAAAATATAATCATTAATTTTGCTTCAATTGTAGTTTTCATTGTGAACAATTTTAATAGCGTAGCCGAGGAAGTGCGTGAGCATATCTTCGGCTTTTTTGTTTATATTTGTTGAAAAAAACAAATTGTTTTATTGTAAGTATCTTAACATTAATAACAGTTTTGATGTCGGAGAAGATGAGCATGCTGCCTATTTGATGGGATGGATGGTTGATAAGGTTTGTGATGCTTATCATAAATTTAAGAAGGAGGAAGAAAAATGAAAGAAAAGGAATTTGATTTTGTGATATATCCACTAAAGTTGATTATTACCATAGGGTTAGATTACAAAACACTGTGTGATCGTTTTGAGAATGCAGAACCGGATCACGAAGGAGAGTGGGGAAGTGAAAGTGGTTTAGATTCAGAAGTCTCTTTTATGAATCTTGTTCGTGATAAGGGAGATGATAGAGCTTTTAAGTTATTATGGAATTTTCAAAGTGAGAATGATATGACTATGCGAAACATATGTCATGAATCATTTCATGCAGCTATGTCGGTATGCCAACATTGTAATATGTCTCTTGGCTTTAAGGTGGGAGAAGATGAACACGCAGCTTACATAGCCGGATTTGTTGGTAATTGCGCAGGTGAAATGTTTGGATTCTTAGAGGAATAAAAAGATGGCAAAGAAAATTAAAAATTATGTAAAGGACAAACAACCAAAAACATTATGGAATAAAATTGGTCCGTTTGTAAAACTTAGAGAATATCTGGCATCTAATATAACACCTGATGTGTATGCTAATGAAAGAGGATTAAAAACCAAAATAATGGAATTTTTTGGTCAAGATGTTCCGAAAGCCAATGTAGATGATTTTAGTCAGAATCTTTGGTTTAGATTCTTAAACCAACCAAATAATCTGAAAGAAGAAAATGGGATTGTCAGAATACCAGACAATATCAAATCCATTATATCTGACAGGATAAATGGTGGGTGGGAGAAAATGGCTAAAAAATATGGAAGGGAGCTTGATTCTTTAGATAATAAGATAATTGATGGAAAAGTTGCAGGCAAGGACGTATCTGATTTGGAGGAGTTAAGGGATGTAACAAGTAGGAAACTTGGAATGGTGGAAGAGGGGATAGATCTCTTAAAAAAAGCCAGAACCGGAGAACATCAGGTATTTAACGAATATAATTTTATACCGGATGCTTACGGAGATTTAAATGATTTATCAGGCTTATCAAGTTTTACCATGTACCGTGATGATAGAGGTAGGATGGTTGTGAAAGATAAGTACGATTTTTATAGAAGCGATCAACCTTTTGGTGTTGGGGTTGTTACTAAGACTCTTGATACAATAGGATATCCTTTTGAAATAAGGGATTATGTAGAAGATAAAATCCCATACGAAGAGAATGATCCAAACAAGATCCTGTTTAGATCCATTATTGATTCAAAGAATGATTTGGATAAAAGGATGGAGATAAGATCCAAAAAACAAGGAGGGGATTCTTCTAAGCCGGAAATAGATTGGGATTTACTCAAATCCAAATATGAAAATATGAAGCGTGTGGGTAAGGGTACGCACCGCACTATGGACGTAGAAGGGATGAATATGATCTATGATGCTTTATATGATAAAGGTTTTAATCAACGCCAGATAGAAGCCGTACTTGGAAATATTATTGAAGAATCTGGTGGAAACCCCTACGCTGTATCTGAGGATGGAAAATTTAGGGGACTTTTTCAAGAATATTACAAAAGATATCCGCCAAAAGAGTTTGAAAGAGATAAAGAGAGATTTAAGAGCGATAAGCGTGGATATATCGACTATATGATAGACAGATTTTATGATCATGTTCAAGATGCTGGGATGTATAGTATAAAGGATACTAAATATGATAAAGCCATTCATGCAGTAAACGAATTTATGTCAGAAGATCCAGATACGGATTATTCGTATCCACTTGTATATGCTTTTGAAGCTCCATCAGATAAAGAAGGGACTTATAAAAACAGAAAGAGCGTATCAAATTTGATAAGTCAATCTTATGTTTTGGATAATGTTGATAAAAATGATAATACTATTGTTGATGCTATTCTTGGAATAAAAAATGATCTTGAGCTACAAGACTCTATTTCCACTACAAGAGGTGAAGCCTTTAAAGAAGCCAGAAAAAGAGGTCTTAAGGAATTTACATGGAATGGAAAGAGATACAATACCAACATCAAGAAGGAAGGTGGCGTAGTTGGCAAGCAGCGTGAAGCATATGAATACTTTACTAATAAGCGCGGCATGTCCAAGATACAGGCGCTCGCCATCATAGGTAACCTCATGGCTGAATCCGGCCTTAAAGATGACATATACGGAGACAACAGAACATCATACGGCATACAGCAATGGCATAATGAGCGCATGGATAAGCTATTCAAGCACGCCAAAAAGAAAGGTCATTCTACACCAACATTCAAAGACCAACTTGAGTTCTTGGCTGACGAATACGAAGGGAAAACCGGATATTCTAATTTCTTATACACAAGAAAAGGAAAAGAAGGACCAGGGTATTACAACTACAGCCGGCAGGACTTCATGAACGCCGATAACCTTAAAGATGCTGTAGTAGCTTGGAACCAAGGAGCAGGACGTCCTCATAAGAGTGTTATAAGAAACGATGACCGTTATAATTATGCTATGGAGGTTGCTAAAAATCTTGGTTTGGAAATTGAAGAAAATTCCGTATCTTCGTATGGTCAAATGGGATTCGGAGATGATGCTGAAATAGCAGCATCGGTAACACTTCCAGAGGTAGAAGTGGCAGCCGCCCTTCCTAACCCGGAAGCCCAGTCCCAGGAGGGACAGTCCGAGGAAGAGAGATTCCGTACATGGACTGAAACGTATGGTAAAGACATCATAAATCATTTACTGACGTTAGACGGGAAAAAGGATGGTGATGACAGTGATTACAGCATGATGTATAAACAGCATGAAAAAGAAAGCGAAGAGGATAAGAAAATGGCTTTGATTAATGCCGTGCTTCCCAATATACAACTTCGCATTAAAGGCGTCACTGATAATTAGAACAAGATTGTTTTATTTCTCATATTAATAAAGCGAAGCCGGATTTGAGACTCGTTATGCGGATACCGAAGGTTGAAGAACGATATCAAGATAATCCGGTTTTTTTGTGCGATTTCGTGAAGGATGGAACTATCATCGCCTTGGTTTAACAGAACAGACCTACGTACTTCCACTGTCCTGACGGGCATGGACGCCCGTCTCGCCTACAAACCTGCCTAATTCTCCACTGGCTACCTAATATAATTATTAACGTCACTCCATCACCTATCTCCCTTCAGTCGATAGGTTCAGTCGTTTTTAAATATTATATGTTTTTTCGCATCGTTCCCTTCGGTCACGATACTCAATCTTTTAACACAATTAGGCTAACAATACAATGACGGAAAAAGTAATTTGTCAATCCGTTCACTCACTTAACTCCCTTCGGTCGTCAAGTTCATTCACTGTAAACAATTATATGAATAAATGATAAAGTATATAAAATAATATAAATAATATAATGGATAAGATCATTGAAAATGGTCTTAATATTAAGGAAAACGAAGACTATTCATAGGCGTAGTTTTAATTCAAGATTTGTTGTCCCACCCCTGACGGTCAGGCGGTTACGTTCAGAGCCGTTTTCCCGTCTCTTATCCAAACCGTCATAAAACAAAAAACCTTGTATCCTATTTCTCTCAAACCGGATACAAGGCCGTGCATTTTCTTCTTTGAGCGTATGATGAAAAACCATATCTTTGCACTAAAACAACAAAAATAATATGGACACAAAGTTAAAAGAAATAACAGATCCTCACAAGTTACACGACAAGCTCTTTAAGAAAGAGCAGGTCTCTCCGATAGAAGTTATATACAATAGCTTCAGCAACTTAGGGTACAACGTAGTACGCCGTCCAGCCGGTCAGTGTTTAGGCAATTTGAGATATTTTAATCTATTTTATGACAAACATACTCATCATTTTTATCAGAAAGACAGGAAGTTGAGATATTGTAGCAATTTTCTCATATCTGATTATTGGAAAGATAGAGTGCGATGTTTCATAGTTTGGAACTTTGGTTTTGGAAGATTCTTCCCATACAATGACTTCATAGAGGCTATGGTTTATGACTATCTTCGATATGGAAGAAAGTCAGTTCCTTATCTTAAAAGCGTGCAAGAGGCTGAAGAAAAGTGTGTAAGGTTCTATATCCGGTCTCAGATAGATATGCTTCGTAAGGAAGGATATGCTGCTTATAGGGCTAAGTTCAAGGAAGAACGTCCTCAGTATTTTATTGGAGACGATAGGACGGTGTTTAGATGCCTTGATAGCTCTTTGAAAAGAGAAGAAAAAATCGCTGCATGTGTAGCTCATAAAAGGACTTTGAAAGAAGGGATAATGGCTTCCTTCATCAATCACCTTAAGAAATATCCTACCACCTTGTATTCGTGGTTCTCGTCAGAGGTAGACAGCGAAGGAAAGAATAGGATTTGTCTATCTGAAAAAGCCATTAATTATCTTAATAAGAGACTGGTTCGCAATGGATTAAAGGCTCTTTCTGCATCATATCTTTTTAGAACGTTTAGAAAAATGGTGAAGACCTTGTTCGGTTTCAATGTCAGGTCGTTCTTGAATAGCTGTCTGATGTCTGTTTCAACAGAAGAGGTTTTAACCAAATCTATGAAGAAAGTAGTTTCCAAGACAGTGCTGTTTTTGTACAAGAGAGCGCTTAAGAACTATCGCCGGGCATGCGGTTTTAAGTACGACCCTGATTTTTAAACGTATCCCATAACGTTGGATTTTCTCGTTCGTTTCTCTTATCTTTGTGAAAAAAGATGATATGAGATTACGAATCATAAAAAATCGTCCGGTATTCGCTCCTGGTGGTAGTGTTCAGGATGTTACACAACAGGCTGATACGACATCTAATCCTTATATTGATATGGATATGTCCAATGTTCCTGGTATGAGTGAGATAAATTCGGAAATAGACATGATGGAGGCAGGATTTGACAATATTATAGGTCCTGACTATTCTACTATAAAAATGCAAGAACCTTCTATTCCGACTATGAATGTAAGTAATAACAATACGTTCGATCCTAAGTCTATGCCCAAAGGAACTATTGTTAGTGTTGATAAAGAAGAAAATCAATCAAAAGAAAAGCGATCACAGGATGGAAATCCTCTCGATCCTATGACTATCCCATATTACTCACCCGACCTAACCAGCAGAGCTCAGATGTTCGGATCCAGCCTTGGCAGGATACGAGCTGGTAATAAGGTGGGCGCTAACGTGGCTCAAGCTGCCTTATCTGGTGTTAGTTTAGGATTAGGTCTTACCCGTAATATCATGGGAGCTTCATCTGCTGCATATGCTGCCAGCAGAGACGAGCAGGCTGCAAGGGAAAAACTTGCCAAGGAGCGTCGTCAGCAATTCATCAAGTGGGAACGTGAAGGTGGTGGCGTGAATTTAGGTAACGGTCAGAAGATGGATACGTCTGATATGACCGGCGAATATATTTATCCTCTTCCTAAATCTATGGAGGATAATGCTAACGTAGAGATAGAGAAAGGCGAGTATGTGCTGACGCCTGATTCAGTGGGGCCTATGGAAGCTAAAGGAAACAGGCATGAGAATGGAGGCACGCCAGTTGATTTACCGGAAGCTTATATTGTTTCCGATTATCGTAAGATAGATGATGAGTTCGCCTCTTACGTTAGAGAAAACTACGGTATTAAGGCAACGTCTAAAGATACGTATGCTACACTCCTTGATCGATATAAGAAGAAGATCGGTTTGTCTGATAAGTACGAAGATCAGGAGCGTGTATATAAGAGATTAGAGAAAAATGAAGATGTAAAAGATAAAAATACATCTAATCTTAATGCTTCTATTCTTTCCAAGTACGTCAATGAAAACCAGAAAGAGATAGACGAGCTTGAAGCACAATTTCGTTCTTTCGCTGAAATCGTTTATGGCAAACAGGAAGAATCTAAGCGTAACGAGAAGATGGATGCTTTCTTCAGGGATGGCGGGGTTGTTGATCTGAATCAGGTAAAGAAACAAGCCAAGGCTTTTAATATTGCAGAATCAGATGCCAAGAACTGGATATATGACGAGTATGTTAAGCAAACCAGGAAAATGGCTGAAGGTGGACCTACTCAGAAGGAGCTGGAGGAACTTAGAAAGAATGCTATCGGCTACAATAAGCTTATCAATCAGTTATTTGGACGAACTCTTAATATGACTATATCTGATGTTAGTGGTCGTGAGCAGATTCTTAATCCCGATTCCAGTGTCAATGCCAATCAGAATCTACAACATAGAAGCAATTTAGGATACGGAAGGGTAAATGATAAGGCGGTATCTAATTTGCTTGATGTAAACCGATGGGCTAACAAGTACAATACGGATGGTGATTTTGATACAGAAGGTTTCCAGAAAGGATACAACAGGCAATTAAATGCATTGTGGGCGTTAGCTGATGTAGGTGCTATCACGAATGCTGATGCAGCCAAGAAATTCAGAGATGAGTACGGATTCTGGGGCCAGGATGCCGGAAGCTACAGAGGTAATCAGGCTTATAATTCATTTGCCGTAGATGATAAGTTTGGTCAGACAACAGCCACCCGTTCTTATTATGGATTGGACGTTGTTTCGGCAGAGCAAAAAAGATTGTTAAACGAAAAAGGAATTAAGAATTATGTTGACTTATTTGGTGATAAATCTGATGCCGCTAAGAAGATTCTGGGCTCCGATTATAATAAGTTTGTTGCTTTAAGAGATAGTGGGTTAATGCCGGAAATAGACTTCGTTCTTGAGTCTGTTAAACCAGAAATGAAGCCTATTGAGGCCGGTCCCATAGCACCAGACCTTACACCGCCTAAGATTGGATCTCCTGGAAGGATAGAGGTAAAACCGAAAGCAAGTACGCCTGCGACTGCAACCGACACCGATACAGAGGAGGTGGTTGAAGACAACGGACCTAAAGGACAGGGCAGACCGGCGGCGTTCGGTCCTATCTTCCCGGAAATGCTAAGAACCCTTGACACTGGCTTGGAGATAGAAAGCCTGGAAAGACATCAGGCTCCGAGAATAGACCCGGTTCTTCAATCTGCTGATCAGTATATCAACGAGCTCAACCGTGCGACATCGGCTCAGTTAGACGCAGTAGGTGACGTACCCGACTCCCAGCGAGCTGCTATTCTGGCTAATATGAACGCCATAGCTGGAAGCAATATAGCCAAGTACGTTAATGAAGTAAATTTCAATAACGCAAGGCAAATAAACGAAGCTGATAGATTCAATGAAATGGCTTATGTTCAGACAGACGATAAGAACATAGCGGAAAGGCAACGTTATGAATCTGGATTATTGAAGGCTATGGCTATAAGGGATGAAAATCTTGCTCGTTATTATGATAGCATAAACAGCGAGATACAGAATAAGTTCAATGTTCGTACATCGTTGAATACCATAGCTTCCATAGCTCCGAATATGAGAATGCTTCCAAGTGGTCAAATTGTTTACGTTCAAGGTGATCAGGATGTGATGAATATGGGTGATTATTCCACTCCTTACTTGAGAAGTTTAAATGAAGAAGATGATGAAACTAAAAGAAGAAGGAGGACCAAATAGTGGCTTCACAATATAGTATTTTAAGGCAATATGCCCCGTATGTTAGTCCTTACAACATAGATCTTGTTAAGGACGTCATGATGTACAAACAGCAGAAGGTTGATGCTGCTCGTGAAAAGATCTATACCCAGGTAGATTACCTTATGGGTCAAGAGATAGATAAGCCTGAAGCCCGTGCTTATATGGAAGATAAGATGTCAGGTGTGATTGCTAACATCAATCAAAAATTCAAAGGCGTGGATCTTTCTTCTGATGGTGTTACGAGAGCCATACAAGGAGAGATTAGTTCGGTGTTGGATGATACGGTCATTAACGCGATTGCCGGCACAAAAGAAGGCAAGAGGGTCATGAAGGAAATAGAATCTATAAAACAGAATCATCCTGAACTTTATTCTCCTATTAATGAATGGCATGCTTTGGATCCTTATTACAAATGGAGGTCAGATGGTAAAGCAGGATCAAGGTTAGGAGGTCTTCATTATTCTCCTTATGTCGATTATACTAAGGAGATAAATAAGCTGGTTAGTGACTTTAGGAAAAATAACGAAGGCAAGAAGATTCAGACAACAGAATATGATGTTAAAGGTAATCCTACTGGTGGTATTATAGAAGTTAATGTAGATGAACTTACAGATTCCCAGATAAGGAATTTTGTGTCTGCTAACTTATCTGAAAACATGAGGAATCAGATGAGAATAGAAGCATCGTACATGGCAGCCACCAATCCGGTGTTCAGTAATCCGGATTTGGTTAGTCAATACATTGGGTCTTATGTCGAAAGATACGATAGGCACATAGGAGCATTGGAAGCAAAAAAGAAATCAGTGGGGGATAATAAAGATATTATTGATCGTATTGACAGTCAGATACAGGAAGCTAAAAATCAGAAAGCAGAAGCCAAGAGGGAGGCAGATATGATAATAGCTTCGTCAGATCCGGTAGCGGCCGCTAATTTTGTTGTTACCAATAATCTTTTCGATAAGATGACTGATGCATGGAGATACGACAATACAAGTTTTGAAAGGAAGAAAGATGATCTTTATTTTGCAAGGTTGGCAGAGGATAGGGCTCAGCAAAAGTTTTTGACTGATAATGCTAAGTCTATGGTTGAAATATCGTTGGCAAAAGAGCAGCTTGCTCAGGCCAAGATTGAAACCGAATACATGCGTACTTACGGTGCCAAGATGGGAACTGAAAGCTCATCCGCAGGCACGACAGGCGCAGGCGGTATGAGAGTGCCTATGGCTCCTATGGACGGGCCTACGGCTATTAACTCTGGAACAGGTAAGACGGGATCTGTTAATTTGGCCAATATTCCTTACGAGTTACTTAAATCTCATTCTACAGATCGTAAAGCCAATTTATTGAAATTATATAACTCATTATCTCCTACAGATAGAAGCAATATCGTTGCAGCATCATACGAAGAAGAAAAAACTGATCCAGGATTGTATGCTAATATGACTCCTGAAGAGCGGATATATTCTTATTTGAAAAACAATGGAGGTCAGAAAAACGGATATTTCGGGCAAGGCAATAACAGATTATCTGAAGCTTATGATGCTTTACTTCTTTCTGATTCTAAGGCAAATGGAGCTACAAAGGCTATAAATAACATAACTGATTATCAAATCGATAATATAGTTACTGAAAAAAATAAGGATATTATCAGGAAAGTTCGTAATGCTAAGTTTATGAAAGGAAATTCTTTTATAAATCTTACCGATACAGATGATAAGGCTGGAGCTTTCCTACTCGCCACGGCCATAACAACTGGCGTATCTGATGCTGTAGGGTTTAGAGAGTACATGATGGATCCTTCGAGAGGAATAGATATTCTTAGTGCTATATCTCCGTCATTAGGAGCTAAGGCGAGTGCCGGCAAGTTGGGGAAAAACATATCTGATGCTATTACAGGCGAGGATAATGGTTCTTCTACTGGTACGTTGGCTCTTATTAATGGAATGAAGAAACTTAATGGTGATCCCGATTTTAATATATCCGATTATATGACTATAGATAAGGATGGTGATATAGATCTAAAAGATTATCAAGAAGGGGAGCCTTTGACTATTACTCAGTTAAGATATGCTGAGAAAAATAGTAGGGTGTCTGACATGATAGCAGGTCAGATGCAGAACGAGATAAAAATGTCTGTATCTCCCGATCAGATTTCTGATATTTTGTCTCAGTATCATTACCTTGATTCTTACAAAAGATACAATTGGAATGCTGATTCACCTGAAAAGTCTTTGCAGAAGGCTCAGTTTAGAAGATTGTCTGGTTACATGGCAGGAAAGGTAAATAATCTGGATCCTACTGCTATTAATACCATCAATATGGACGCCGAGATAGATAATGGCACTGTCAGAAGGTTCTTGACTGCTCAAGTAGGGTCCGGTAAAAACTCTTATGTTACAGAAAGGGTTGAGATTACGAATGACGAGCTTCTTAAGGCAGGTATAGATCCTTCGGTTGAGGAGCGCAATTATCCAGTAGATGGTTACAAATCAAGTTTTGGAACCTGTGATTTTGTAGATACCGGAAAGAAGGAGGGCTATTCTTATGATAAGTATCTCATACGTAATGGTCTTCCCCGTTTGGCTTCTAAGGCTGATGTCAAGAATGATCTTTATGATATAGTAAAGGTGCATGGTTCTTATCTTAAGCCCGAGGAAATGAATGTTGTTAAAACCCTTGTTGATAATTTCATTGATATGTCTGATAACATATCAGTTCAGTTGGAAGGAATGGATGACAGGGGTTCGAGAGAGGTAGCGGTCAATTTCTATGATAAAAGGACTAAAAATTCTAAAAATCCTGCATTGTTGTTCTCGGATTTTGTTCCTTTGGATCCAGGTAATGATGAGTATGCGGATTACTGGAATAGCATTCACCAGAAGTGTCCTCAGTATTTCTTTGTAAAATACGTGAAGGAGGCTGTTCAAGAACGTCTTGATCAGATGAGGGATCCGTATATGAGAGGAATAAATATCACGCCCAATATGAATGACAAGTTTAGTAAGTTGAACGATTTTTTGCAGAAAATTTATGGCTGACAATAATATAGATAGATATAATCCTGCTGCTAAAACCACTTACGAAGATGTGGCAAGGCAAAGGAAATTAGCCGAAGAAGAGAATTACACTCCGGCTACATTACCAGAGACGACAACGCCTCTGGTTCCTAATTATATGCCTGGTGAAGGTGTGTATGCCCAACCTAAATTTCCGGATTACGCATCAAGGATAGCTGCTGCCGAATACGAAGAGCCGTATATAGCCAAGGAGATAAGCAACAGCTACTCGGAGGCACTGGCTCGTAACAGCTACAGGGGGGCTACACCTGTCCCGCCGCCTCTTAATCCCTATGGACCGAAGGTAAGTATCCGTGAAAGTCATCAGATGGGTAATGATGGGGTATGGCGTACAAAATATCCCAACTATATTCCGGGTATAAATAATGAGGATTATTATGCCAGGAGACAGAGCGGATGGAGTAAGTTTTGGAATGGTGTAGGCAAATTCGCTTTAAAGTCTGCATTGTACGGTGCACAAGGAGTTGTGTCATTGCCTGACAAACTTATCAATATGGCATCTGAGGGAAGTTATAAAGCTGCGTTAAACACTAACATGGATAAGTTTGTAGGTGATCTTGACCAGCAAATAGATATGCTTCTTCCTCATTATTACAAGAAAGAGGTAGAAGATTATAATTTCGGTCAGAAGCTTTTTAAGGATACTGGTAATTTCTTATGGAATGATGTCCTTGGTAACGGTATGTCTTTTACCGTAGGAGCCATGATATCAGCGTACATGACCGGAGGACTTGGAGTTGGATCATTGGGTAATATAGGTGCTAAATTAGGTGGAAGAATCGGAGCTAAGTTGGCAGCAAGGCAAGCTGCCAATAGAGGTATAGGAAGTCTCAAAAGTGTGTTTAACGACTATGTAAGGAAAGGAGTTGCTACCGGGAGGAATGTAGGAGAGGCTGCTAAGACCATGACGTTGTTGGCTACCAGTGCCGGCTTTGAGTCATCGGTTGAAGCAAATTCTTTTATGAAACAATCCGAATCCGACTTCAAGGATTATTATCGTAAAATTTATGGTCGTGATCCTAATGCTGAGGAAATGGCTGTTTTTCGTAATTCTAATGCTGATGTAGGTAGTGCGATATTTGCAGCTAATATGGGTATAGTAGGATTGTCCAACTGGCTCTTGTTTGGTAAATACATAGGATTAGGAGGAAAGGCTATACCAGGACTGGAAAAGAAACTTAATAAGCATCTATTTGGATTAGGGACGGAAGTTACAAAGCCAGGAGAGATGGCTATTAAGATAACCAACCCTAACATAGGACAGAAGATAGCTGGTAATGTTTTCAATATCATGAAAAGACCGGTGTCTGAAGGCTTATGGGAAGAAGGGTCTCAAGGTGCTGTCCAGAACACGGCTGAAGAATATGTTAAGTCAAGATATGACAATGTGGCTATGAATGGAGCCGTCGATGTTCTTGATGCTATTTCTGACGGATTTAAAAAACAATATACGTCTAAAGAAGGATGGACTGAAATAGGAATCGGTGCTATTATCGGTTCTTTATTCGGCATGAGAGAAGGCTTCTTTGGGGTAAAAGAGTATAGTAATAGTCAGATATTACTGGAGAGGCAGGTGGATGAATACAACAAAGCATCTTCTAATCTTAATACGGCGGCTTTGAATACGTTGAAGAAGTCAATGAGTTTAGGTCCGCAAGTTCGTTCTGATGTTCAGTCTATGACCGGTAAGGAACTTGATGATGCTATGTTTGAAAAGATGTCTATTGACAATCAAATGGGGACCTTAGAGGATTCGGCTGAAAATTTCAGGCAGATGGTTGATATGATGCCTATTTCGGAAATAGCCGAAGCTAACGGAATGTCTTTGGAAGAGGCGAAGAAATACAAGGATTCTATTATCGATAATTATAATAATCGTCTTTCTGATTTCAGATCTGCTCAAGGTTTTGCCGAAGATCTTATAGGTGATGATTCTAAGATCGAATTTAGAAAATACGTAGCTCGTAATGCCTTCCTTGGCCTTCAATCAGAATCAAGGATGAAAGACATAGCTTCTGTCATAGAAACTCTTTCGGGGCAGCCTCGCGTGGCGGATGCGCTAAGTACGTTTTCCCGGCTGTCGGGTAGAGCGAGGGAGCGGGCTATGGCTATCCGTGGCATACGGTCAAGAATAGAAGAACTTGAATCCGAAATAGAAGATCTTGCTACTCGTCCTCGTAACGTAGATGGAAAAGACCCACAAGCTGAATCCATACAACGAAAAACTAAAGAATTGGAAGATCTTAGAACCAATTACAATAATTCGTTGTCTGAGTTATCAACGTTAATAGGAAAAGAGTTTTCGATAGAAGAGTTGGTAAGTAGAACCGAATCTGTTTTATCATCACCTCTTTCTCCTATAAGTTCACAAGATGTAATAGAGGCCTATGATACGCTTGTAGCTTTTGATGATTATTTCAATGTAAAATCAAGACAGGAAAAGAAGTTTACGGCCAAAGATAAAGCCATGAGATCCTTGGTAAATGAATACCGCAGGAGTTTGATGGATTATAGGAATATGAATAACTTCTTATCTAAGATGCTTGATAAAAGATTCTTAGCTGAGGAAAACAGGGGGTTTTCAAAAGCGCTGTCTTCTCTATGGTCTACTCCTTATAAGGGGGATGACAAGGTTCCTGATTTTGCAGAGCCTAATAAAGTTGGTGAATATGACACTGATGAGGTAGTAGATCAAGCTGTGTCAGAAGGTAAGATTTCGGAAGACGAAGCTTGGACTATCAAGGCTTTTATGCATGCTCTTGATAGAGTAAGGGAAGATAGGATGAAGGAGGCAGAAGATGATATAAAAGAGTCACCGCTTACGGAGTCTGTATCGGATGAAGATTATGAGGCTGCTATGGATAATCCTATTATGGTTCCGGTAGTAAGGCAGTCTATAATTGATAAACTATATACAGGTAATGCCGATCTTCTTACTGCGAGAGAAAAAGATGTGTATGATAAATACAAACAAGATTTTGATGATTATGTATCGTCTTTAGGTGATAGTCCTGTTAATCTCATTAAATCATTATCTGAAAAGGCTGACAGGCTTACAAGTCCGAGATCAGTATATGAGGAAAATAAAGCTATTATTGATATGGCTAAGTCTAATTTGGAGCCAGATCAAAGAAAGGAGCTTGATGATGCTATTTCTTCGTATGTTGATATAATGAACAGGCGGGACAAAGGAGAGAAAGTTGACGAAGATAAACTTGCAGATTCGGTATTTACCATAGAAGATCTTGGCCAGGTTGGAAATATCACGGACCTCCTTCCTTATATCGAGCAAAACAGGATTATTGATAAAGGTCGTATCTCTGAATCTACGTTAAGTAATTTCGGGGAGGATGATGCTAATATAGATTCTCTTGTAAATGAATTAGACGAATCTGATAATACGCCGGGAGCCAATATAGATAGCGCCCAGAATCCAGAGACGTTGATGGTTAGAAGAATCTCTAATGATGGCAATGAAAGGTATGAAATTGCGGGTCTTAGAGCCGATAAATTTATATCTTCCATAAAATCATTGGTTCCTATTCAAATAAGCTCTGAAACGAACGCTAATGGCACTAAAAGGTATTCTCTTAACATAGGTGGAGAAACGGCTACTATAATTGAACTTCCTTATCATGCGAGATGGTCTATAGATAAAGAATCGGCTCGTGTTCTTAACCGTTACACAGATGTGTCTATTCAGGACGTGGGTAATTCCTATTCTTTGGTTTATAAGCGTCTTGATTCAGATGAGTTGGTTCCGTACAGAACGGGTGTCGGATTCGGAGAGAATGAAGTAGATAAAATAGATCAGGAAGCATTATCTTCTTTGAAAAAAGGAGATAAGGTTAATCTCGAAATAGATGTAAATGATACCTATAATCAGTCTCTTTTTGCCGAATACAATGATGCTGTTCAGTCCGGTGATAAAAAAAGAATAGAATCTGCTGAAAATAAGCTGGTATCCAATATGGTTATCAAGGTCATGAGTGGAAACAGATTCGTTTCTGTTGTAAAAGCTGACACAGGAGGCATAGATGGTATAAGTAAAATAAGAAGAACGGCTTTTAACAAGTGGAAGAAGGACGCCGGCCGGTCAGCTACCATCGGCGTCGGCACGCATGTTGTTGCCCAGACCCTTCCTGGAAGACCGGTGTTTAACATGAGAGTAAACGGTCAAGGATATGGCCAGGTAGAAAATCTCCCCATTACCGAAAAAGGTGCTGAAAAAGTATCTGATGTCGGATATGTATTAAATGGCAAAGTCGTGCTTAAGAACGGATCTAAATACACAGGCTTCCCATTTGCTTATTCTATATTAAATGACAAGGGGAATAATTACAAAAATGTAAGAGTTCCGGTAGTTGTCATCAAAGGTAAAAACGGTCTTAATTATCTTTTCCCAGTTAGCCTGCGTTCTGTAGAATCAGAGGAAGGGCAGAAATGGATGTCTTTTATAGATATGCTGCTTGAATCTGGTGATTCTGAATTGCTACAGATGGGTCAAGATGATATACAAGATCTTAATGCGTATCTAACCAAGTTAGGCCTTGATCCGGCTTCGTATCAAGTATCGTATTTGAATCCTATTTCAGGGCTTAGAAAAGCTCGTGAGGCTATAGAAAAATTATCTACGGTTCCTGATGTTGTTAAGTGGGTAGAAGATGGAAGTAGGAGCGTGAAAGACATTGTGACGTCTGAAGTAGAATCTGGAATAGATTTCGAAGGTGAGATGTTTGTCGCTCCTAAGATCAGGATTCAGTTTGGCAAATCATCTTCCAGGCCTAAATCGCTTATAGAGGATGATCTTCCTTTCTCTGATGAGGGTAAGACCGTTACTTCTAAGGTAGAAGATGTGGAAGTTTATGAAGAGGAAATGCCAGAGGAAGGGGCTGCCCGGGAGACTCAGCCGGCGCCATTAGCTCAGCCGGCTCCTGCGGCACAAGCTACGCAGTCTTTACCTGGCAAGAAGCGTACCTCCAGGAAAAACTTCTCTCTTATGTTAAACGAAATAGAATCTCATATAGAAAAAGAAGGATTGCCGTCTTATGCTAATATTTTTGATTTTATAGCAAGGAAGATTGTAGGAGGTGATTTGAGGTTTCTTCGTGAGAGAGGTAATCCTAAAAGCCTTAAGGAGGAAATGGGATTAGAACCTAAAGGAACAGTAGGTGATAAAATATCCACTCCTTCCAGTAAAGGTGGTAAGACTTTAGAAGAATACGTTTCTTGGCTTCGTTCTCAAACAGATCAGGTGGTGGTTGATTATGTTGGGCCAAGATCTGACGAACAAATTATATCAGAGTTGAAAAACTTTTTGAAATATATTAATTTTGTTCCGAGCAAGGCTTTGAATTATTCTCTTAGAGTCAATGGCATGGATACCCTAAAAGAATATGGCACAAAAGAGGAAGTAGAAAAAATGGAATCTGATATCAATAGTTTGGTTTCTAAAGTTTTGCCTACGGTGGATAATAAAACTGTAGAAGATGTTTCTACTGCAATAAAATCAAACAACTTGCCTGCCATATGGGAGCCCGTGGAAAGCCTTGATATGACAAACGAGGAAAAAATAGAGTTTTTGAATAACGTAGCAGATTTCCTTAGCGGCATACCAGAGTATGATGCTGTCGTGGAGTCTATAGAGTCAGAATCAGATAATATTTTAAATGATGGAAAAGAAGGAAGTGCAGAAGGCGGTGCAGTACGCACTGAGGAAGATGGCGATAAAAAGGGAGATGGAGAAGGCAAAGGACAATCCAGAACAAATGTCGAAGTTGAAGGAAATGTCGAATTACCTGGATCTACAAAAGGAGAAATAGAAAAAGACGAACCTCGTATATCCGAAGAACCGCTTACTCACATATCAAGGGTAACATCTCCTTATTTCCTGTACGGCGGTGATGAAGCATATACATCTGTTCCGGCTAAGGTAGAACCTATACCAGAGAAGATAATGGGTCGTAATGGCATTAAATTTGGTATGAGCGTAGTCGAGCTGACCAAATTAGGGTACAAAAAAGCTGGTGGAAACTGGATATACAAATTCTACATGAACTCAGGTGTTTATGATTTGTATAATATCAGTACCGGCGAAGCGTTTAGAGCAAAACCGGATCTTGGAGTTAAGATAAGTTCCAGCGCATTCATCCGTTCTTTATCTCAATCTGGTAGAAAAATACAAAATATGATGAGTAACATGAGCCAGGAAGAGATAGATAGGAATAAGAATCTTGTAGAAGGTTCTGATAATTCGGATTCGATAAATGAGTTAAATAAGGAGTGTTGAGTATGAGAAGGAGATTTTTTAATGCTGCGGATAATTTTGTGGGAGGATGTTATAATAAGTTATCCAATGAAGATATAAAAAGGCTTGGAGGAAAAAGACCTTATGTATGTCAGTTTAATAAAATTCATATACATATAGGGCCTGTATTAAAAGATCATGATTCCGATGTCAGTGATATAGTGTTTAATAGTGACTGGAATTATGGTAGTTATGAATCTACGGTTTATCATCATAGCAATAATGGTATTTTTATATTAGGTGGAAATAAAATTGGTAATATAGAAGACCATATGCAAGATCTAACATATTGGTACGAATATGATCCGAGTCTTAATGAAAATTATTGTTATTATTATTATGAAGCTGATAATAGTGGAAATGCTATTAAGTTGAATGGTGAGTTTAGTGATGTTAGCACTGTTTTTAACATTCCCAGTTTGAAAGTTACCACTCTTCGTGATGGCAGTTTGAGTTTTCCAGAGATTTATATAGAAGGAGTTTGGGATCCGTCATTGTATAAGTCGGTTTTATAATTAACTTTGCCTAAAATATTTATCACTATGGTGCAAAATAACATTAAAAATAATAGATTCTATTCTGTAATACAAATGTAATTCGTATCTTAGATGTATGATTTGTAAACAGCATTTAATGTATTAAAAATCATGAGATTAGTATATAAGTTCAACATAGGTCAGAATGAAAATATATCATCTTTGTGCAAGATTAGCAATAACTTGTACAATCAGGCGTTATATATTTTCAGAGAAACACTTTCTAAAGAAGATAAGTGGTTATCTTATTTTGAACTTGATACTATCATGAAGAATACTAAGAACTTGGATGGGAATATCAATTACAAATTATTAAAAGCGCAATGTTCTCAACAAGTTCTTCGTATTATTGATAAAAACATTAAAAGTTATTACAAAACGGTCCAAGATTACAAAAAACATCCAACTAAGTATAAGGAAAAACCTGGTCTTCCAAATTACAAAAAGAGAGGTTCTGAGTTCAATTTGTATTACACGAGCCAGAGTTGCAAAATAAAAGATGGGAAAATAATCCTATCAAAAGATATTTCAATACCCATTCCTCAATATGAGAAGTATTCTGATTTGATAAAAGATTTCAAACAGATTAGAATAAAACCATCATCATGTGGATATAAAATAGAAATCATTTATGAGGTAAAAGATATTGAAGTGTCTAAAGGTATGGAAGAGAAAGTTGCTTCAATCGATTTAGGGATTGATAATCTTGCAACTCTTATCAGTGAGGATTTTACTGTTCTATTTAGTGGTAAATTTGTTAAATCATACAATAAGCTATTCAATAAGACATTAGCTAAATTAAATAGTATCAAAGATTTACAAAAGATAAAAGGGATAACGAAACGAATAAAGAAATTATATTATGATAGAGAACAGTACATAGAAGATGTCTTTCATAAAATCAGTAGAAAGATAGTTGATTTACTTATCGATTCCAAGATAACAAAATTAGTTGTAGGCTATAACAAGGGATGGAAACAAAATGTGAATATGGGAAAAATGAATAACCAGAAATTTACACAAATCCCTTTTGCGAGATTGGTGAGTTACTTAGAATACAAATGTGAATTAGCTGGTATTGAAATAGTTATCAATGAAGAATCATATACTTCAAAATGTGATTCTCTTGCATTTGAGAAGATAGGAAAACATGAAAACTATTTAGGAAAAAGGAGAAAACGAGGATTATTTCAATCCTCTACAGGAAAGCTCATTAATGCCGATGTAAATGGAGCATTAAACATTATGAGAAAAGTAGTCGGTGATTCTTGTGAATCAATTCGTAGGATAATCGATAGAGGGTTATTGTTTAACCCGGTAAGGATTACGAATGTATTTTGTTAAGAAGGTACATTCCGAAACTTATAAAGAAATGTAATAGATTTTATTGAATTTAATATTTTTCATAACATGGGTGTCAAATGTCAGATAGAAAAAAAGGAAAATGAAATAAAACGGGTTAAGGCTCCTAACGGGGAGCCTTCCGTTCTTTACGAAAGTGCTTTAAAGGTATTAGGAAACAGTGAGCGGGCTCTTCAGGTATGGGCTAAGGCTTACACTCCTGGTTTTTTGTCGTATTACGGTCATTGGAATAACCCGGCTCCAGGGGAGATGTTTAATACCGATCCCAATGGCGAACCTCTTTTAGAAGACGTGCTGTCGTATATGAAGCGTCAGACTTATTTTGCTGATCCTTTAACGGCTCAGGACATTAAGGATGTAAGGGATTTCCTTTTGTCTACTCATTATTTTTTCAATGCGTCTTCATTGTCTAATGCTATCCTCTTCGATTTTTATGTAGATGGCAGTTTGATACTGAATGAGCAGAAATTAAGGAGATCCGGTTTGTATGATGAAACAGAGATAAGTCGTATCTTATCCGATCCTTCTGTTTTAAATGAGGTTTCGACTTCCATGAGAAAGTTAATAGATTGTTCTATTAACGAACATGATAGGGAAAAGGATAATTATTTTATGTCTGTTGACTATCAGTATGGTCCTATTGTTTACAAGGAGGGAGTGTTTAACCAATTTGGTAAAAAAGTGCCATATAATCCTTCTGAGCTTTATTATGCTATGCGTAAAACAGTAGCCGGCATAAAAAACTTTTCTGAATTTTCATCTGCTTTTGAATCGTTGAGAAACTCATATCCTGAACTGGTTGAGAAATTCGTTTCTGATAAAGAATTTGCCGAATCTATGTTTGATGAGTTTTCATCTACGAATAAGATTCCGGTAATAAACATAGAAGGGGATGATGTGGTAGAAGGAAAGAAAAGGTCTTTATCTAAGCTACAAGACCTGTCTTATTATAATCCCGGTAAAATAGAATTTCTAAGAGCTCGTATATCAGCTTATTTAAATAGGGTTAATGCTGACACCGAATCTGATTTAAGAAGCATGATATGGGATATAGAAGAGGCTTGTATGTGGTTTGGCATAGATATAATAGGGGCGTCAGAGACTTATGATGGCACAGAAGAATCTTTGGCTAAGATAGATAATTTGATGCTGGATCTTGATATTTATGTGGCCAGGCATAATGATGTAAATTATGCTCCAACGCTGGCATCTTCTATCGATGATGTTCTTGGTGATAGTACAGACTATTATTTTGGATTATTGCCGGAGTATA